GTTCTCGCCGAGAGACGCAAGGGGGAGCGTATGTGGCCGTCCTACCTCCACTATCTGATGGAATTCTCCCTTGTGACGTATAGCCGTGAGGACTGGGACAGGCTTCGGGCAGAGGGTCACATCACCATCGTGGAAAATCAAATCAAACAGTAACGTATATCATGAAGAAGTGGATAAAGAAAAGATTTAAGGGGTTCCTTGAATGGGCTTTCAGTGAGGAGTTCGACAACATGAGAACCACCTGTGAGCAGCAACAGCGCACAACCACACAGATGCAGAAGGAAATTGAGGACTTGCGTATCCTCCAGAATCAGCTCGGCATCTATGAGAAGAAGCTGAAATCTCTACTGGGAAGCATCTCCGTCTCAGCCAATCTGCCAAAGAAGGCTGAGAACTGGGCTGTCATCTCCATTCAGGGTGAAAAGATAGACTATGTGAAGTTCATCGCTCTGCCTAAGAATGACATGATTGCCATCAGCAGGTTCCTTGCACAGTTTCAGGATCACGCACTGGAGACAAGTCCAGCCAACTATGATCTTATAAACGGTAAGATAATCGAAATCAAGAACAATAAACAGTAATAAAAATGAAATTATCCGAAAAAAGAATCGTGTTCGTCGACATGGACGACACTCTAATCAAGACAGTGTCAGGCAGAGAATTTCCTCTGGGCATATATGACATGACACTCCGCCTGGACGTGTTTGCCAAGATAAAGATGCTTGCACCTAATGCGGTGTTCATAGTGTCCAATCAGGGCGGCATTGAGGCAGGGCATGTCAACCCGACACTCTTTCAGCACAAGTTTATGTATGTTCTGGCGGCTCTGCAGGAGTTCCTCGGGCTGCACACCTTTGTGGCAGGAAGATTCTGCCCGACCCAAGACCCGAAGTTCGAGGGACGCAAGCCGAACACGGCAATGCTGACCATCATGCTGGACGAGTTTGAGCAGATAGTCAAGGACTATAAGTTCACCAAGGAGGAATGTGTCTACATCGGTGACACGCTTATTGACACGGAACGTAGAACGGCAGAGAACTTCGGCTGTGACTTTGTGCCTGTGGAGGACTTTCTTCGTATGCACATTGACCCTCCGACATATCGCATTGTCAGCAAGAAGGACTGTTCTGACTATGACGGTCGCATTCTCACCAAGGCGGAGGCCGTGCAGATAGTGCGTGAACACACTGACGAGAACGGTGAGACCGAGTGGGACATCGTGCCGAGCAAGTTTCTGCCTCCAAAACTTGATGCGGCTCCGGAACCTGAGAACATACCAAAACTGAAGAAGGAAGCCAAGGTGGTCGTTCCTCCATTCGCGAAAAAGGCGGCTGAGAAAGAAAAACTGAAAAACTAAGATTTTCGGGGAGTAATCCCCGAATTTCTTATGAATATCAGTTATATCATCAATATAATATTTAGAATTATGAATTCAGTCAACTATTATTTTGTGTTCAAGGATATGGATAGCTCCTGTGGTCATGTCAAGGTTATGGTCTTTCCTATGGAGAATCCAAGCAAGAACAGCCTGAAAAGAAAGGTCAAGGACATCATTGACAACTCCAGAGAAGCCGAAATGAATCTGACTTTGCTGGAAGCCTTTCCAGTCACGGAGAACGTGGCACAGAATCTGCCGAAGCTGTCACGCCACACCAAAAATGAACATCTCTATAAATATGAGGTCATTATGGGAGATATTCATAGTGACAACATAATTAGAAACACTATCTATGAATGCAGTACCGCTCCATATCTTCTCAACGAAAAGCGCATTAAGGTCGTTTCCGAGGAATATGTGCAGGATGACATCCGCAGGGGCTACGAGATACTTGGAATCGCCTATCTGGGGGAGGAAAACTTCTACACCGAGCCTGTTAGTGATACGGTGGTGGAAAACTCTCGCAAATCGCCTAAAAGGGACGAATACGTATGGGTTAAGGTCAAGGACGGTGATGACAACAACGGCATCAACTGGATTCCGGCTCGTAGAACGGTCAACGGTGAGGTCGTGTCCTTCGTGGGACTTATGTTCACGGACACTCCGGAGGAGGACACTCGCTCGTTCACGGACTGTCCAGTCCCTGGATACGTTATAACAACAACGATGTAGCAGTGCATCGTGTCATATATATATTCCATAGTTTAGGTTGCTTCCCGATCGCCTGTGATAGGTCATCGGGTTTTTCTTTCATACATTCCTTGGATAATTTCAGACATTCCACTATATTTGCTGCATAATCATTAAATCACGTTACATCATGAACAGCAACATCACACTAAAGTCATTCAAGTATCAGAACGGCTCAGGGTATGTCAAGACGGACTATGTTCAAATATGGTTCAAGGACAGAGAGGTGGGCTTCATCGCTCCGGAGGGCATCTTCCTTCGTATGTATGACCCCAAGTGTCCGGAGGGCATTCTCAGGCCGATAGGCTCCCCCAAGGTCAATGACGTAGCCGTTCTGGTGCAGTTCTTCAGGGATCACTTTGACGCCATCAATGACCGTTACATCACAGTATTCAGAAATGAACGATAGGTTGCTTTTAAGATAGGCTAAATGTATATTTGTCCAGTGAAAACGTTTCATAAGGATAAATTAGTTTAGTTTTGTTAGTGTTTTTAGGTTAAATTGGGATTGACATTACGACTTACGAACTTCTTTTTCCTGTTGTTTGATTGGTTGTTATGTATTTGCTTATTTCAATGAGCAGCCGAGGAGTACGGGCGTGACGCTTCTACTTCCTCGGCAATCCTTTTGTATATGTGCCCCCGAAAACAATCCCTACACTATCGTGAAGTCAAGATGAACATCATCCACGTCAATGAACCCCTGTTCCACGAGCAGGGTGACAATCGTGCGATTGCGTATGAATCGCACGTCAATGACTGGATAAAAATTGGTCACGACAGTAAACGAACCGACTTTCTCCCTATGCAGGTTATCCCACACAGGTACAACAGGCGGTCTTCTATTCTGTGTCCGTACACCGAATGTGCCGCCATCCTTGAGGATCATTCTGGGCTGAATCAGAATCGTTTCCAGAGATCTGATATACTTGCGCTTCAGCAGACAGAAAGCAGTTCTACACACATCTCTGTTCAGCGTGATGTAGTCAGCGGACACGTGAAATTCTTCACGCACCCTATTGCGGAAGTAGTTTGTGTCCTCCCTCTGCATATCATCAAAGTCCATACGAAGCAGATTCAACAGCCGCTCTTCTGTTTTAGCATCACCCATGATTTCGCTATCTTATAATAAAGCCATCAGTCATATCACTTTAGTTCTATTGCACCGTCAGCATAGGTGATAGATCTTCCTAAAAGCCTAAAATCAGCATCAGAAGGAAGCTCTACCCTACCTTAACCATCATAATCATTAATTATTATCTGGCACATAAGGAGGGTATGAATCACATTCCTCCTTTGTTGCAAACACATTAGTATTACTTGGTTTTCCTATGATATTTACAATATGATTCTGGTCCTCTGTGTGATATATGACACAGGAACTGCCATCACTATTGATTATGGCCTGATATGACTTGATTTTTGTCTGAATCGCCTCATTGGTGACAAGATTTTTATGCCACACCACATCACCAACTTCAAATTGTACCTCTATCTCGTATTTCATAAATCGTATTCATTAGTTATCTTAACAGATTCTTCCTTCGTTATCGGACGAATATGCTCCCATCCAAGCATTTCCAGCAACCCCTGAGAAATGGGATACTTTATTTCAGTGTTACCATCCAGAGTACGATAGCACCTATGTTCATCATCACGAAACAGCACCACGTCCGGATAGTTCTGCTCCCAGAATATCGGATCTGAAAACGCCACCATGACATCACTCCATTCTGATTCCAGACCGTGCTGCCTGTTAATATTGGGCTGAACGGACATTATTGACCGAAATTCGCTCTCTGTAAGACGTCTTGCAGGTGATTGTAGGGTATTGGACTGTTGGCTTTGTAAAAGTCGTTGTAATTCGGCATTCTTGGCCGTAAGTTCATCTATCAGGGTACTGGCATTTTCAAGCTCTTTCTGTAGATCCTTAACCTCACGCTCCTTGAAGTAGAGTTTTCTCTCAAGGCGGTCATTCTCCGCCTTGAGAGTCTGCATGTTCTGTTCCATCATTGACATCATTAGTCCTTCAATGCGGTGTCCTGATTTATTTCACCAATACCAAATTCCTTGTAGTCCCGACCGATGAAGACAGTGTAGGTTCTTGAGGCATAGGGCTTGTCCCAGAACTGATAGTTATATCTAAATGTGTGCTGACGCTCCGTAAGATACATAATCTCCTCCCGAGGATTGCCGTCACTGTGGTAGTTATATATTTCACAATTCTTTTCCAGTATCTTGCAGTATTCCTCTATGGCCTGTTGCCTATTGGAACTTATACCGTCCTCCTTGAACAGGGGTAGCGTCTTTAGCATCCGAGTGTCACTCCAGATGATGTTCCTACTGTTGGCCGCAAGCATGACCTCTCCTATGGACTTCAGGCCGACATCACTGCACCTACCGAAGTTGATATAGACATGATTGTAGCCCACCACTTCATAGGATACATTTCCCTTGCGAAGTTCTGAGAGCAGAACTGTAAGATTACCGCCAACGTGCATTTCTGCGATGGAGAAGAAGTCAGCGGCATAAGCCGAGATTGATAAACAGAATGCTGCGATAGTAGCAGCGATGATTGTAATGAATCTTTTCATAATGCGAAATTATTTAATATAAACAAACAAACAAACGCAACCAACCTGATTGCAGAGCAAAGGTAATCAGCTTTCTTGGATATCCAAGGAGTTTATCAGGAATTCTTCAAAATTTCTTCTGAAGAAAGTTATAGTTCATTAAATAAAAACCCACTTTGTCCAAGGATGGGTTTTTATTTGTCCAAGGATGGGTTTTTATTTTGTTTCTACTTGTTTGAAAATTTCAAATTGAATGTGTGTAACAGGCCTATGTCTTGCAATCGTAACTTTACTTAACACAGGTGTGAATCGAAAATTCAATAAAGTTTGATTTTTAACAAATTGATAAATTGTAGGCTGTAAAATCTTAAAATTAAGATCATTCCAATCATACGATTGTGGTGCATTCACAGCTTTCTTAAAGTTTTCCAAAGAAATGGGTTTTCCTTTTCCATCTTTATAGAGATTATAATTACGGCTTATGAATTCATACACATTCATTGCAATAATAGAATCCAACTTACAAATAGATGGAATATGAACATTACGGTAATTGTTCTTTATTACGTTAAGAAAGAATTCCACGACATCCATATTCATTACAACATCGTAGATATTTCTTTCTACGTCATACCTAATGTCATTAAAAGGGCAAAATACTCTACCACGTTTGGATTTTGATTCTGGAGTTAGATAAAATTCTTCTTTTCTAAGGGAAAATAATGCTTCTTTATAAGTTGTGCGAGCTTTCCCAGAAGCACTTAACAATTTTATATCCACGTTACAGTAGAACAACATTCTGGAATTCAAACGTTCCCCCATAATCTTGCGAAGTATAGGAAAATAATGTTCTGGATCAGCATCCAATCTTTCAAAATCTATTTTATTCCAAAACGGCTGTAATTGTTGTGCCACAAGATAGGCACATTTGCGCTGACGCACTCTCCAATCAGAAAAATCTATTTCCTTTGGAACCCTTATCGTTTCAAACATATCTGTAAAATTTTTGCAAAAATAGCCATAATTATGGATATATCCAAATGAAGTGCCCATCAATCCTTGGGTTGTTGTCACGACCATCCTTGGGTTGTTGTCACGACCATCCTTGGGTTGTTGTCACGACCATCCTTGGGTTGTGGTCATAATCGTAATTTATTGTGCCACAGGACATTATCGGGGTTTCGCGGATGGGGTTATAGTATAGGGTTATAGCTTTGAATGGTTATATTTGATAGTATTACTCCTAAAGTCGTAATACATATCATAACCATTCTTTTGGTTATAGTTTGAAGGGAAATATAGAAAAGGGAACCAAAACGTCACATCTGAAATAGAGGGCTTCGAAAGGGAGACTCCTCCCTATGGTCGGAGGTCTTGTCTTCTCCCTTTCTATCGCCCAGTAGAGGGCCGACGGAGCGACCCTGTTTTTCTTATAGGAGATTTCTTTATGAAAGACGTTATACAATCAGCGTTTGAAATGGATTAAATTCATGATCAGGTGTATAGATCAACGTTAGGTATATAGCATAAGGAAATGCGCTCTCTGCCTTACGATATTTTGGCCTTGAGGGGTGGTGGTTCAATTCCACCTATACCGCTAATTTCGGCCTTGTGCCTGTAACGGTTTTATGTTTTGAATTATAATTGGGTGGATTTGTCGGTTTTTAGACGATTTAAGCGATGTTTAGTGTTTCTTTAGTTGGTCTTAGGTTTGTGATTAATTGATTTATTCCTAAATTGCGTAGAATTTTAGCTTGCATATCATATTTACGAAAAATTGAGATTTATCAGTGATTTCAGGGTTTGTAGAGTTCTTTCTTTTTCGTTTTGTAGTCAGTCCACCGTCTGAGAAGTAAGGTTCTCCACGGTGGACATTTTATGAAAAATCGTGAAAAGTTCATTGGAAATTACAGAAAGTTCATTATATTTGCAGTATAGAAAGGCAGAGCGATGCCTCTTTGGTAGATTTCTATTTTGCCTATATTTGTATCATGAAAACTTTTTAATTTTTACGATATGACAACTAAAAAATTAGTTCCGATTGAGAAGTTTAGGGAGGTTGCCCTACTCAATGGTTATGAAGTGTTTGATGAAGCACAGGTTGCCGCCTACGCCAAGGATACCATGATGAAGTCACAGGCAGGTGAGATTTCACAGGCTGACAGAGAGGAGTTTGCAGTGGAGATGGCAGGTCTGCAGAAAGCAATCTGTGCGAACGAGGACGGTAGTCAGTGCACCCTCTACTATCGCAAGCCGCTTGTTGACTGGAAAGTTGACAACGATGGTGTTATGATGAAGGGAATCGCCGGAACGTACACTGACACTTTTGAGAACAGAAAGTTGAATCGTGTGGGTCGTGCCTATGTTCCAAGCCCTGACGTCATCAAGTCCATCTATGGCGGTAAGGATGACATTGAGGAGAACACTGTTGACGTTGGGATAGCTGAACAGGCTTCTTCCATCAGAAAGTCCTGTGCCGTTGTGGCCGCTGATGCGGAGAGAAGACTTGCGCTTGGTGAGATTGATGAAGAGCTCTGTAAGTCCGTGAAGACAGAGGTTGGTATGTATCTGACATCGTGGGGTGATACACTTGATGAATGCTGCGACGTTGTAAAGTCTGAGGACTTGGCTGACGTGCGTGAGGACTTGGCTGACGCTTCTGCCGCATTTGCAGACATCGTTAAGGCAGCACACGGTCGCTATGCTGACAATGCCCAGAATAGGCGTCTGCATCGTGTGGGTCAGGAGTACGGCAAGGCGGCTCAGGAGAAGGACAAGGGTGAAAAGAAGCAGGGTGCTCCAGACGGTGAATCAGGTGAGAAGCCGTCTCGTAACGGTGATTCCGTGAAGCGTGATCTTTCTATTCTCGAGGAGAACAAGGACAGGATTGTTGAAAAGTACGGTCAGGAAGCCTATGACAAGAAGATTGAAGCCCTAAAGAAGGAGGGTGAGGATTTTGAGCAGAAGGAGGCCGTGAAGCAGCTTAAGGATCGCGCTGACAAGCAGGACGCCGAGGAGGAGGAGCGTAGGAAAGCCGAGAAGCGTGCCAAGCGGCAGGAGAGACGTAGGGCACGTCATGCAGCCAAGAGGGAGGCAGCTAAAAAGGCCAAGGAAGAAACTGAAGCAAAGGCAAAGACAGAACCTGAAAAGAAGGAAGAATCTTCTGAAGTGGACATTAAGGGGTTAGTTCGTGCCTTTATAAAGGATAAGCCTGATGATAATGATGAACTTAAGGCTAAAAAACTTGAAGCAAAATATAAGGAATTCAAAAGGTTGGAAGCCCTAAGAGATGGTGCAAGTTTCATGGAAGCTAAAGATTTTGCTAATAAAGTTTATGCTGACACTATAGGTCGTGCAGATAGGGGAGATAAAGATGCACTGGTTGCATTTAATAATGCAAAGTTTGTAGCAGATGAAAATGCTCGGAAAAAAGTGGAACTTCTCGTATCAAAGGCTGGTGCAAAGCAGTTTTTGTCTGGGAAAGTCGGTGATGACTATTACAGAGCCGTGGCTGAGGTTTATGATGCTTTTAGACAGGTTGGCAAAAATAAGAAAGTTACAACTATATTAAAGGAAGTAGGTAGTGGTAATCCGTCTAAGGATATGCCAGCCAGAAAATATGTGGAAGCCGTCAATAACGGTGCTACTCATGATGAGGCCAAGGAATTTGCTCAGAAGAAGTTTGAAGCTTTTAATCACGATGTTGAGGTGGCTCAAGAAGCAGCCAGGAATGGACACCCTCAAGATATGACGGATTATTTGTTGAGAAAGGCTTATGATACTTTTGATAAAGCGAAGTTTACAAAAGAATGAGTCATAGACAATTAAATTGTAGTATGAAATTTCATAAACAACTCCTTGGAATTTTCTGAGGGGTTGTTATATTTGCATTCATAAAATGAAATGATATGTTAATAGAGAAATCAAGGAGTGGTGTCTATCAGGACACACCCGAGAACAGGCGTCTTAACCGTGTTGGTCAGAGGTATGGTGAGCGGAAGCAGCTGGAGGAAAAAGAAAGGTAGTGACAATGTCAAAGACGTTGAAATTGTTACTTCTAAGGCTGGCATAAAGACGTTTCTGTCCGGAAGGGTTGGTGATGACTATTACAGAGCCGTGGCTGAAGCTCATAAGGCTCTTAGGAGGAGCGGTAAAAGTAAGTCCGTGGATCTTATGTTGAAGGAATCAGGCAGTGGTTCTCCATCTAAGGATATTCCAGCAAAGAAGTATGTGGAAGCCGTCAATAACGGTGCTACTCATGATGAGGCTGTTGCGTTTGCTGATGACTGTTATAAGGAGTTTCTGGCTAAGATACAGAATGTTCAGCAAAAGGTTCATAATGAGGGTGTGAGCACTTCGGCTGCCACTAAAATGTTTATGGCTGTGAACAAGTGGTTTAATGCTCAGAAGTTTGAGAAAAAGGCTGTTTTAGAGGCAGGTGCAGAGAAAGATGAAGTAGAACAGGTGGGTGCTTTATCTAAAGTAAATCTTTCTGAAAAGGACTTTACACGTCTTGTGGATGAGGAAGCAGCAAAAGAGCATCCTAATGCAAAGGTAAAACTTCATCACTATTTAGCACCATACGTGGATTATTATGATGCTAATGGTAATCTGTTGAATGGTAGGCCTTCCATTACTGAATTTTATTCCGATTATTCACAGAGTAGTATCGGTGGCTATGAAGCCTATTTTGGTAAGGCTGATTCAATTGGTACATTTAGAACGAAGGAATCTGCTATTGCTGCATTGAACAAGTATGTTAATGCAATGAGAGTGGAGGGTCATTCTAAACCTGAATGGGTTTATAATCAAAGTAAGGGTCGTTATCAGTGGAATTACGCAATACCAAAGGCACCTGAAAATCAGGTTAAGGAAGTTTCTTCAAAGGTTGAAAAACAGCCTGTTAAGGAAAATAATGAGAAGCAGGATAAGCCGACTTCACGTGTTACATTTGCGGATGTTCCACGTTCCAAGGAAGTGAACCTGAAGAAGTATCTTACTGATTCAAGGCGTAAGCAAGTTGATTATTTGATGAAGGCTGCCGAAGTTATGCCGAAAAGCACTGTAAAACAGATGCATGATGCAGCCGTTAAGAAGTTTAATGACAACTTTGACAGCTTGAAGAAATCTGAACGTGCGTCAGCCCTCTATGTTATTATGAAATATAAGGATTTGTTGAATAAGGCGAAGTAGATAGTTGAGTTGTCGTTTGACATCAGATACCCTTATCAATTTTGAAATGACTATATTTGCTGTGTGGTCAATGAATGATTAAAAATTACATAAGAGATGAAAAAGTACATTTACACCAAGGGGAGTGAATCAGTTATCGTGGAGACTGATGGTCTTGGCAGAATCGATAACTTTATGGTGACAGGTGTCATCGGAAAGAACTACAGCGGTCTTGTGCAGTCCGGATTTTGCTTCAAGATGGGTGATGCGGTGTCCATCGCTTCTATGTTGAATATGGCAAAGCTCTGCAAGGCCAAGGTTGAGTGTTTCGAGGGTGACGTTCTTGTTCAGGACGAGAGTGCTGACTATGTTGAGAATGAGCCGGAGCTTGATGGCACGATAGAGGGTCTCAGTCTTGCCATTGTTAAGGACAAGGCAACATACGAGGCCAATATGTTTCCGGAGTATGTGGAGGCTCATCCTTATGAGGAGGGTCTTACCAACAACAACTTTCCTTGGCTTGTAGCCAGATTTAAGAAGCAGACCGAGAAGCCTGACAGTACCTATCAGGTTCAGGTTCTGGCTGATGACAGGGTTCTTGACTTTGTTGGAACGAGCGCCAATCTTGGTGAGATTTCCGAGGACATGAAGACCCTCACCTGTAAGGCCAAGAACGGCCTGTCATGGGAGGTTGTTGCAGACCTTGGCATTGTTGAACCTAAGAATGTGACTTGGTTCACGATTCGTATAACATACAGCGGTGTTCTCTACGAAGCGAAGCTTAATGTGACTCCGGACACAATCTAAAAATTCTTCCGTTTATGGGTAGGAAGAAGCATTCTATAAAGGGTCAGATGGGGGTTGATAAAGCAGCCCCCATAGACCGTTTAGACAGTATGTCCATTCAGGAGTTGAGCTTGATGTCACAGGCCGCTCCGCTTGCTCTTCAGAATCGGCTGGAAAAGGCTCTCCGTTCAGAGAACGTTGAGGACGTGCTAAAAGCACAGGCGTTCATCGCACAGCAGGAGAGGAGTGGTAGAGCCGTCAAACCTGACATCAAGTCCATCCTATGGAATCCGTCTGACATCGGTTTCAATGGTCGTGGTTATCGTGACCCGAACAATGGCATACCGTTCACCACGCTTCAGAGGATGGGTGACATCTATATCATCAAGGCAATAATCAACACTCGCATTGAGCAGATTCAGAACTTTCTGAGATACAGTGATGATGATCAGAAACCTGGATTTCAGCTGCGATACAAGAGGTTGCTTGGCGGTGACATCAAGGAGATATCCAAGAAGGATATGAAAGTCGTTGAGGGGCTTGTGCGCTTTCTTGAGGATGGCGGTGAGAATGACAAGTGGTCTTCAGAGGATAACTTTCAGGACTTCACTCGCAAGACCATAAAAGATTCACTCTGTTTGGACCAACTCTGCTTTGAGGTGGTTCGCAGTAGGAGCATGAAAGTGAACAAGTTTAGGGCAGTTGATGCCTCCCTTATACGACAGCTTGACACGGATGACCCTCGCTATGCAAGTATGTTCGAATCATACAGGTGGCACGGTTATCTTCCTCGTTATGCGATGGTGTATGATAGTCAGATTATACGCAATCCGGCCACTGACGAGCTTGTCATTTACTATCCGTGGGAGCTTGGCTATGGCATACGTAACAAGACGACCAACGTGTTCAGGAACGGCTATGGCTGTTCAGAGCTTGAGACCCTTATAGAGGTTGTGACGTGGATTCTGTGGGGTATGCAGTATAACGGCAACTTCTTCAAGCAGGGGTCTCAGCCAAAGGGATTTATTAACGTCAAGAACTCCAATATTGATCAAGGTACGTTGAATGAGTTCCGCCAGGACTGGAAGCAGACGATGTCCACCGTCTATAACGCTCACAAGATTCCTGTGATACAGGGTATTGATCTTGAGTGGATAGACTTGCAGCAGTCCAATAAGGACATGGAATTTACGGAGTGGATTAAGTTCCTCTTTGTTGTGACGTGCGCTGTATATCGCATTGATCCGTCAGAGCTGGGTTTTCAGTTTCAGGATGCGGCAAGGGTATTTGGGCAGGACGGTCAGAAGGAGCGTCTCGATCATTCTCAGAAGAAAGGTTTGTTTCCTCTGTTGGTGTTTTTTCAGAATATCGTGAATCGCTACATTATATCTGAAATAGATGATCGTTTTGAGTTTGTGTTCACAGGCGTGGACATTAAGGATGAGTCCGCTCAGGTAGACATTGACAAGAAGAAGCTGGATGCAGGTGTTGTTTCTCTGGAGGATATGTTCCGCAAGTATTCAGGGCGTGATCTTGACCCAGAGAAAGATACTATTCTCAATTCCATCTATCAGACTGCACAGAGCAACAAGATGATGGGTGGGGAGGATATGAATGGAGCCGTTGACGAGATGAACGGTGAGGGTGGCAATGGTGATGATTTTGATATCGCAGATATGCTTATGCAGAAGTCACAGGGCAACCCTATTCTTGGTAAGGCACTGGAATTTATTGACAATCAGTTATCGGCTAAATAATGGCTTATAGAGAAAGAGTTCCAAGGGTGCAGAGGCACGTTGATCCTATGCGATATCCAGCCGTGCAGGGGCGATATGAGCGTGAAGCGATGAAGAGCTTTGCGCCTGTGGAGCTGTTTGGTAACATTGTTGAGACGATGACGAGAATAGTTAAGGAGAAGCGAGGTTGATATGCTTTTTACTGACAAGGACATACAGCGTATTCTGAAGGAAGTGGACTTGTCCACGGCCAAGCTGATAGCTCGTGTTCTTGGCAGGAACTATCTTACGAAGTATGATCTGGACATTCTGAGGAAGCGTGGTGTTGATTTATTGAAGTTGATTCCGAAGTTTCCAGTACATTATCAGTCGTTTTTGTTCGGTCGTGTTTCGGCTGCACTGGGCGATTCCATCACCAGGACGATGGGTTATTCTGACCTGTTGCAGTTTTTTCCTAAAATGGGTGATTTTGTCCCGACTGCGATGGAACTGTCCTTCTATGATGTGGCGGCTAACAAGACATATACACATATAAAGGGCTTTGGTGACAGGTTGAAGAATGATGTGCGGAACGCCATCTCGGCGGAGGAGATGTCCTATATTCAAACTGAACAGGCCGCAAGAGCGAATAAGGTCATTCATGACGAGATACTGAACGGCACTGTTCAGAAGAGGACGGTGCAGAAGATTGCCTCCAATATAGCGCATCAGATGGATGACTGGAACAGGGACTGGGGGCGCATCGTGGAGACGGAGTGTCAGGACGTGTTTAATCTCGGCAGAGCGCAGACGTTTATGCAGGATGAAGATGATCCCAAGGTGTTCTTTCAGGTGTATCCTGGAGCCTGTAAGCACTGTATTCGTCTTTACCTGACGCACGGTGTGGGGTCGCAGCCGAGGATATTCAGGTTATCGGAGTTGTTGGCCAACGGCACGAACTATGGTGTGAAGTCAAAGGAGTGGAAGCCGACAGTACATCCAGTGCATCCATATTGCCGCTGTTTAATAAACAGGCTTCCAGAGGGTTATGTGTGGAATGAAGAGAATCATAGGTTTGAGCCTCCTAAGAACTATGTTCGTAAGGTGCAGCGCAGAAGTAAGGTTCATATCGATATTGGTGACAAACATTATGACGTATAAAAATTATATGATTATGAGATTCAAGAAATGGCTTGGGATAATGACTCCACAGGAAAAGCTGGAGGAGTATCACGATCTTAGGAAGAGACTTGTTCAGATAGAGGATGAGGGTAAGGAACTTGCCCATCAGTTCTCTATTCAGAAATCCATTGTGGATAGCATTGGTGAGGGTGTGCCTGATTCCAGAAGAGCGGAGGTGCTTGCGAAGCACACTGACTTTATGAAGAGTCACACGAAGCGTGTTACAGCCTGTGTCAATGAACGTGAGAAGATTCTGAAGGGAATCGCCGTGCTTGTTGATGAGTGTCAGGAGGTGCGTGATGAGATTGCCAAGAGCCGCAAGTTGAAAGGCTTGATGGAGCTTCGCAAGGCTGGCAAGTTGGATGAGGGTGAATATTTCAATCTTGTTAAGTCAGTGGACGGTGAGCCTGTTCGTTACGCTGATATGGTTGCTATGCGTGAATCGGATGGTAAGATCCTTATTCTGCATCGTGTTGACGACGAGATGTGTCCGACAGGTGAAGTGTGCATTCCTGGAGGGCACGTTGAGCCTAACGAGGACTTTAAGACAGCCGCCTTGCGTGAGTTTAAGGAGGAGACAAATCTGGATCCTATTGCGGCCAGAGGTATTCGTTATCTTGGCGAACATAAGGATGAGAATGCACATATTCAGTATTATCAGGTGTACGTAGATGGTGGACAGCCTATTACCGTGGATGCGACGGAGGAGTGTTTTTCTGAATGGATTGACATAAGTGAGATTCCGTTGAAGAATTTTATTTTTGATCAGGGTAAGATTGTCCTGGATCTTATGAACAGGATATATAGAATGGATTCTGTTGAGCCGCTTGATACTATGGTTAAGGCTGTTCAGGACGGTCGTATGTCAGTGGAGTGTTTTAAGGAAATCTGCTCTGACATTGTGAAAAAGGCATTGTCCACGGAGAATGCAGCACCTGTTATTCCGGAGAGCATGGAGGGTGACGTTAGGAAACTTACTATGCCTGTTCGTGACCCGATGTGTGGTGTTGAGACGCTTCTGAAAGGAATTAACGGTGTTGATGAGGTGGTTGTGAACGGCACGGAGACAATCAAGTTTGTCAAGCCGTTGTTTATTCACAGTGTTTCCTATGAGGAAAATCCGAAGACAAATAGACTTGTTCAGTGTGAAGTTGCTTATGTCGGTGAAGATTCCGATATGAGTAGGTTGATTGATGTTCTGCGGAATGGTCTGAGGAATGGTTCGGTGAATTTCAGAATCAAGGAGGAGGAATTTACTTCCGTTAATGAGAACGGCACGGACTATGTCGGTGACCCCATCTTTGCCGTTATGTAAGTTTCTGACTATTTTTGTCCATAATTATTGACGTGAATGAGCGGAATGAATGACTTTAACTTCTTTCTTCCAGCTGATCTTGTAAAGGCGGAGGATTCAACTCGGTATCCTCGTGGTGACGAAAGACGCTACGAGAATATGGTGTTTGAGGGCATCGCGAGCGACAATAGCAAGGACTATGAGGGAGAGAGTATGGAGCCGAAGGGTTTTGACTTGAGCCACTTCCTGAAGCACGGACTGTTGAATCTTGACCATCTTACCATAAGGGCGAAGGAACTCAAATCCAGATTTTGGATAGGTGAGCCACTGGAAGCCAAGATTGTTGATAACAAGTTGTGGGTGAAAGGTAAGCTCTGGAAGGATAGTCCTGAGGCAAGGGCGTTCTGGGACAAGTGCATTGAGATGGCTGAGAGCGGCTCAACACGCAAGCCAGGAATGTCCATTGAGGGGCGTGCTTTGGAACGTGACCCTAAGAACCCGAAGCACATTCTTAAGGCTATAATCAATAACATAGCGATGACGTTCACTCCTGTGAACTTTAACTCCTATATTGAGATTGCCAAGGGAATTCAGTCCCAGGATTTTTATCCTACTGATGGTTCAATAGCGATCAGTGATGATGTGATGCTGGAGGTTATGCGTGGTGGCAGGAAGTTTATTATTAAATCAGATTTTACAACGGTGGAAGAAAGCATCTAAGCGGCACGATTCCAGTAGAATGTAAACAATAAATTTTTAGAGTTATGTTAGAATTGACAGAAAATCAGAAGAAAGATGAGCTCGTGAAGTCTCTGTTGGACAGTGGCTTTTCTGAGGAGACCATCGCAGGTTGGATCAACTCTGGTGACATTACCCTGAAGTCTGAGGAAGCCGAGGGCGACGGTGGTGAGGGCGATGAGTCACAGAATGATCCTGACAACGGTTCTGAGGGCGACGGTGGTGAGCAGGAGCCTGATAGGGACGAGAAGAAGAAGTCCGAGGGGTGTGACGGTGACGGCAAGGAGGGTGAGGGTGCTGACCCCGAGCCGCCTATCGCAAAGAGCCTTGACAAGGACGAACTGATGAAGAGCCTTTCTTCCGTGCTGGATGAGCGTGATGACGTGTTGAAGTCTATGGTGGCTGATTCCGTTAAGGATGTTCTCGCAAAGGTTGACACCCTTATGAAGTCCGTTGATGGTCTTGTCGCCAAGATTGATGCAATCGGTGATCAGGCTCCAGCGTTCAAGTCAGCTGGACTGAATCGTGCGGTGCTTGAAAAGTCCATTGGCGGTGGTGCAAAGGACGACAATGACAAGACCATTCTCAGTGTCAGCCGTGACCGTATGGTCGTTAGAGCGCTGATTGAGAAGGCCATTGAGGAGGAAAAGGATGAGGCTATTCAGAAGTCACTTCGTGACGAGACCCTGAACTACCTCATTGATCCTATTGGTGGTGCTATCGGTGAGACAGCCGCACGCTATATGTATAACAACAAGAATGTGCGTCTGGTGAAATAATTTCGCAGTTATAAACTACTTAATTTTATAGTTCATTATGGATTTGTTCAACTACACAGGCAACGAAAATGCCAATCCGCTTGAGTCAATGTCCTCAGAGGAGATTCTCAAAGCGATGGAAGCTGGTCTGCTGACTGGAATGCAGTACGACAATCAGCTCAACAACGGTGGCGGCTTGAAGCCGGAATCTCTGGATGGAGTTCTCAAGAACCTCGAGAACAGGCTTGATCAGCTTGTTTTCTGGAATGAACTCGGAAGACAGAGGATCGAAAACACCGTACATCAGTACAATCAGCTCTACAAGTACGGCCAGGAGGTCGGTATCTTCAACGTTGAGGGTGAGACCCCTACCGAGACCGATTCCATCTACAGGCGTAAGTCAGTAGTTGTGAAGTTCACAGGCGTTACTGGACAGGTAACTCATCCGGGAATGATTGTGAAGACCGTTGTGGGCTCGCTCTACACGAAGGAAGTCGAGAACAAGACCATTCTTCTTCAGACGATTCTGGACAAGAAAGTCATCGACGCTGATTCCAACAAGGTTCCGGAGGAGTTTGACGGTGTGTTCGCACAGCACGTTGCAGGTATCAATGATATCACAGGCGGTCTGCTTGGCAAGACTTCAGAGCAGGTGCTTGACGCATACTTCGGTGACGTGGCTGTTATCAATGCGAATGGCTCGGTTCTTACTGACGCTCTTGTTGAGGATGCTGCACAGGCTGTCGTCAACGACCGAAACGGTATCATCGATCGCATTGTTTCCTCCCCAGTCGTATTCAACAATTATGTTAAGCTCTTCCACGAATCAAAGCGTGTCATTGTCGGAATGCAGGGTGGCGTCGTAGGTGCTACTATGGGTCAGTCCGTTAATGATATCACGACACAGTTTGGTAAGGTTGCCATCAAGGCCGACAAGTACTTTGATTGGAACGCTCCAGTTAAGCTCGGTCGTGGCAAGACCTCTGACAAGGCTCCAAACGCTCCAGTTAAGGATGGTGCAGCAGCCGTGTCAGTGGCCGTTGATGCAAAGGGTCAGTTTGGTACAATGCACGCTGGAAACTATTTCTATGCAGTTGCAGCCGTCAATAGATATGGTGAGTCAGAGCTCGTGCTTCTCAACGATGACGCACAGGCGGTAGGCGCAACACAGTCCGTGGCCTTAAAGTTTACAGGGGCTGTATCATCCGCATATCCTGAGACCTGTTATGTTATCTATCGTACAGAAGCCAATCCAGCCGACAAGAACGTTGCTGACTTCTATCCTATCTTCAAGGTGTCCAAGACTGAGCTTGTGGCAGGATGGGATGGTGCGGAGGCAGGTTCAGTTCACGATCGCAACAGGTGGATCGCTGGAACAAAGTCCGCTCTCGTTTACTTCAACGGATCCGAGATGCTTGAATATCTTGAGCTCGGCGGCACGATGAAGCTGGATTATGCCATTGTCGGTCCGAGAAGGTCATTCTCCGTGCTGAATTACGGTACTCCAGTGCTCTATCAGCCAGGAAAGATCGCTCGTATCATCAATATCGGTAAGATTGGTCTTCCTACCCTTTAGTTGGGTAATGACCGTAGAATCATCGGGGAGGGGTGAACAACTCCCTCCCCATTTTTAATTAAAATAGATTTAGTTATGAAACTTTTTGATAAGAAAATAGGCAATCAGACAGTAAATTTCAACGGAAGAAAGGTTACGTTTGTCAATTCAGTGGCTGAGGTGGATGACGCCTTTGGTGCTGAGATATTGAAGATGGGTTTTGCTGACCTCTATGAGCTTGGCAAGCAGCCTGTGTATGAGACCCCGAAGGAAATTCAGATGAAGACTGATTTTTCTGAGAAGGAGGAGTGGTATAAGGGTGAGTGTTCTCGACTTCGCAATATAGCGGATTCTCGCAAGAAGCAGGTTGAGGATCTGGAATCGGAGGTGAAACTCTGGAAGGAGGAGTACGAGAAGGAGAAAGCGGCACGCTTGGCTCTTGTTGAGAATCTTTCGAGAGCCACCGAGCCAGCACCTGAGGTTCCTGAGGAAACCGAGCCAGAGCAGCCTAAAAACGACGAGCAGGGTGGTGAGGAGGAAGTCGCAGATGAAGCCGCTTCAGAGGAGACATCTGATGAGGCCTTGCGTGAAGAGCTTGCCTCTCTGAAGAAGGATGAGCTTTTTGCCTTTGCAAAGGACAACGGTCTGGAAATTGACGGTCTTGAGAAGAGAACAAAGGCCGACATCATAGAGTTTATTGTGGAATCTACAAAATAGTTGGAGATGGGACAGCTTGTCTTGACATTGAAAACCAGAAAGAATGACGGCATGATGTTTAATCCGTCAGAGATATTTGCGCTGTACCTATATGGTATAACCATTCAGGGCGGTGATGGAACGTCATTCAGCAATGAGAGTATGCGCTTCTACATACAGTCAGCGCAGCAGGAGGTGGAGAGCTTCTTCAACCTCAAGCTTCTGAAGCAGTTCATCAGTCAAGAGAAGCTCACGTTCTATCGTGCTGACTATTGGCAGCAGTTTCCTATTCTATTCACGAATTACCCTGTCAACAAGCCTATATCGTTGACAGGGCGATTCAATAACATAGAGCAGATTTCCTATCCTACGGAGTGGCTTACCACACACCAGAACAGTTATGGCCTTTATAAGAGGAGGGTGTCTCTTGTTCCTACCGGAAGTGCCACCTGTCAGGCTAATGCTGAAGTTATTCTTTCGGGTATTACTACACAGCTTGGAAGTCAGCGATTTAGGATGATTCCAGATTATTGGTCGTTTCAATACATTACAGGTTTTGATCTTGACACGATGCCCCTGGACTTGATTAACCTGACAGGAAAATTAGCGTGCTTCGGGCCGCTTAACATTGCAGGAGACCTGATTCTTGGTGCAGGTATTGCAAGCCAGAGTCTTGGTGTTGATGGGTTGAGTCAGGGTATATCATCAACTTCCTCGGCCACGAATAGTGGGTACGGAGCGCGTATTACCGCTTATCAGAAGGAAATTGCTGATTCTGTCAAGCGTTTGAAGTTAGTATATGATGAAATAAAGATGGTTGTATGCTAACATTGACTGAAATATACCTGATGAAGTCCTATAAGTACATTCGTCGTGAGTGGCGTAATGGACGATGGAAGTATTGGTATGATGACGTAAAAGATAAATTTGTTAGAGGAAGATATGGACAGATTCTTAGGAATTTTGTTGGTGATCCTCGACAAGCTTTTAAGGCACTTTTTAGAGGGAAAACTGGTCAAGCATACGATGTTGTAAAAATAAAGCTTCCAGCAATAGATGTTGATGAAAATGGTAAACCTTATCAAGTCTATCAAACTGGAGGGGAACCATTGATGGTTGAGACTCCAATAGATATGATTTGGGGTAATGTGGATAAAGGTTTGAAACATATTCTTTTGCGACATTTTGTTCAACAGAATGATTTTTCATCCATTCAAAATGTGGAAGACGTACTTATTTATAATTTGATTAAGTTTCAAAGAGATCCTTCTTCATTTGAAGTCAAATTTAATGAAAGATCTGGGGCGTATGAATTGCTTAATCAAAGAGGTGAATCCTTTGTTATTAGTGTGGAAGTGTCTAAAGATTTATATGGGAATCAAATTGTGCGGCATTTTATTTTGACTTCTTATGATTCTTCGAGGGGTAGGAATTCCAAAATTATTGAAGACGAAAATGTGCGACGTAGTCATTATGAACAAATAAACCAGACAAACTATTGATTTTTGTCTGGCTTATATTAAGGAATTTAGGAATTTGCTTAAAGCGTCATGCTCTCTAAATTTACGTAATGAACCTGTACTTACTCATTACAACCTTGTTACGCTGCAAATATAACGTGATTTCTTGGAATCACAATGAACAAAATAGAAAATTCGTGAAAATTATTATAAAATATCCAGAATATGCTAAAGGATAGAAACATAATTGATGCGCCTGAAGCGTCATTGTATGGACAACCCGCTGTTCAGTTCAGACCCAATGACTTTGATGCGGCCATCTGGTCACATGGATATGATGTTGTCTGTGAACAGGCTGTTAGATGTCCTTGCTGTGGAAGTTCTGATGCAGCACTTCCGGACTGTGAGAACTGTCACGGATTTGGCTACTTCTTCATCAATCCAGTGCGTACCAAGGCTCTTATAACAGGCTTGAATCGTTCCACCAACTATGTTCAATGGAATCCAGAGTTGATGGGAACAGCGGCCATTACGGTTCGTGATGAGGATAAACGGCTTGTATCCTTTCTCAACAGAGTGACTGTTGAGGATGAAATTGCGACCTTTACGGAGTCACGGCTTGTTACCGAGACCGTTGATGAGAGCGTGATATGTTTCCTTTCCTATGCGCCTGTAACGATTGAAAGGGTGTATAAGTTCTATGGTTCCGATCAGAAGTTGTATCGGCTGGATGATTCTTGTTATGAGATTATGGAGGATAATCCTTATTGTCTTAGATTCACGAAGGGAAACGTTGCGCCTGACACGGCTATTTCCATAGTCTATACACATAGAGTTGAATATCATATAATAGATATGCCGCACGAGATAAGGGCTTCACTTGGCAGGGGTAAGATGTCTGGACAGTTTCAGATATTGAAGATGCCTGTTCAAAGTATTGGCAGGAGAACTCATTTACTCGTGGGGAAGCCTAACTATGGTGGTGGCGGTCTGTTGATTAATGACGATATAGAGAGATGATGCCTTTGAATATAGATATTAGTGAGGTGGTTGAGGAGTTTGCTCTTACGGCTACACAGTCAATGGAACTGAGTGATGTTATCATTGACAGAATAGTCGTGGAGTACACTTCCAAATGGGAGAATCTTGTTGATAATAATCTAAAGGGGCTTCGCAATGTTTATAAGAATGCGATGTATGTCGACAAAAAGAGTCCCACGGAGGTTATATTTGGGTTGCGTGAGGGTGAGAATGGTCTTGCTATGGCCTTGGAGGAGGGCAAGGAGGCTTGGGATGAGAAGCCGTTCTTCGAGGCCTCTCCACGGAAGCGTCTTAAGGCTATGGGTGGCGGCTGGTATTTGACAGTTCCGTTTAGACATGCCACTCCTGAAGCGGTCGCTGAATCAGGCATATTTCAGAGCGTTCTACCGAAGGAGATATACGATATAGCGAAGAATAATGGTGGTCGTGGAGTGTCTATGGCACAGCTTCCGGAGCAGTATAGGCAGCTTGGTAGCAGAAAGGAGATTGTTACAGCGAGGGGTGTTATACCAGAGTACACTCATAAGGCTCCGAAGTATCTCGGTTTGGTGCGTGTGAATGTTTCATCCACCGACAAGGAGAACCGAGGCAGCTATATGACATTCAGGCGTGTGAGTGATAGAAGTGATCCTAACTCGTGGATTCATCCGGGGTTTGATGCTCATAAGTTTATGGATAAGGCATTGGATCAGGCTGACATCTATATTGTGGCGGATATGGCGATTGATAATTTTTTGGCGCAATTATGATACTTGTAGCGAGAATTAAGAGACTTGTCTTAGGGCTGATTGACTATATTCAGCGAGATTATAACAGTGGAATTCCTGAGACGCAGACATTTCTATATCAGATGTTCTGGGGTGCTCGGGACGGGAGCTTTGACTTCTATGAACAGGCCAGAAAGATGTTTCTGCGAACCAATGAGAGTTCTCGTAAGGTGGCTGTCACACTGGAATATCCGAAGGATAAGGTGGCTCTTCCGTGTATTGTGGTTCGAGAGCCGTCACGTCAGCAGACACAGCCCAATCCACTGGGAGGAATCGGTGATCCGGAGAGTTCGTTTGGTGCCCCTGGATATCAGAGGGAAGCATTTAGTGTGACAAGCAATTCAAAGGTGAACCTGATGTGCTTTAGTGATAATCCTATGGAATCACTGTTGATGGGGGAGGTGCTTTATGCCTTGTTGCAGGGGGCGAGGAACATCTTTGAGGAGGAGTTTCTAAACTTTTCGTTCTCCACGTCTGAGCTTGTGGCTGAGAATAGTTTGTTTCCTCTGCCTGTTATTATAAAGACGGTTTCCATAGATGTTACCGAGAGTGAGGATTGTGCTTCACTTATACGTCAGGACTTGATGTCGTGTGTGAAGTTTGAGTCACCTATTCCTGTCAGTGATTTTGAAATGCCGGAGCCGGAGCCGATTGGGAAGTATTTTTTCTTCACCAATCCGTATCTGTGGCTGGATGCTCTGGTGGCAGAGGGTGATATGGGTATTCTGTCAAACACGGACTGGGTTTTGGAGTACGGTGGCGAATTATTCAACTTTGGTGTGGACATTCTTTATTTGAACAATGAGAATTATGGTGAGCAGACAGTGATGGCGCAGACAACATGGACGCTTGAGTAGTGAGGAATATGTTTTATAACTATATTTGCGTTATATAAAGGAAGGAACTTTTTACAAGTTTTATTATAGTGTTTAATTAAATCTTTTTGTTCTATGGCAAAAGCAGCTTGGTTGACTCTAAGTCCTACATCAGGACAGGGTAACGCAACCGTACAGAACACAGCCACCGTCCACACTGGACGTGTGCAGAGAACTACAACTGTTACAGGTGTAGCCACTGGAGTATCTCCTAACAAGACCTACTCCGTAATTCAGAAGCCGAAGCCTGAGTTCGTGTCCTTTGACAACGGCACGGAGATTACTGTCGGCAAGGATGGTGGTTCTCTCACCATTAAGGGTAAGTCCAATTCCGCTAAACTTGCGTTCAGTCTTGTTGACAACGCAGAGGGTACGGTCAACGATCTTTCCCTTACTCTTCCTGAATCCTACACAGCAGCAGGTGCAGCCACCACCAACAATGTGGACATCACAGGCGACCCAGGAGCGGCAGCAGAGTATGAGTTTAGCATTACCTTTACAGGTATCGCTGAGAACCTTACCATCAATGAGCTTCAGTGTGCTCTTGCTGTTACGGCAGGTGACAATGCAGCCACCGCTCAGATCACCATTAAGCAGACAGCCGGAGATCCTACCTTCAGCTTCGACAAGAAAAGCATCACTATCGAGGCAAGCGGTGAGGCTGTATCTCAGGGCATCAAGTCCAACACCGCCTGGACACTCTCGTAGTGCCTTTGGGAATAGGTGTTTATTCGACAAAATGAGGGGTGGGGCATATTACCCCACCCCCTCTTTTAATTAAGGAGGGGGACCATGATAAATGAGGAATTTGACAGAGAGGTGAAAATCACAGGCAGATTGACTGAAGGAACTCTTCCAGCGGAGGATTCTTTTGTTGTTGTTCATCTTGGTCTGCGTGAGCCGTTTATACCTATGGGTGATGAAGATTCGATGCTTGTGGCTGATGATTCCCCCTATGGGGTGCTGAAGGAGCAGTAACACTATAATTTTTAATGAAAAATTGTTTTAATATCTTAGATTATGGCATACAAATCAAAATTTACTGGAGCTGAAGTGGATGCTGCAATTGAGCAGGTTCGCAGTTGGAAGAATAATCCTTCCAGCATTATGACCTCCGAGCAGATTCTGGCGAATCTTACAGGTCAACAGATTATTGATAAGATCAACTCTGTGTCCGGGAACATTGTTTTTACCAAGTTTGTCGATGCACAGGGTGGGGCTGGAAACACGAAGTAGCGTATGGCGGAACTTAGACCTTTCGCGACGGCCAAGCAAGCGGCTGATATCGGGGGTATCACTCCGACTGACATCGGCATTTCTGCGACGGCCTTTGTTCGCAAGAGCGAGCTTGTCAGAACAGGCAAGTTCGACGAGACGAGCCTTGCTTCCTATCAAGGGGCTTGGTTTGTGAATCTGGATGCTGTTAAAAAGGCTTCTGGAGGATCCGTTGATACTTTGGAAGTCAGTCCTACTTCATTGAGTTTTACAGATGATCCAACTTCTGGAAAGACCATTCAAATCACGACTACTGGCAATTGGACAATAGAATAAGGGGTGTATTATGGCAAAATCATCTTGGCTTACTGTATATCCTATGTCCGGCTCAGGGAACGCCACCTTGACGAATACTGGAACGAATCACACAGGACGTAATACACGTTCCACGAGTGTGACGGCCACCGTTAAGGGGCTTTCCGTTAGTCGTTCATATACAGTGGTGCAGAAAGCACTTGAAGAGTTTGTATCCATTACAGGTGATGCGTCTGTCTCTGTTGACAGGGAGGGGCAGACGCTTACCCTGAGTGGGTTATCGAATTCTTCCAAACTAACATTTGCTTCAAGCTCTACGGATGTTATTGTTTCGTTATCCTATACGGTCAATGGCTCGACAGCTACCAATGGGGTGGTCATCACAGGCGACCCAGGAGCGTCCTCTCAATATGAGTTCAGCATATCAGTGACAGTTCCTGTAAACACTGGAACATCAGCTCTTAGTTTCACGATTACGGCTACGACAGCAAGTGGTGCAAAGGCGACGTGGACATTGAATCAGGCCGCTTCTGTTGTCACCTATACACTTACGCTTTCACCGTCCGTGTCCACGATTGCCGCAAAGGGTGGTTCGTCCACTATTTTAGGCACGTTACGGACGTACAGAAATGGTTCGCTTATTTTAACGGATAGCGTTATTCCGACATGTACTGTGTTAGGTGCTGTGTTTAGTGTATCATCCGGAAATGTTGTGTCAGTCGGCACTCGTGGAACCACCGTGGGTGACGCACGGTCAACGACCGTGACAGGTTCATATCAAGGAACTATTGCCACCGTAATAGTGTCACAGGAAGCCAACAAGGTTGAGAGTTCCGTTTCTTCAGGTGGAGCGGTCACTTATGGTAGTGTGAAGATAGGAACTATCACGAACGCCACGATTGAGGCAAGCGGTGGCACTGGAACGGCCACGGCTGGAAAGGGGTCTCAAGGTAAGACTATTGCGGCCACATATCGTACTGACACCTACACGTCAGAAGCCATCAATACAGTGCAGACGTCAGAGGTTGTGACGACAACTGAATCCATAGATCCATCAGTTTCTTCTATTTCTGGCACGGCTTCTTCCAAGGGAACGACTGTTTCTGAAATTACCTTGGTGAAGTCTCAGGCTGTTACCTGGACTGGAAATGGTGGGGAGTCAGCTTCAGGAATGATGTATGTCTATCAGGAAGCGAACGATAAGACTTTGAAACTTAATTCACAGCCTGTTACCTATAGTGATATTGGTGCTGATGGAGGTGCGGCTATACCTACAATTAAGGACTATCCTTGTCACTGGAGTTATACATCTGGATCCTATGAGGCCATTTCTCGTGAATCTATGAGTATATCATATAGCAAGTACTGGGGTGGTGGTAGTTCGTATAGTAATGCCGTAGTTGACACGTCCAACGGTTATGTGACAGCGGATAGTCTGGGTACAAATATAAAATCCAGGAGGAATGTAATTGATGTTAGGGTGAGGTTTACCATCGAAGTTGGCGTTTACGAGACCTTTGTCATTTCTGTCTATCAACAGGCGAACCAGAAGACTTCCATTGAGTATGACATTCCGTCTGTTTCACTTACTGTTAATGATGATATTCCAGCAAGTGGTGGTGCGATTTCCAGTGGTACGGTTACCTATTCTCAAGGTCAGAATCAGTATTATACTTCTGGAGCGTCTGAAGTACTGTCAACAATTACATCTGGAGGGGTGGTTTCCTATGGAGCACCTGTGAGTGCTGACAGTCTTGGCACGACAATAAAGTCGAGATCAAAGGTTGGAACATTAACAGCCACAGTGACGCTGAACGGCAAGTCTGGCTCTGATACCGCTGATGTCTATCAGGAGGCCAATGAGGCCACTTATGGAGATGTTACGGTTACAGCTACAACTCCAGTCTCAATGTCGGCTTCTGGAGAGGCAAGCACGATATCACCTAATGCAAGTCAGACTGTAAGTTATACATCAGGCAGCACTCGTGAAGGAAGTGTGTCATTTGCTTATGAGGTTAAGACAAGCAAGACTGGATTCAGTCTTAGCGGTGCGACGGTGACTGTGACACAGAATACGTCAACCTCTCCTCGAAATGGTTTTGTGGTTATGGTTACGGCCACTGGAGAGGGGTCAAAGTTGGCCACCACTGATGTCACGTTCAATCAGGCTGGAGCAAGTGTTGTGCTTCCTTCTTGGAATGCTCAGAGTAATTATAATTTTGATGCCGACCCACAGGATGGTGTTCAGATAAACATTTCAGACCCTAATAATAGGGGCTGGGAAATAAGAGGTAATAGTAATGAGTTCATTGTAGTGGATCAGGAACCACACAGGTTGAGCACTCCTTATTCTGGCACTGGAAGTGTTTCTTTTGAATTCTACTTGGATCCAAATACTGATCCTTCTGCTATTACCAATACAGTCTATCTGTATTCTGGGTCTACTTTATGTGAGAGCTTTAGTTATGTTCAGGAGCCTGGTGCATCATTGGATGTCACTCCGACAGAATTGTCCTTTGTGGCCACTGGAGAGGGTAAGGCAATCACTATTACTTCCAATGGAGACTGGACAATATCTTAATTTTTGTCATAAATTTATGTTGAACTGGGGTGGGTGTTCTCACTCCAGTTTGATTTATAGTGAGCTGGTTTCGCAGGAAAGCACTACCTTTACATCGTAATAGTATGAATGTAAAATTTTCAATTATAATTACAGTATGGCAACAAGTGTTTATTTCAACGGTAAGATGAGGACACTCCCTGGGGTGTACTCAACCATCACTTCCGGAGATAACACCCAGACCAGAACTCTTGACTATGGCACGGTGCTCCTCATAGACACTGGAGTTTTTGGTGGTGGTTGGGGCGGTGGCTCCGGCGTGAACGGTGTTGACAAGCAGGGGAAGGATGCCGTCTACGAGTTTGATGACTTGCAGACATTCAGAGACTTTGTTAAGGGCGGTATGTATTGGAAGGCTGCCGAAGCCCTTTTCACTCCAGACCCTTATAATCAGGATGCGGCTGGCATTAGCAGACTTTTGTTTGCTCGTGCCTGTACGACAACTCCTGCGAAGATGCAGTTTGCTTCCGGAAACAGCAAGTTTATCGTTAGGACGATTGACGAGGGCTTGAATGCCAACGGTGTTCTTGACGGTGAATATCTGAAGTATGGCTATGCCTACACGATAGAGCAAGGAACTGATGATGAATCAGCCTTTGTGGTGAAGTTCTGGAGAGGAACCTACACAGGCGACTACACTGATCCTGTGACAGGAGTGACGCTATCCTATGACGAGCTCACTGTTGCACAGGCGGAGCCGTTGCTTATCTGTCAGTCTCCTGAGGTTAAGACAATTCAGGATTTGATTGCGTGGGCTAATGTTGACGAGAACTTTGGTGCAAGATTTATTCTTGATGCTGAATCTCGTTACACGGACGGTGATTCCATCACTAATCCAACACTGGACACCTATGTTCTTGCGGATGGTGGCACGGAAGACTACAAGCCGACTGATCTTGATGATCTTCTTAACGCCATTCCGGATGTGGACTACAACATTGTGTTCACGGATCAGATTGAGGCTAATGCTAATTCCGCTCAACAGAAGAAAGTGATTGCTCATCGTAACACACAGGCGAAGTTTGACAAGTTTGTCTATGTTGGTGCGTACAGCACAAAGGCAAAATTCAATGATTCTTTGAATGTGGCCAAGGCCATGAACAATCAATGGATAGTTGCTGTTCACGGTGGTGTGGCCACGGCTTCTGACTCTACGGCATCAGGATTTAGATGGTGGACGGTGTTCTATAATTTGTGTCAGATTGTCGGCAGGGTGTCTGGAAAACCACCTTATATCCCAGTGACAAATAAGACTATCGGTGGTGACAAGCTTCAGCACATTCCTACCGAGAAGGAAATGGAGAAGGCTCTTAAGTTCGGTCTTGTGGTTGTGTATCCTAATCCATATCTTCAGAGGTTTGTGGTTCTTCAGGGTGTTACTACTCTTCAGGACAATAGGTTGCTCTTCAACAAAAAGGGTGCGTCATTCAGCATTCAGTTTATGCGTATCATCGCACAACTGAATAAGGAGTGTGTCGTGAATGCTTCCATTGATCTCCTTGGGGATGAGAACGGTGTGAATATCAACACACTGTCAAAGGGCGCTCTTGAGACCTGGACAGCCAATTTCCTCCAGACGAGGGTGGCCACGGATCAGCAGGACAACCTGATTCAGAGGTTCCAGAATGTTGTTGCCAAGAGGGTGGATGACTGTTATCATGTTTCCTATGAGGTTGTTCTCAATAACGAGGTGACGAAGATATTCTTTACGGGATTCCTTCTCAGAAACTAATTAAATGAGAGAATATTATGAGCAGAGGAAAAGTTTTTACAGCTCCAAAGGCATTCATCAAGATAGATAATCAGGTTGCGGGATATGTCCGCAACCTGACATTCTCTGAGAATGTGCAGAGAGCCAACGTGCAGGGTCTTGGCAGCCTTACTTATCAGGAGGCTCCGCCTGTTGTTTATACCTGTCAATGGCAGGTTGATCAGTACTTCATCTCCTTTGACACTCCAGTGATGAAGAAGATGCTGAAGAAGTTTGGAACTATCGCTGAAATCAAGAACAGTCTTGTTCTTGGTGACATTGCCTTTGACATTACCGTCTATTCCAAGACCGTTCAGTCAGAGGATCAACAGACCAAACTTGTGACAGAGGTTGACAACACAGGTCAGACGATAGCTCGTCTTCAGGGGTGCTTGCTGAATTCACAGTCCTTCCAGCTCTCCGAAGCAGGGCTTGCAGGTGTGAACATTCAGGGTATCTATCTGGAGCCGATTTCCATGGCGAAGTAACGTTATAAAAAAAAAAGAGGATTATGTTACAAGAGGAAGTAAAATTTGTCGTTAAGGGGCACGAATATACGGTTAAGTTTCCGACAGTGGGTCAGTATTACGGCATTGAAGCTTTGAAGCAGTCTTTGGGTCGTGGTAACTACAATATGATGGTTCAGAGTCCGCTTCGCAGTGTGCAGGATGCGTTGGATATGATTGATATCGAAGCTACCCTTACGATAATGTGTCCAGACCTTATTAAGGATCTGAAAGTTCCTATTACGGAGCTTGACATTCGAGATTATCTTGATGTTAAGACTGCCTATTTGAAGCAGGTTGCACCGTTCTTTAAGTCGGTGAATGACGCCTTGCACGGCATAACGGACGCTGAAAATGTGAAGTAATATGGAACGTTCCGAATTGGAACAGGCAATCGTCAGTTGGAATAATCGATTCCCTTTGGACAGGTGGTGGCGCAACAAGCACGAAGTCGCATTTATGTCTCCTGTTCACAGGGAATCTTCCTTCTTATATCAACTATTTGAGTTTGAGGAGGACAAACTATTTTCCAAGGCGGTTACTGAAGCGGCCACTATAAAGGACAACGAAGTTTATATTCCTGGAAGTGGTGACATATTTAGAACTTCAGCCACTCTGGAGGATTTTACAAAGGAGGCGCAGAGGGAAATTGATGAAATGTTAAAGGTGGAAGAAAATGGCTGATAAGCAGATTAGAGTGACCACGGATACTTCCGGAATTGAGCGATTCAGGGCGGAGGTAAACAATCTGTACAGAGATCTTGAGAAGATTCAACAAAGCCAGGAGCGAATTACAGGTCAGGATGCCGATAGGATATATCGGCAGTTTAACGATCTGACACGCTCCTATAATGAAGTTGGTGCAGGTAATAATCAACAGGCCAATGATGATTACTTTAATCTTACTCGGTTGTATTATCAGAATAATTATAATCGAGTGGTTGAGAATCAGCGTAATCAGTATCTTACACAACAGAGAAGTCAACAACTTGATAATCAGCGTGGGGTGTCTGATAATCCGAATGTTGTTGACAATGATTCTAACTCACGAAAGTCCATTCTTGAGCAGATTCGTGACACGCTGAATAAGATATTTAATAAGAATCAGACTGTTGGTGGAAGACCTTTGCAGCCGAGAGGAGGTGAACAACGTGAAGAGGGTGATGAAGAGGGTGGTTCCTTTTTAAGACCTGATGTTCAGGGTGGTCTTCAGTCTATTGCTTCCGGAGATTTTGTTGGTGGTTTTGGAAAGTTGATGGGTCTGGCTGGGCTTGGTGTTGCCGGAGCTGGATTGATTAAGGCTTTTCAGGATACATATCGTGCACAGACAAATGTTTATAGAGCAGGTTCTTCTATTGAACGAGAACTTGAACGCTTGGATGTCTGGAGTTGGCTTCCATTTAGTAGCAGAGGGCGAAATGTAGAGACCACTCGTGAAAATCTTACTGCCTATTGGAATAATCGTGGTGCTCAATACCAGACGGCCTTGATGAATGGCACAGGCATTGATGAAGCTTTTAATTATCAGATCAGAGGTTCCAAGGTTCTTGGTAAGGATGATGATAATCCTGAATATTCTCGTGCTCTTTCAAAGGCTATTCAATTGGCTGGATCTCTGGGTGCAGGAGGAGCCGCAATAGGTACAGCAGTGACCCCAGGAATAGGTAGTGCGATTGGTGGTGGAATTGGTGCTTTTGCTGGATTTTTAGGTGGGTATGGACTTGGGGCTTGGAATGAGTATATGAGCCATAAGGTTCCAGAAATGGAGGTTCATAATAGAGGTTCCATCGTTCTTGGAAAGAATATTTCTGAGATGGCTTCTGATCTCTATGATTATAGGCGAGCAGCCGTATCATTGAGGAATGCTGATAATGAATCTATCTGGCAGACGATGCTTGCTGAAAAGACCTATGGGTTGGATAAGGGCACTTTATCAGCTATGTATGCGGCTAATAGATATCAGAATGGTTCATTGAGTGCTGATAAGATTGCTGGAGGGTTGCTTGCGTCACTACAAAGACAGACGAGTGATCCTTTTGAAAGGTCAGTTCGTCTTCAGGAGGATCTTAGTTCATATACACAGGTGGCGAATTCCATTATCGGACAGACAGGTGCGTTTGATTCGGAGGAATTGCGTAACATCATTCAAGGGTTGACTGCCAGAGGAGTTCAGGGGCAGAATCTGTCTTCTATGGCACAGTCCTTTGCAGGTAATACGATGTCAGGTTCTCAGATGTCTCGAGCCTTGATTATGCAAGCAGCCACCATGTCAGGAAAGGGTGGTTCATTGCTTGATTTACAGGCTGAACTGGAGCATCCTGAGGGGGCAACGATGAAAACCCTGATAAATAATCTCTGGAATATGTCTGGGGGTAATAAGGACTTCTTTGAGACAACACTTTCTTCTACACTTGGAATAAGTGCATCACAGTTGCGAACAGCCAAACGTAATGCAGCCAGAAATGGAACCAATTTCTTATATGACAGGAATGGAAATCTTGATATAGATTCCATTTACAGCAGTGGTATTTTAGGAAAGGAGTTTTCTGAGGATGAAGCGGCTGCGATGGTGACGGATCAGGAGAGAAGTGAAGCAGGAACGGCCAATAGAAATATCGTTGCAGGTAAGATGCAGCAGGATGCCTATCAACGTGGTGATAAAGATTGGTTTAAGTCCTTTAAGCAGATAGAAAAGAATCTGGATACATTGCTTCAAATGGTGAATAGTGGTATTGACGTTAATATAAAGAGTGTGTCTGCAAGAGCAGCAGGTCAAGGGTCAACGTCAAGTTATGTTAGCGGTAGAGGAGCCTCAGGCTATTCTGCCGGAGGTGGTGGTAGGTAATTGAAAGATTATGGGTGATATAAGCAAGAATTATTCCTATGCCGAGTTTTCACGTTCTGGAACAGCGGCAAAAAAGGGGTGGGACAATTCCATTCCGGAGCAATATAAGTCAAATATTCGAAGGCTCTGTGTATCTACCTTGCAACCCATAAATGATGCGACAGGGTGGATTAATATAATTAGCTCGGGATATAGGTCAAAGCAGTTGAACAAGGAGGTTGGTGGAGTGGATTCATCTCATCATTTGATAGGTTGTGCGGCTGACTGTAATTTTTATAAGGTTACGAATGGTAAGAAGGAACGGGTTGACTGTGAGACCGTGATGAAGAAAGTTGACGAGCTTGGGGTTCCCTATACGCAGATAATTCCTTATAGTAAGCAGGGGTTTGTCCATATTTCCTATATTGGGGTTGCAAAGCATCAGAAGAAGATGGAGGATTCATCTGACGGTGCTGATGTTCAGGTTGAATTTCCTGTGAACGAAGTGATAGGCCAATATTGTCTTTATACGACGCAGAAGACGGACGGTGCTGATGAGCAGGGTAACATTACTATTGAGAAACTTAATGAGGCCTTGAAGAAGCTTGGATTTACCTTTGGTGATGACGGCAAGCCGAATGAGGACTGGCTGGAGTTCACTGACGGTAATCAGACAAATCTGGAACGCATTGTGGAGATGTTCTCTCCTACGGAAAAGATTAAGTACAAGGCTGATATTGAGAACGGCAAAGTGCCTTATGTCAAGGTGGGAACACGATTATTGGTTAAGTCTGTGGATTTGGAGGCACAAAGAGTGAAATTTGAGAATTCTGATGTGTTTGCAGTTCCAGACAAGACCGCTGTGATGTATTGGGCTGATAACATAAAGAAGATAACGAGTGACCCACTATATCAGTCTGTGTGGAAGAATCCACTTGGGAATGTTGTGGTGCAGCAGAAGAATCTTAATGCCAAGATTTGGGTTTGGAGCAGGGCATTTGGGCGGCTTGTGGATATTTCACCCTATGTTCTTTCTGCCTCCACAAGCAAGAGTGGTTTTAACGGTTCATTTTCCATTCAGGTTAATCCAGTTAAGATAGCCAAGAATGTTGCTGGATTCAATTACAATGAAGTGAACAGGTTTAATGCCGATGTTGAACTTAAAGGAAAGAATAATGATTCAGATGCGGACAAGGCATTGGGCTATTCTAAGACATTGGATTGGTTTAGTGTCTTTATGCAGCAGAACGATATGGTTTGGCTTCGGTTTGAGGAACTTCAGATGGAGAAGAAGTATCAGGTTGATGGTAACGATTCACTTGTTAAGGCCAACACTGATTTGACGGATTCGCTTATCTGGGATATGATTGGCTTTGTGGACAATGTTACAAGCAGTATCAATTATGATGGCGATTCCTATGCAGTATCCATAGAGGGCAGAGATTTTTCGAAATTATTTGAAGATGACGGTATAAGTTTTATTCCATTTAATTCCATATTTGGTTCTGCCCATAATATGATGCTGATGACAAGTGATGAAAGTCCTTGGCTTCGTAGAAATGGTGACGGAATGATTGCCTTTGGAATGTATTTTCAGTCCATTAAGTCCAGTCTTGGGTTTATTTTTGAGAAGTGTTCCCAGATAGAGATGGTTCCGAATGGTTTATTTCAGGCTTGTGATAGATATCTGGATGCGACTGCCGAGGAAGCTTTTGATCCAAAGGGTGTCTGGCGGCTATTTAAGATATGGTGTGATAATCAACTTGACAGCAGAATCTTCTATAATAATGCTCTTGTGAATCCTGATGGCAGTGTAGCGGATTTCATTCGGTCGACGTGCAAGGAGCCGTTTGTGGAGATACTTGGTGACACTTGGGGTGCAGGGTATGACCTGATAATTCGCAAGCCACCGTTTGACAAGTCGTCCATTCAGACGATGTATTATGCCAAGAACAGTCAAGGAGCTTCCGCTGAATCCTATATTGACATTGCTGATGAGGACTTGTTTAACTTTAATCTGTCATTTGATAACAGGGTTTATTCGTGGTATAAAATAGTTCCGGCTGATGGGCTTATTCCTGGATTGGATGCCAATACAGTGTCCATTATTATTCCAGTGTTTTATTTGGATGCCTATGTTAAGGTCTTTGGAAATAAGCGATGTATTGTGCAGGATCCGTATGTGCTTTCCGCTTATCTTGGTGGCAATAAGTCAGAGGAGAAGACGAATTCATTATTCACCACTTTGGCGGCTGATTATATTTATGCGATAGAGAGCACAGCGTACCTCCCATTCACTCGCAAGGGGACGATAATCGTTAACGGTGATAGACGTATTAAGGTTGGAACATTCGTTCATCTTGAGGCCACTAATGAGATATTTTACGTCACGGGAGTGCAGCAGAGTGTTTCATTTAGTGAATCCAGCTTGGAAAGACAGACAGTGCTTACCGTTGAACGAGGAATGGTGGTTGACTATATCACGAATGAGAAGTATAACTATTTTAATATCGTGAATATAGACGGTCTTAAGGATGCACTTAAAAAAGCCTTGACCTCTGGTGTGGCCAACACGGAGTTTAATACCACGCTTACTCGTGAGGGTGATGTTTTTAACTTTTTCTTGGGGCGTAGGCAGTTTGTGAAAAATGTGTGGAGTGCCACCATATCAACTGGAGAATTGTTTGAAGGAGAAGGAAATCTTGCTGTATTTTCATCAGATAAGATTGTAAGTTCTAAGGAGGTTTAATATGGGTATGTTTGATCAGAAAATATATGTTGACCTTTCAGGATACAAGGAGGGGGTCACGCCTGTCACAGCTGACTTGGGTAGTCAGAATGTGGGGCTTGCTCGTGTGATTGTTCCATCAGGGGTTGATAGAGATCAGTATGTTGCGGACTGTTATCGTACAGGACGAATCGATCTCTATGATGAAAGTCAGGGGACATATCTGAAGCAGTGTTATGCCACTAATGAGGTTCTTGCTAATCTAAAGTTTCCGAGGGGTGTTGGTGACATTGGAGACCCTGTTGTGTGGGTGGCACAGCCTACTATATTCAATAGACCTATGGTTGTGGGTACGTTTCCGAGCGGTGATAGAATGCGGCTTGGCACGGATCAGACAATTGAGATTCATAAGGAATGGGACAAGGGATATGTTGATGTTACGGCTGATGCCAAGGACGGCTCACTGAATGTTGTTGTTCACGGTCAAGAAAAGAGTGGTGGCACTGTTAGAGTGTCCGTGCTTGGTGATGAGAAGTCCGTTCTTGAGGTGAAGTCTGACGGTCTTGTGTCCGTTGAATCTGGAAAGGAACTTCGAGTGCGTTCCTATGAGAAGATAGATATACAGCTGGAGAACCCTGATAATCTGGATCAGACAGGTGTTGTTGTCACAAAGGATAGTGTTGATATTGCGGCCAATTATTCCGTGGGTGAGGAAGATGTTGAAAAGGTGAACTATACCAAGGCTCATATCACCAAGGATGGTGTGTCCTGTGAGGAGTACTTTTGTGAGGATGATGATGTAACGAAGTATAATGTTGACATCAACAAGGAGGGGTTTATCGCAAAATCGGCGATTAAGGATGATAAAGTGCAGTTTACTCACACAATCACTGATGAAGAGTACAAAATCGAATTTAAGGACATTATTTTCACCCTAAAGGAAAAGCTTGCGGTTCTTCAACAGGGTGAAGACACCAAGATAGAGCTAAGGGAGGGTAAAGTGGCAATAATTAATTCTGGTACTGGAATGAATGATATTCTTTCCTTGCTTGTTGATACGATAGAAAAGTTGACGGTGGCGACCTCTATGGGTCCGAGTGGCACACCACTTCCTCCTACTATTCAGGCCACCACACAGTTGAAGCAGAAGTTGAATCAATTTTTTAATGAATAGAATTATGGCACTTGTACCTCAGAATCTGGCTACACAGTTATATGGGTTCTTTCAGGAGATGCGTAACGTCACGGAGATTGATGATATGGCTATGGCTCAGAAGTTCGCTAATATCATAGATGGATATATTAAAACAGCACAGGTTGCTCCAGGAATTCCAGTGGCCACCGCAGGAACAGCAGCAGCTCAAACTGGGGCGACCACTGCACCTGGAACTTTGATATAATTTTGTATCTTTGCATAAAAGAATGGGTGAATTATGTCAGATGTGACGGAATACTTGCAGAATCGTGGAAACACCGTGATAAATGAGGCGATGCGGCTTGCCAAGAACATCGGCCTTCAGGCTATTGCGACAATGATGCCACACGAGTTTGAGTGGTATATGGTTGCCTTGGAGCTGGCCACGGCTGACAATAAGACGATAGATTATCTCACCTTTCCTATAATGCCCAATTCATTGTCCAAGGTGGAGCAAAATCGTACGTCCATTAAGAAGTCATTGAGTGGTGTAACTGTTTTGCAAAATTCAGCACTTCCACTCGGAGAGATTGTTCTCCAAGGTAATTTTGGGCGTGGGTTTAAGAATCTTGTAGGTATCAGCAATGATGTCTTTGGTGGTGCTCAGGCTTATAGTATGAAAGCAGGGAAGTACGATCTTTATTCCCTTCAGGAAGGAAGTGGCAGAAAGATTCCAAAGGTTAGGACATTTAATGCGGCTGTAAAGACGGGCTATGGTGTCGTAAAGATGCTTCAGGCTATGTTGAGTAAGAGTGTCGGGCACGATAATCAGGGGAGACCGTTTCGTCTATTTTTCTACAATATGGCATTTGGAGAGAGTTATCAGGTTGTGGTTCCTTCCAACGGAATGCGATTCTATCAGGATCTTTCTAACAATATGATATGGAACTACGACTTGCGATTGACTGTTGTGGCTCCGCTTGATGCAGTTGTTAAGGATTCCAGGAAATGGAAGCAGCTTGCGGCTTCAGCCATTAAGGGGAGTGTGGATATTGTCAGCACGGAAGTTAAGAACGTTGTTGGTGATCTCGGTGAAAAGGCAAGTATGAAAATTGATGACTGGACTAATATAGGGAACTGATGAACACGAGGGTTTTTGAAAGATTTCAGACTATTACAGGGTATGATATCAAGTCATATCTTGAGAACTTTGTATTGTTCTGTCGGAATTCCTTTCCTACGATTGTTCAGTATTATAACGGTAAGACTGTTGATACTAAAAAAGTGTTTAGTGAACTGGATTATCTTATACTTCAGTCTGAGACAATTGAATCTCTTTTTAGCTTGAAGGCTAATCAGATGGACACTATAGACTACTGGGAATTGCTGGATGTGTTTACAAATAGTCAGACAAAACTCTGGACTATAAATAATTCTTCCAAGTGGTTTAGAAGTGCAATTATAGGACGGTATGGGGACAATACTGTGGTTCAGCGTACACTGAAGTCCAGAGAGACGTTTGAAAATGTTACGGAGTCACTTGGTGTTTCTGAATCAGATGATTCGTGGGTTGATATAGCGAGACCGAATCAGATTGAGGAGGAAGACTATACGCCTGATGACGGTTCTCCTATGTTTAAGATTAACATTAAGACAGGCGGTGTGTCACCGATTGATAACATTGTTGATTCATTGAGTGATAAGAGCATACTTGGCAAGGATATTGACAAGAAGTTTGCGTTTGGCGGAAATGACTTGGTGACGGTTGAATATGATGAAGCAGTTCGTCAGGCACTTGATACAATTCTTAACAGCATACAGGGTTCAATTCCGGAGTTTCCGGAATATGGTTTTGCTGACAGAGCGATAGGTGTGTCAATGAAAGCCCTTTCCTATCCTACCATTATAAAGAATATGATGGATATGTTTAGCAGAGATGGTCGGTGGGATGAGGTGAATATTCTTGATCTTTATGTTAAGGATGATAATGTGTTCTGCAAGATTAGTGCACGAACTGTTGTAAATAATTATATTGTAACTAATGTTCAGATATGATAACGAAGACAGATAATACAATTAATAATCTGAAGAACCTGTTTTTGGAGGTGCTTTTGAACAAGACGGATAAGGTGTCTGACATTACGGATAATTCCGTCTTGAATGGTGTTGCCTATGGTGCAGCTAAGATTGCTCAAAAGGCGATTAAGGATGTAGCTATTATGGAGACGCAGATATTTCCAGAGACAGCATCAGGTGAGTGGCTGGATCGTTCGGCCTTGTTGTTCGGTGTTACTCCGAGGAAATCCACACACGGTTCTTCCACCTATGTCTGTGTGTTTGCTAATCCTGGAACAGTGTATGACAAGGATGTTCAGATATTTACGAATACCAACGGGGTTCGTTTCCAACCTGAAGAGACAGTTGTTGTCGGTGATTACGGTTATGCCTACATAAAGGTTAGAAGTGTTGGTGAGGGTGTTTATACCAATGTGGCGGCAAACAGCATTCTTCGTGTTGCGCCTGTTCCCACAGGACATATAGCCTGTACGAATGAATATTATGCGCAGGGCGGTCGTGATGAGGAGGACGATGACACCTTTAGGCGTAGGATTCTTAATCATCAGAATCTGTTTGCGACGGCTACTTTGGAAAAAATTACACAGGTGTTCCAGAACTTCGATGATAGGATTCTTAGGATTCTGTGGGTTGGGGTTATGGAGGACGGTTTTCTTCATATTGAGGTTGCTACTCAGAACGGTCAGGATTTGTCGGAGAATGAGCGATACACCTTGTTGGAACAGGCACGTCCATATTTTGGCTTGAGCGACTTGATTGTCAGCGGTCGGCTGATGGGTATTAAACTTGACAATGTTCAATGGTATGAGGTTGGAGGGGAAGCAGGGCTTGATTTCAGGTGTGAGCTGGAGGCAGGTTATGAGGTTGCTGACGTGCGCAGAAAAATTCAAATTGGTATCACCAAATATCTTGACTGGAGGTACTGGACGGCAGGGTCAAAGGTGGAGTGGGACAATATACTGGAGATAGTTAAGGCCACAGAGGGTGTGAAGTATGTGGCTTCAGAGTGGTTCTATCCAAATGAGGACGAGTATGTGTCTGAGTTTATGCTTCCTCGTGTGAAGAGGTTTATAATGAGGAATCTGGACGGTACTGTGATGGTGGATTCATCCACTTCTATGGTGATTGAACAACGATATAACGAGCTGTTCCCGTCGTATTATGCAGCGAATAACTAATTTTGTATATAAAATATTTTGTTATGGGACAGAATTATAATTTAGGCAATTATGCCCAGACGACAGGCACTAAATTGAAGTCTGAGGACGGTTTGCGCGATCTTACTGTGCAGATAGGTGAACTCTGGAATATTTCTGGTGACTTTATGTCAACAGAGCCATTTGCCGTTAAGAATATATCTGAGGACAATGTTACCTTGAGTGTGCGCCTTTATGGTATGACGGAATTCATCGAGACTGTGTTCTATCCAGGATGGAACATTGAACTTGTGTGTGAGGTTAAGGCGGCTCCAGCCGGGATTATACAGGGAGGTCGTCTGTAATGAACATCATTGGAAACATACACATTATCGGCAAGAAAGCCCTAAAGATTATTCTTCGGTTTTTCTTCAGGAAGAGTGTTGTGTGGATTGATGATAATACACTGGAAGGGGATCAGGAGGTGATCTCTGACGTTGACTGGAAACTTTATAAAGAAGGAGAGCTTACTAATGATGAAGACACTGGAGTTGATTCTCTTGAGAACGAAGTTTGATGACAAGAGAACTATTGGGGAACTATTTGTCGATGGCGTAAAACTGGCGGACACGCTTGAGGACACGTTGCGTGAACTCCCTGAGAAGTGTCCATACACCCCTAAATTTAAGCCTTGTGCCTGTCCTGAAAAGGTTTATGGCCAGACTTGTATTCCAGCAGGACGATATAGGGTGAGATATCTTTATTCCAATCGGTTTAAGCGGAAGTTTCCATGTGTTCAGAATGTTCCTCATTTTTTGGGTATTCTTATTCACGCAGGTTCTAACGAGGAACATTCAAAGGGGTGCATTCTTGTAGGAACTTTGGCTCAGGATGGGAAGCATCTTGTGAACACATTTAAGGCTCGTGATAAGGTTTGTAACATTGTGGAAGACGCTGAGAAGAGTGGGGTGCAAGTGTGGATAACTATTAAAAATGTAAAGTGATTATGTGGAAAGTTGTCTGGAGATTTGTCTGTAGAAATTGGAAGTGGGTCATAATGGGGTTGCTTGTTGTGGCTTTGCTTGCTTCTATGACTTATTCCAGAAACATACGGTTGCGGTGGCTTCGTGAAAAGGGTAATACGGAGGCACTTACCATGAAATATCGGTTGTCCGAGACAAAGCGAGGTGAAGCAGTGATCACCATTCAGGAGTTGCAATATACGGTTGATGAGTTTAAGAAGCGTCAGGCAGATGATGCTGCAACCATAAAAGAACTAAAGATTCGTGCAAGTGAGGTGCGTGAGGTGGTGAAGACGGTCGTTGAGACGAAGATTATGTATAAAGATACAGTGATTTTGATGCGACCTGATTCCATTCTACACTGGAATCGTGATACAAGATGGTGGTCAGTGCAACAGACGATAGATTTGGCAAAAAATCCGCCTATTACGGAATTTAATCTACATACTCGGGATAGTTTGACACATTACTTGTATTGTGTCCCTAAATGTCGGTTTTTAGGTCTACATTTTGGTGTTAAAGGGTATGAGATAAAGGTTGTGAATCACAATCCTAATTCTACGATAAGCTATGCGAGGTGGGTTTCTGTGTCAAAGGATAAACAAAAAAGGTATAGAGAATAGATGGCTTCATTTGTATTGGCGGAGTTTCCGCAGGTCGGGACAGGATTCACGGTAAAGACACAGTCAATCCCATTGGCTGGACTTGTCTGTGTTATGCGTATGGCGAGAGCTAACTCCGGAAGCCTATTTAGATATTCGCTTGACGGTGGGCTGACATACACTGAATGGTTCACTGTCAATGATGAATCTCTAAAGGCGTGTCTTGATATGAAGGATACGTTTGAGGTGGTGCTTGACTATGTAACCAAGGTTAAGGGTTCAGTTCCTTCAGGGAGGATCCTTTTTGATAAGGACATTTTGAATATGCCGTCCAGTGGTGCTCCAGTGCAGAATGGCATATCTTCCAGTGATGAGTGGGAGATAACCATTGGTGCTGAAAGTGAATCTACCGAGCCTGTTGAAGACGGAATGCAGCCTGTTGATTCAGTGGTGTATGACAGAACAGGCTTTAAAAGCTTCTTTGATGTAAATGATCTGGATGTTGTTGGGTGGGCTTGGAACGTCCTTGAAAAGATGTATATACATGGAGTTGTTCCCATTTATATTTCCAGAATTAATGCTGATGACTTTAATTCTTTCTTTTTGGCCATTACTCATTTATTTGCGATAATAGTGGTCTATGGACGAAAGTATCGCAGAATAGAGGACAGTGAGGTTTTGATGAAGACGTTTCTGGAGCAGTGGTGTATTGTATATGAGACAATATTCACTCAGGAGGAACGAACCAATATTTTCAATGATTGGATAGGGGTGTTTAGCGAGAGAGGCACTTCGCAGATTGCTGACGAGGGTGTGCCCAACAGAGAGCTTCGCAGATTGCTTGGATATGGTAGGCCAAGTGAGTTTCTATTTGCCGTTCTGGAACCTTGTAATGTTGGGTGGTGTGTCGGTTATTCCTCTCCTATGTGGTACGGCACGGAATCAGTGAATGCCGTTTCAAAAGGGTGGGACTATGGTTTGGATTGGCTTCGTGGCAGTGAGATGAAAGGTGTTGGTTCTATGCAGAACTATCCTGTTGTTGGCAGTATTTCCAGAATCAACACGACTGATGGGTATGTTTTTCAGACAGGTTCCGGGCGATGTGGTCTATATTCCACTAACAAGTCCAAGGCTGTTGAGGTTTATTCCGGAATGGACTATGAGGTGACTGTGTGGGTTAAGGCTTTATCAAGTGGTGCGCAGAACATTGACTTTGGTGTTAACTGTTTTGATGCCAATGGTGGAGTTTTGAAACAGGTCGGCCTTACTGATCTTCGAATTTCGGATAGCTTTTTTGATAGGGATGCTGATCATAGCCCTTGCCTTGTTTCTAACGTGTGGTATAGGTTACGAGGTGTTATTTATAACGTGCTTGCTGACAGGGATTTAAATTTAACATTGAATTTTAATGGTGGGAGGCCTTTGAAGTTTGCCAATGGTACGGCATATCTGGCTCCATACATTATTCAAGATGGTCAGTCCAGTGTCACGATGCAGATTGGTGGTGTGACGGTGAAGCCGTTGTATCTTTTTCCAAGACATCAGACATACAATGTATCTATTGGTGATTCAGTTCCTATGCTGATGGGTGGGTATCCAGTGCAGGAACATTCATGGAAGAACGGTGCTGGAAATGATATGGTCACGACCATATCTCCAGTGGGGCAGGGTTTTTTGGGTTCAAAGGATGTTGTAGCCATTTATTCGCAGATTAATTCCGCCAGAATCAAGAAGGATGTAGAGTTATTTATTAGGAATTATCTTCTTTCCTATAAGGAGGTCTTCTGGGGTGCGTGGCTTGATTATATTCGTCGTTCATCTTATTACCTAACATTTGCTGTGACAAAGGCTATCAATGGAGTTCCTCTTCAGGGTGCTATTGTGACATTGAGTAATGGTCTGTCAGGTGCAACGGATGAAGAGGGCTACATACGATTTGAAATTGAGACAGGTGTTACCGTGAACTGGGATGTTGTGATGAAGGGAATTCGTGAGGTTGGCACGGTGCAGATGACTGATGACAAGCTCGTTGAAGTGGTTTTGAATCTGCCTGTTGATGTGAATGTTTCCATTTATCAGAACGGTTGGGGTACAGTTGAGGTTGGTGGTTCACTCACTCCTGGATCCACAATGACATTGACGGCTGTGGCCGCAAGTGGGTTTACATTTAAGTCCTGGGAAGTAAACTATGAGGAATTTACCGCCAATCCTGTAAGTTACCCTGTCACGGGATTTGTGGATCCGATTGATGTGCTTGCCATATTTGAGCGAAGCGGTGAGTTTGTATTTATTCCTCATAGGGTTGAGATTCCTTATGACGGTGGAACTGCTACTGTTCAGGCTGTATCATCCAAGAAGTGGGCTTTGGATGCCATTGATGCTAATTGGGTGGGTGTTAGTCCGAAGTCGGGTGGAGCAGGAACAACTGAGATAAGAATTGAGGTGGTTGATGCCATCTATGATAAATTTACTGTGAAGTCTGAGGGTTCAGATGACTATGAGGCTTTTGCCTGTGAGACTGGAGCAAGTGTGGCAGATGAATTGTTTGTAAAAAAGTAAATAGATTGTGATATGAGCAGAATTAATATTCACAGAGGAACATTTCTTGAAAAGGAGGAACTTGTGAGAATGCTGTCATTTCTGGAGGACAGAGATGATATATCAGCGGTTCTTTCCTCTTCCCTGACATACGGTATTGTTTCTCCTGGGGCAAAGGCTGGAACACCATTTTCCGTCTCTGTTTCGTCAAAGGGCAATGCGGTGGACATTGCAGGAGGATACATCATTACATCGGCTAATAAGGCCTTTAGACTGCCTTATACGACCGAGTTTGCCATTCCAGCGGACAATCAGTTTTATTGGCTGAAGATTAGTCCAAGGGAACGCAACTATGAGGATGGAACGGTTCAGGTGGACGTGTCAGGGAATGTTTCTGGAAGTGTGTCCTTCAGTGGTGTTGTTCGCAGTCAGTCTTCAGGTGTGCCTACCTGTATTAGATTCGTGAAGAGTGATGGCTCCACACCAAGGAACAGTCAGGTTTATCAGGTGGTGGACATTGTGGATGATAACAATATCATTTTGTCCGGTGGTCAGGTGTTTGTGAAGGAATCTAATCTTAAGGTTGTGGTGCTTGGCTCCATTCCTATGGGCAGGAGATTCACTGACGAGCAACTTGAGGGGCTCTATACCTTTACTGACGTGGAAGTCAGTCTTGTTGAGGAGGTTTCCACTGGACAGGCTCCACAGAAGGATAACGATGAATATTATATCGCCAGAATAAAGAATAATGGTGGTAATATTGTCTGGGGCGATGAACGTTCAGAGTTCTGGAGTCTCGGAACAGGCGGTGGTGGTGATATACCTACTCCATCAGGATATGAAAATTATCAGGTTCTTACCGAAACTGGCCTATATGAGGACTTTGAGGTTACTGATGGTATCTTGCAGGTGGTTGAACAGTAAAGGAGGTGGACTATGCAGCTTTATTATACTACGACAACAGGCTATAATGCCATTCAGACAAATCCGAGTAGGTCACTTGGAGGATTCAAGTCATCAACGCTTGTCATCAATGATGATTTTTCCAATCTCTTTGATGATGTGTCCATTATGACAGTGCGTAATGCACGTCCCGAGTATAGGGCAATCATCCTCAAGAATGAGCTTCCTAATCAGGTTCGCAAGGTGAAAGTTTCGGTGAAGAATTCAACTGATTCAATCTGTCGGTACAAGATGGCCGTGGAGTATCTTGTCACGGCTGACAAGTACGGCACGAAGAAGATGAGCAATGTGCAGTCGGCTCAGAGCAGACCGTTTGCTGCACAGTTTGTGGATATGACGGACGGTGTGACGCTTGATCTTGCTGAGACCCTTAATTCAGGTCAGGAAGTCGGCATCTGGATATGTCGGGAGATTGATAAGGCCAAGGCAAAGGAGCAGTATGACAATGTCTGCAAGCCTGACCCGACGGATCCTACTGGAAGACGTTATGTGGCGGTGGAACGACTGATCGAGGAAGCCGTTGATATAGTGGTTGACTGGAAAGGTTAGTCAGTCTGATTAAGTTAGAAATGATTTTGTTATGCTGTATGACACAGATACCTATCAGAACATTGTTCTGACACTATATGACTATCTTCAACGAAGTGTGAAGAAGATGCCACGTTCCATAAAGTGGGAAAAACCGTCTCATCGAAAGACGGTTATTTCTTTTATAGAAAGTCTTCCTGATACAGCAGGGGTACAGTTTATTTGGGATTTTCTGGTTTTCCAGTTCTACATCTATAATTTTCAGGATCAAAAGTTGCGACCTCTTCCTGTTTGGTTTATGGGTAAGGAAGCGTGGGAACGGTGGAAATCTTATGATAGTGGTGCAAGATATCACGCTTTTGAATGGGCAAGTGAACATCATATAGAAAATCCATTGAGAAATGTAAATTATAAAAATGTTGCACAGAGTGTGTTGGAAGCGGAAAGGCTGAGAATGTCTCGTATATCTGGGCCGAATTATTGCGGCTTAAAGTATGAGAACCCCTATGATGATTCCAGCCGAATATGTATGTCGTGTCCGTTTGTGCTGGACTGTGACATTCTTTATGGAGGGAAGTGATATGGGTGTGAAAGGGGTATGTCGTGAGTGTGGACGTGAGACAGTGATAGTCAATAGAACGTATTGCCTGTGTGATTCGTGTAATTACAGACGTCTGCATAATGGTCTGTCACGGTTTGAATACAAGTTTACGGCAGGGAAGTTTCCGGAAAGAGCACGAAAGAAGCGTACTGGAGAAGCGGAGATTTTCAAGGAGATATGGGCGGAGCGGCCACACGTCTGCTCACATTGCGGTAGACCGCTCTCATCTCCTATGAGAGCAGGTTATTTTAGTCATATTCATTCCAAGGGGGCGAGACCTGACTTGCGACTTTGCAAGGATAATATAGAATTGTTATGTCTGGAGTGTCATTCACGGCACGAATTTGGATTTAATTATGAAAGAGATTCTCATTAAGTTGAAATTATTGGCTGACGTGATGGGTGTAAGTTCCGTGTCAGCGGAGGTTGATAAGATTATTCTTCAGCAGCAGGTGGTGTCCACGGAGATGATTCTTCGTCTGCTTGGTGAGTTGCTGTCAGTGCTGTCCACTATGAGTAGAAGGATGATGCACTTCAGGGACAGGACAGGTCAGATTCTTTCCAAGGGCTTTATCATTATGTTTCGCAAGAGTGAGACTGTTGAGGGTGAGCCTACCATTGTCATAAATGACTTTGGTGCAGGACTAAAGGCGGAGAACAATCCTGTTATAGAACTGGAGCTTGTTTATGACGATGTTGACGTGCGTGATGAGGACTTTGACACGTTATTATTAATGAAAAACTAAAAAATGATTTTGTTATGAATTCCACGATTAGGTACATAATTGTTGGTGACAGTGAGACTGGAGGGCTTCCCAATAAGGACAAACAGGCTTTTTATGACATTGCACTATGTGAATTTGCCTTTGTCGTTATAGATATTCAGGAAATGAAAGTGGTGGAGGAATGGAGTACACTCTTTAGACCCTATAAGGACAATCTTGAGTATGGCTCCAAGGCACTTGAGGTCAATGGTCTTACGGTTGAACAGTTGCAGAAAAGCGGTGATGACCTGAAGAACATCTATAAGGAGATGATCATGTTGTTTAAGAAGTATAAGAATCCTCGTATAGGAGCGGTACTTGCAGGACATAATTTTCAGCCGTTTGATATGCCTTTTCTCATTAATATGTTTGAATTCTGCGGTGATAGCATCTGGAACTATGTCACGTTCGTGGAGGACACCATGAAGCTGGCTTGGTATCGTGCCAAGGAGCAGGAAAACTACAAGCTCGGAACGTGCTGTCGTATGGAGGGCGTTGACTTGGTTGACGCTCATCGTGCGCTTGCCGATACAAAGGCGAATGCCCTGTTGCTTTTGAAATACATTTCCTATATGCGTGGCTCTGGAGAGGGTTCGAGCGTTGCGATTCCAAGAATGAAGCCGTCCTCCTTTAGAGAGACCTTTCAACTTGTGTAGTGATGATTGAGTTTAATGAGAATAACAGTCTTTCTTTTCGGCAGCTGGATAGTATCATAGACACTACAACGAGAATAGTGCAGAATCTTCCTATAAAGGCCATAAATCAGCTTATGGAGGGGTATAGGGGGGATCAGGATGTTATGTTGTCAGAGATGTTTCGTCAGACAGAGAATGTCCTGAAGTTGAGCACCACATTGGAAACTGAACGTCTTTCCTATGTCGATCAGCTCATTGAGAGCATGGATGATTCCTTGAAGATAATGTCATACAATTACTTCAAGACTACAATGCTTCCTAATTTTAGACAGGGGTGGAGAAATCTTGAGTGGGGTAATATGATTCAGCTGTATCCGAATAGTGCTTATCTTGCGGCTCGTTCTCATGGGAAGTGCTTTCTGGCTGGAACTCATATCTTGATGGCTGATTGGACTATAAGGAATGTGGAGGACATATATCCAGGAATGGAAGTGATGGGTATGGATTTTACTCCAAGAAAGGTTCTCACACGGCATATCGGTCGGTCGCAGATGTTTACGGTGCATCAGGAGAATGGTGTGTCATACACAGTGAATAGATTTCACATTCTATGTCTATGGGATACAAAAAGGAAGCACTATGTTGAAGTTCCGATGGGGAACTTTCTAAAGTACCCTCAGGAGAAGCAGAATAGATTTAGAGGGTATAGGGTGTTTTCGAGTGATAACCCGATACTGGAATATACACCGATAACGGTTGAATTTTACGGTGATGGTTCATATTATGGTTTTGCCTGTGATGGTGATCATAAGTTTCTTCTGGAGGATAATACGGTTGTTCACAACTCCTATGAGTTCTGTATGGCATTTCCTCTCTGGAGAATGTATTCCTATCGTAGGCCAAACTTTATGAAGCCTGACATTCCGGACAACAAGAATAGGAAGGAAACGTGTATTATAACCAACACGGAGACACTTGGTAAGGAGCATCTGGATAAGGTTAAGGAGGAGATTCATACCAATGAAGCACTTTCAGCGGTGCTTAATCCGAACGGTAAGGCTTCACTTGGAGCTACTGGCTTTGAGTGTGAGAATGGATCCAAACTGCATCTTAGAGGAAAGGATGGCTTCATTCGAGGTCTTCACGTGGGTGCGGCTGTGTCTGATGACCTCCCTGATGATAGTTCCATTTATAGCCTGGAGCAGAGAGAGAAGTTGAGAGACCTATTTAAGGGTGCTATTACTCCTATCGTGGAACCGTATGGGTATAATATTGTGGATGGCTGTGTTACGCCTGATACACTTGTGTTGACGGCTGATGGCATTAAGGAAATTGGGCGGCTTGCGCCTGTTGGTCTTGATTCCGAGCGGGGCTATTATGATTGGAATGGTCAGACATATAATGGTCAGAATCTGGAGGAAGTGTCCTCCTATTATGTGAATGGGGATACTGAGACCATTCGTGTGATACTTGATAGGGGGCTTGAACTGGAGACAAGTCATGTTCATCCAGTGCTTGTGTGTGATGTGGATGGTCGATTTGTGTGGCGTAAATGTGAGGATCTTTCTGTTGGTGATTATGTGGCTGTAAAGATTGGTGCTGATGTATGGGGTAAGCCGTTGAATATTGATAGAGAAGAACTTTATCAGATGGGAATGTGTGTGGCTGATGGATGCTTGAGTGGTGATCGAATAACAATAGCCAAAAAGGTTGACGGAATACGAAAGCATTTTATTGATGAACAGGGCTGGCATCCTGTAAAGGGTGCTACTCACGATGATATTCACTTTAGGTGGTATAAGCAGGAGAAACGTGAGCTTTGGCATTCGCTTGGCTATGAATATGGTCTGTATAGTCACACTAAATATATTCCAGAGAAAGTGCTTTCAGCTTCCAAGGCTGATTTGTGTGCCTTTTTGTCTGGGTATTTTGACGGTGATGGCTGTTTAACAAGGAATGATAGCGGTCATTATCATATTAGTTGTTTTTCAGTGAGCAAACGACTAATTCAGCAGATTCAGTTCGTGCTTTTGAATATGGGTATAGTTTCACACATTACTTATAAGAAGTGTCAATCTACTGAAAAGGTTAAGACGGATAGAATGGGTTATCTGTTACGCATATCTTCACAGAATATGGTTCAGAAGTTTATGCGTGAGATTGGCTTTCCTTATTCAGGCAAGGCAGACAAGTATGTTGATTCAGAAGTTAAGGTGAACAATGTCTGCCAATACGGTGTACCTTATCAGCGTGATTTGTTTAAGAGGATGAGAAAGCAGATTCATTTGACTGATGAAGATAGGAAACAATTTGGGCTGGAATCATTTAAGACACAGAATAGAACGGAAATACCTATTTATACTGTGGACGAGATGCAGAAATTGGCTAAATGGATTGAAAATTCTGGGTTACAGAATGAAGATGCTTCTATTTTCTTGAGTAATGCAAAATTAGGATATGTTTTCTTACCTGTGAAGCGGTTGGAACAGGGGCAAAGTGTTACTGTTGATTTTTCAATGCAGGAGACACATTCCTTTGTTTCTAATGGGATTATTTCTCATAATACACCGTACCAAGTGCAGGATCTTTATTATGAGTTGAAGCAGGATCCGAAATTTATGGTGTTTGAGTATCCAGCCATATTTCCTGACGGCAGACTTTTGGCGCCTGACCGTTTCACGTTTGACAAGTTGATGGAGGAAAAGAAGTCCGTGGGTACGCTTGTGTTTAGCCGTGAGTATCTTGTCGTTCCTATTTCTGACGATTCCACCATCTTTCCTATGGAGATATTGATGCGAAGCACGATAGGAATGGAGAATGTGCGACTTGTAGATAATATTGAATCGTTTCCATTCAAGCTATCCAGAGTGGTTGTAGGATGTGATTTTGCCGTGTCAGGAAATGTGGGTGCTGACTACACTTGTTATACGGTATGGGGGAAGGATTTGAATGGTTCCTATTATCTTCTGTACATCTATCGGGAAAAAGGTTTGTCACATAATGAGCAGATAAACAAGATAGAGTACTTGAACACGGTGTTTAAGCCGAATGAGATTGTGGTGGAGAATAACGGTTTTCAGTCCATTCTTGCTGATATGTGTGTGCAGAGAGGAATCAAAAATATATATCCGTTTACCACTACTTCAGGAAACAAGAAAGACTTGCGAACAGGGTGGGCGTCACTTGCGGCTCTATTTGAGAGAGGTGATATACGGTGTCCATATCATCTTGACACACGACAGAGGATAGATACTATGTTTGGGGAGTTTACATCTATTGCGTTTCGTTCTGATAAAGGTACACTGGAATCCATTAGTGGTCACGATGACACAGTATCCTCCTCGTTTATGGCAATAAATAGATTACGTGAATCGGCTCTTCAGGTTAAGGTCGATGCAGTATAACAAAGAAGAAATGATTTTGTATGCAGACAAAGAAATTTGATGCGGTGTTAAGTCCAACGTTTGTTGAAGAAATGCTTCGGCTTGCATACTCCAACAAGACATTTGCAGGGCTTGTGGTTGAGAATGTTAATGTAAGCAATTTTCCTCGTGAGCTTGGTGCGTGCAAGGCAATGCTTAAAGTTTTGGCTGATAACTATCGCAATGGAGTGTTTGCCACGCTTGGAATGGTGGAGATGGCCTTCCCGAAGAGTGAAGAAGTAGCCAAGAAGATTGCTGAAATTAAGAATATGCCTGTTCCTCCCTATGATGGTATGGTCAAGCAGTTAGAAACATTCATTCGTCGGCAGACATTTGTGGCTGTGCAGCATGAAGTGAGTGATATGTATAATGAGGGTAAGCCTGACGAAGCGATGGACTTGTTGGGGCGTAGAATGTCAGAGATACTGTCGTTTTCTTTGAAACAGGATGCAAAGGGAAAGTTTTCCAGAATCTATAGAGACTTTGTTCGTAACATAGCGATTGCACAGCAGAAGCAGGATGATGAGGTGAGGCGACCAAAGATTCCGCTTGGAATAACTTCTCTGGATAATATCACTGACGGTGGTGTTCCTCGTCAGGATATTGTGCTTTGGATTATGCGTTCCGGTGTTGGTAAATCCACTGCCTTGAAATATCACGCTTGGTACAATACATCAATATCACACAATCACTGTCTTCATATTCAGCTGGAGGGCGGTGAGCAGGAAGCAGTGGTTAAGTTTGATCAGATGCTTGCACAGACTACCTATGCAAAGGTGTTGCGAGGTGAGATTACCGTGGAGACACAGAAGCGTGTGCAGTCTCTTATAAAGAGGGCTATCACGGTGAATTCTGATGTGGACGTGTATGCTTCTGAGGAGATGATGGAGATGACAATAGCTGATATTGTGAAAGTGATAGAGGACTATTATCTGGAGTATGGCTATTATCCTGATTTGATAACACTGGATTCCATCGACCTCCTATTGACAGGACAGAACAATAAGATAGACTATGATCCTAATTTCATAAAGTATAGGCTCCAGAAGTGTGCTCAGAAACTAAAGGACATTGCCACGAAGTATGATTGTGTTGTGATGACAGCCACTCAGACCTGTGACGTTCCTATGGAACTGTGGAACGATCCATCTCGTGTTATAACACGTCAGCACACGGAGGGTGACAGAACATTGGTTAAGCCGTTTTCCTTTGTGTTTACAGGTAACGTGACCAATGAGGAGGGTGCGCAGAATGTGATGCGTATATTCTGTGATAAGCTTCGAAATTACCGAAATAACGGAATAATAGTCAAGATACCGACCAACTATGAGAACGGCTTCTTTTACGACTTAAAACGTTCCGTAAAGGAGGAACAGGTACTTGATATGAACGCTATGCTGAAGATGGATGGCGCTCCTACACGCAGAAGACGCACAAGTGATGGCAGGCAGACGGAGACAAAGACGGTTGAGGTGTCAAGCGGTGTGTTTGTGACTCAGAATGTTGAGAAAAAGAAAGTGCCGCAGAAGAGGGGTGTCTGATGAAGTACGATAAGGAGAATATTATTGACGAGCTTGGGCTTGTTCCGTTCGGTTCTCAGGGGTGGTTATCGAACAAGGAGATGGTCTGTCCGTTTTGTGGTAAGTCCGGAAAATGGGGTGTTATATTTAATGACACTGGAGGGGCGACATTTCACTGTTGGAAGTGTCCACGTAAGACTTCTTTGTATGAATTTCTTAAAAAGATAGGTAGAACGGATCTTGCAAGGGTTACATACACGGCCAAACCTGATGAGGTGTGCCCAAGGATAGGTGAGGAGCAGACGGAGGAATCACAGTGGATGGCCTCTATGGAGTTGCAGCCTTTGGAGTTGCAGCCTGTTGTTCTGCCGTTACGTCTGAAGCCCCTTGTAGGTGATGAATATCTTGAAAGTAGAGGATTTAATGGCTATCATTACAGGTTGTTTGAGCCGTCCTATACGAACACACCATTGGAGCCGAAGTTGAGAAACTATATTGTGTTTAAGATGAAAATGAACGGTGTGTGTGTGGCTTGGTGGGCGAGAAGTCGTTATTCAAAGGAATGGCACAAGGAGAATCTGGAACTTTACAAGCAGCATAAGGCCGAGCTCGTGCTTCGATATAGAAATTCAGAGAGCAATTTTCAGGATTTGCTTGGAGGATATGATCAACTTGTTGAGGGTGTCACACAGACGGTGATTCTTGTTGAGGGTATCTTTGATATGATTAACATTACGAACATTCTTGGTCTTGCTGACGTGGATGATGTCAAGTGTTGCTTTACATTTGGTAACAGCATTGGCAAGGGACAGATAGAATCACTGTTGAGGAAGAAAGTTAGGAATATTGTACTTTTGTACGATGACGGGACAATCGATGAGAGTCGTGAGGCAGCGTTGCGGATGAGAGAATTATTTGATACAGTGATGGTTGCTGCAATAAGGCGTAAGGGCGTGGATCCCGGAAACATAGATATAGAATATTTGACGGAGGTGTTGGAGTCCGCCTGTGATCCATTGACATTCTCCTATAATAGACTGGAAATGAAGATTTAGATTATGAGCAAGGAAGTTATTAAGTCCCAGGAGGAGTTTATACATAAACTGGAGATGGAATATCTTACACATAAGTTAAGATCACTTGTGTATCGTAAGATGAAGTACATAAAACTTTCCAAGGATATGGCTGAGAGGAAGAAGGAAAAGATTCAGGCACTCGGCATGAAGTTTGGCATTTCTACAATGTTTGATACAGGTGTAGAGAAGTTCGTGAATGAGCATTTCTGGAATGAACGTGGTCTTCCGAATCTGTCCTATAAGGATAATGAGCAGAAGCGTGTGCAGGGTAATTATGACGCTTGGTATCTTCTCTATCGTGGGGCTGTGATAATGTATAACGGTGAGCCTTATACTGTTGTAAGCAACAACCCTTCGACAAGGACAGTTCAGGTGCTTGATGGTTGTTTTGCAATGAGTTATGATGAGATATCTCTTGTGAACGATTATGACTGGGAATAACGTTTTACTAAAAAGACAAAATAAAAGATGATTAAGGTAAAGATTTTTAATGAAAGCAAGTTTCTGGAACCAGACTATCTTCCGGAATACAAGAGCTTGGGTGCATCAGGTGTAGATCTTAGGGCTGACATTGAAGAGGATGTAGTCCTGCATCCTATGCAGCGTATGTTAATTTCAACAGGTTTAAGGCTGGCCATCCCGAAGCATTATGAAGCTCAGGTTCGTTCTCGTTCAGGGCTTACAGTGAAGAACGGTGTTATCGTTCTTTCTCCAGGAACTATTGACGCTGGACTTTTATCATAAATATGTCAATGTCAATAGTTCCATAAAAAATTTATATTTGCACATAAATTGAGTGTAAATATGAAACAAGGTAAAGAGTATAATTGTATTTGTCCAATTTGTGGTATAGCTTTTTATACAAAGCCGTCCAGATTAAAAAGAGCTAAGAATGGTGTATGCTGTTCTATGTTATGTGGTCGTAAATTAAGAGCGAAATTTATGCTTGGTATGGGAAATCATCAATATGGTTTAACTGGAAAATTAAATTCGAGCTATAAGCATGATGAAAAAATAAATAATGCAGGGTATCGAATGATAAATGTTCCAGGACATCCAAAAGGAGCTAAAGATCGCAGGTATGATGAAATGACTTATATTTTGGAACATAGGCTTGTAATTGAACAAAATTATAGTTTCTTTCCTAAAGAGTTTTTCGAAATGAAAAATGGTTGGCTTGTTTTGAAGGATTGTTATGATGTTCATCATATAAATCATGATAAATTGGATAATCGGTTAGAAAATTTAGCGATTATTACCAGAGGGGAACATACAACACTTCATAATTTTGAAAAACAGATAATAAGGGACTGTAAGACAGGGCGTATAATTGGCGTCATTAAACAGGGTGAATTGCTGGAAAATCCAGAAGTGGACAATCAGCAGCCAAGTCAGGATGGTAACATTTTGAAAGGTTCAACGACTAACAACCGAACCCATGAATGTGGGCAGTAATGTTGACACGAGTGCCCTGTATAGGTAAAACTATAAAGATATAGTCTGAACTCTATGTATAACTTAATATTGAAGATAGAGAATATTTGGATAAAGAGCCAAATAGATAACAAATGGATTATAGAGGTGTTATTGGTGTCCCTTTAGCTAATCTGGGTGACGAGGACTTTGTGATTCACAAAGGGGATCGCATTGCACAGCTTGTTTTTCAGAAAGTGGAAAAGGTTTGGTTCGAGGGTGTCGGTTCCGTTAAAGCACTTGGTCTAACTGATCGCGGTGAAGGAGGCTTCGGTCATACAGGCGTGAAATAGAAATTTTCAAGAATATTCCTTGGATATCTAAGATAAGTGACTATATTTGCACTGTGAAATTTTAACAACTAAATCAAAAAACGATTATGGAACAGAAAGAATTGTCCGTAAGGATGAAAATCCGCAAGTTTAAGAATGATGCTGCCAAGCTGTCAGAAATCATCGAATCAGAAACTTCCACCGAACTGGAAAAGAAAGTGGCTTCGGAGTATCTTGCCAAGTTGCAGGAACTCCCGCAGCCTGAACAGCCAGAAGCACCGCAAGCTTCGGAGGAGCCGACACTTTTTCCTGAGGAAGAGGAGAAGTCAGCCCCTAAGAAGGAAGAGCCTATCAGTTCTGAGCTTACTCCTGAGGAAGTCGCTCGTCTTGATGCAGCGGAGAAGAAGTTCGACGAGCGTCAGGCCAGTCGTAAGACACCATCAAAGGGTGACAAGAATATGCGTGAGGAGCGTAAGAAAAAATGTTCAACGGCTAATCTGCACGAGGGCAAACGTGAGAATCTTCAGGAATCCCAGGAGGTTCCTGGTCTGAAGGTTGGTTCTACAGTAAAGGTGGGTAACGAGGAAGGCTCTGTTATTCGTGTCTATCGTAGCACCGACGGCAAGGAGAAGTGTATGGTCAAGATCGGAGGCGGCAAGCCTGTCAAGAAGCGTGTTACTTCTGTGGAACTTGTAAAATAGTTGGGTTTATGGTTACGGATTCAGGAACCATAATTCTTATCAAGGGAGTCAGTGGAAGCGGTAAATCCACAAGGGTTTATTGCTTCCTTGATTTCTTGGAAAGCATTGGAATGAAACTGAAGCCATACCAGTTCGTGAATATACTTGGACAGACACAGGAGATAGGCTTGTATTCAGAGGAGTTGAATATGCTTTTTCTGGGAAAGTTCTATGACGACAATGGTGTTCGTAGGTGGCAGGGTCTGGACGCTGTTACAGGGCGATTGCACACGGCTGAGGGTCTTTCCTATTTCCTGAAGTGGGCTGGTCAACGGAAGTTGAATGTTGTGCTGGAGGGGGCTGGAACGTCCGTGACGTGGCGATTGCGTCCAATGGAGATATGTGCGGAGTATGAATTTTTGAATATTCTGTATCTTGTCTATACATTCAAGCTGGAGCAGTATGATGACTATGTTCGCAGAATAGAATATCGTTCAGGCAAGGCTCCAAAGAGTGACGCTATGTGGCGCAAGCGCAAGGGGTTTGAATCGGACTATGCACAGACTGTTATTGAAGCGAAGGACTTGAATTCAGTTGGAGCCGACATTGTCATTAAGTATAACCTATTTGATGCCGTGCCGTGGGATCTTGGCACGAGCATTATGCAATATTTTGGTCTTGACGAACTGTGTGATGAATTCAGGCAGTTCGTGGAGAATGGTGGTTACATTGAACAGAATTCCTTTGAAAACATTAGTAAGTGAGTGGAATAGTTGCAAATGACAATTTGACGTACCTCTTCTATTGGTGCTGTGAACGGATGAACATATTCTGGAAGCGATATAATGGGGAGCAGCAGCCGTGGACTGATGACATGATTCTTCAACAGTACAAGTTTACGAATGTGTATCGTGTGCTGGACAGGTCAAGTCAGTATATGCTTCGAAATGTCATTTATAATGGCAAGGAATATTCTCCGGAGGATATGTTTTTTCGTATCCTACTTTATAAGCATTTTAATCTTCCTGACACGTGGGATGCCTTGATTGAGGAGTTTGGTGATATTACGTATGACACTGGATGGGAGAACATTGCTCAATTTCTTGATGATAGGGTTGCACAGGATATTACCATCTATTCCAACGCCTTTATGCTTACAGGGTGGTTCTATACATTGCCGAGGTATGCGTGTATTCGTGGGCAGTCGAAGCATAGAGGATATTTTGAGGTTTTTAGACAGAGAATATTTGACAGCGGCAGGATTGATGACTTTCTCAATGCTGCAAGTTTTGAGGGGCTTTTTAATCTGTTCAAGAAGTTGGAGCCGTTCAGTGATTTTATGTCACAGCAGTACTGTCTTGACCTGAACTATTCCCCTTTATACAACTTTACTGAGAATGACTTTGTGGCTGTCGGCCCCGGAAGTAAAAGAGGGGTTCAGTTTGCATTTAAGGGTGATCACAAGGATGACGGTGAAGTCGTTATCAGGTGGACGCAGGAACACTTTGAGGAACTGATGACAAAGTTCTGTCAGGATTCAGGTATGGTTTGGAATCCATTGCCGTGGGAGCCAGTGCCTACATTGACGAACATTCAAAATTGTTTTTGTGAGCTATCAAAGTATGCTAAATGTATGGGGGTGCAGTTTAAGAAAAATACTAAAGGTAGGATGAAGAATCTTTACACTACACCAAAATCAGAAATTTCTTATATGTTTCCGAGGAAATGGAATGTTAAGATGCCGTTAAAAGGGCAGATAGAAACTTATAAATAAAAAACGATTATGGATTTTGAATTTGATAATCTTAGTCAGGCTTTTGTTGGGCTTTTAAGGGATCTTAAGGCTTTTGGTACTTGGGCACAGAGGGGAACCAATTCAGCAGGAAATATGTGCTTGGAATTTCCAGAGCCAGTGCTTATAAAGATATGTAATCCACTGAATAGATATGTTTTTGTTCCGGAGCGCAAGTGGAACAAGACATTGGGGTGGATTGAATCACTCTGGATTGCCAGAGGTGACAACTCGCTTGAAATGCCGTCAGCCTATGTCAAGAACCTGTTGACGTTCTCCGATGACGGTGAGACAATGCGTGCAGGATACGGTCCGAGGATTCGTGCCTTTGGTGGTCATTTGTGGAAGAAAGGTGTTCGATTTGAAGAGGGTTCACCGCTATACTGGATAAAGCAGCAGTATGATTCCAGATATGGGAATGGTACGGTTGCCGTTGTGGATCAGTTGAAATTTGTGATTGACAAATTTAAGCAGGATCCAACCACGAGGGAAGCCGTCATTACGATTCACGATCCTATTGCTGATGACTTCAGTGGTAAGGAAATTCTTAGGACGAAGGACACTCCTTGCACACGTTCCATCCACTTTATGATTGTGAACGGTAGGATGAACTGTTATGTGGATATGAGATCTAATGATTTGTTTTGGGGCTTCAGTGCTGTCAATGTCTTCAATTTCACCTTGATGCAGGAGTATGTCGCCGCGATGGTGGGTGTGCCTGTGGGGGAATATTATCACAAAGTTGATAATTTGCATATTTATGAAGGATCTTTGCCTATGGCTAGGAATATTACTTCTATTCATGGAACAATGGCAGCAGTTGAAAAATGGTCTGATCCATATAGTTTTGATGAGGAATTAGATTGGCACGGTTATAAACATACATTTACCACATTGGAGGTCTTTGACAATCTAATAGCGTTGCTATCTGAGTTTGAGCGTGGGATGCGTGGTGTCGATGATTTGCCGTACAGCAAGGATGAAGCTCTGGAAACAATGAACATGATGTTTGGGGGTGAGCCGATGTTTATGGACTGGGCAAAGGTTATCTATCGTAAGTGGTCAAAGGACACGACCGTGACATTTGACAATCCGTATCTGACAAAGTTATTTGTCTGAAGTTACTTTGTAGAAACCATAAGAACAGCCGTGCAACCTCTGGTCGGGAAGCCTGTGATAGGTAAGGAGGAAGTTCGAGACTTCTCACGGCTGCAAGAGTTTAACTAAATAAAAATGATTTCGTTATGAACTACAAAAAGATTGACTATCTACTTCAGATGAAGCAGATACAGAGGCTCCCAAATGTCCCCCATCACAGAAGTTATAATATTCTTGAGCATAGCTTTGTAGTCGGTATGCTTTTCAGGTGGTTTGCTTCCGCCTGTGATGTCTCCTACGATATAAATGTGTGGGATAAGGTGCTTATGCACGACTATCTGGAAGCATTTACAGGGGATTTGAACTTTGTTGTTAAGAATCTGACAGAGAAGACATCAAGTGCGTGGGCGACGATAGAGAAGGAGGTCTGTGATCACGACACTGTTTTGAATCATTATTCTGATGAAGCCATAAAGTCTGCCATGACGGAGGAGCAGCGCATTCTCTTTAAGGCGTGTGACTATCTTGATTTGTGGATTTTCTGCAAGCAGGAGGAGGCACTTGGTAACACCACGACTGGAAACAAGACCGTTATAGATAACTGTAAGAAGCTCATCTATGGTCTCTGTGGGCAGGATAGAAAGTGGCTTCCTATCTTTGATTTTATGTGCAAATATACAGCATAGTTATGGATGAAAGAATTCCAGTTGAGATATATGCCTTTGTCGGGGTGATTGGCTCCGGCAAGAGCTATCGGCTTGAACAGATGAAGAGAGAATACAATGGTGTCGGTCAGGTTGTCATTACCGCTGACTTTTCGGATGGTATTCGAGATCTGACACGTCAGCTTTTGGGGTATAGTGCTAACTTCGGCGATGTGAATTCACAGGAATATCGTGATTGGAAGGAGAATGTGGCCTGTGTGACAGTTCACAACGGGGCGGTGGCGAATTCTTTCACTGGACGTGATGTATTGCGTAATGTGGGAGAGTCCACGAAGTGTATTGCAGGTCAGGACGTGTGGGCGAGATATACGACACAGTCCTTATGCTCACGAATAGCGTATCAGGCGTTTCGCTCTGATCTATGTGTGAGGGGTGTTCGGGTGCTTATAGGGTCAGTGCGATTCAAGTGCGAGGCTCGGAGCATATTTGAGCTCTTTAGCTATGTAGCGGCCAATATGGATAGCTTTATGAATCCGTCCTTGCACTTTATACTCTGTGATTATCACTCGTCGAGCTATGATGCGACAAGCAGTCATGTCAGTGAGGCACTTGCACAGGCCGTGTTGCATACAGGTAAATACAAGGATGGTGATGATATCACTGAACTGATAGGCACAATGGTATGAGGCAGGAATTTGAACAGTATCTACGGAGGAACCTGATGTCATATACGGAGGTCAGTCCTTATGTGTATGAAATAGATGGCAGGACATTCGAACTTTATAAGCCTGACAATGATGGTGCATTGTTTGACGATGACTTCAGGTTTACAGGCATTCCGGCCAATTTAGCGAGATACACCTCCACTGAGAAAACAGTGGACACACAGTGTGACTTCTATGCCTATAAGTTTGGAGGGGTGTGGTATATGCTTCCAAGGGATGACAGAGACAAGGTTAAGTTGAAGCGTCTGAAGTACCTTGGGGAAGCAGTGCAGGAGATTCCAACACCTGTCTTTATGGGTGTTCACGGTCAGTATGAGATTATGTCTGGCTCCGGAACGTATGCTGATTGGTGTGCAAAGGCGAAGTTCTACGGTGTTACGACACTTGGCATCTGTGAGAAGAATACTTTGTCGGGTGTCTTGAAATTTCAGGTGGAATGTCAGAAGAACGGCCTGAAGCCTGTTATCGGGATGGAATGCACCGTATATGATATTGTCAAGGACTTTAGGTTCACGGCCAAGGTGTTTGTTAGAAATGAGGTGGGTTGGCAGAGCATCCTCACTATGTCGGAAGCCATTAACTGTGATAATCCTGGATATGTACCCCTTGATCAGTTTAGAGGGGAAATAAGCCGAAATGCGGACGGATTGGTAGTGGTTGCAGACCCCAAGACGACAGACTATGACAGGTTCACTGAAATCGGCCTGAAAATAAGCTACTATCAGCTTGATCCTGTTAGGTACATAGAAGAATCGCGTGATGAGGTTTATCTGAAAAATCTGAGGAAGTTTTATCACAGCGGTATGCTTGCTCTTCCTATGGCTGATGCTTGGTATCTGGACGAGGAGTATAGCTGTATTCGGTCGAGACTCGCAAGTATAGGTGGATCTAACTTTTATGATAGTGATGATCAGTGGTTTAAGCCGAATGATGTGCTGTTCTGTCAACTTGCGGATATGTTTCCTAACACGGATGACGGTCTGGGGCTTGCATATCAGGACTTTTTAGATGGGCTGGAAAGATTGATGGATATTGTTGACGGTATTGACTTTATCGTGGACACAACCAAACGCCATCTTCCACGCTACATTATGACGGAGGATGAAGCTGCCAAGTATGCCACCAATGAAGATATGTTCTGGGGGCTTATTGACGAGGGACTTCAACGGCATCCTGAACTGATCGAACAGTACGGTGAGGATGTGGTGATGGAACGCATTGATAGAGAAGTTGGTGTAATTAAGTTGGGGGATACAATCGATTACTTCCTAATTACGAGGGATATCATTAATTGGTGTCATTGTAATGGCATTATGACAGGGATTAGTCGTGGTTCTGCAGGAGGGTGTCTTATCTCGTACTTATTAGCTATCACTAAATTGGATCCGATAGGCTATAATCTTCTTTTTGAGAGGTTCTTGAATGAGGGTCGTGTTGGCTATTGGAAGGATGAACAGATTGTTACTATTAGTTTTGAAGATGGTCGGCAGATGGAATTTGATTCCAAGAAAAAACTTGTTGTAGAACGTAACGGCCAACACATAGAATTATGTGCGAAGGATTTTGAAGTCGGGGACAATATACTTGCATATTGATGATAATTCATGATTATATTCACGGAATGTGTTATTAAAGTATAGATAATATAATTATGTCGAAGATAACAAAAATTAAGATTGAGGACAGGAAGGGATTTGTGCGTGTTTCCCTTCCTGACGAGTAGCCCCCATCAGTAATGGTGGGGGCAGAGTGAAATTGATGTAGATTTTCCCGGAGAAGACCGAGGAAAAGTTAAGCAGTATATGGAACAGCGTTTTGGTGAGGTTAATGTCTGTTCCGTGGGTACTTATTCCGCCTTGCAGCTGAGAGCGGCCATCAAGGACATGTCTCGTGTGTATGGGCTGGAGTTTCAGGAGGTGAATGATATGATGAAGCTCTTTGCCGTGGATGATCGTAAGCCTGAAGACTTGTTTAGGATAGCTTGTGCTCAACCACGTGTAAAGAAGTTCGTTAAGGATCACCCTGACTTGGTCAATGAGGTCATGCTGATTATGCCAGCACCAAAGGCACGTTCCGTTCACGCCTGTGCCACTATGATATTCCCGAAGGAGCACGATATGTTTCACTGGACACCTATTCGCAAGCAGAATGGAGAGTATGTGACTGAGTGGGAGGGTGGTGAAATGGACGGTGCAGGATTTCTGAAGAATGATATCTTGGGTATTAAGCAGCTTGATAAATTTCAGAATATGGTGCGTCTTGTCAAGGAGAACGAGGGTGTTGATGTGGATATCTTCAATGTGCCGCTTGATGATGCAGAAGTGTATCGTTACTTTCAGAACGGCTGGACGGAGGATAATTTTCACTTCGGCTCTCGTGGTTTGACAGGCTATTGTAAGGAAATGAAACCTGAGAACATAGAGGACTTGATTGCGGCTATCGCCCTATATCGTCCTGGAGCAATGGAGAACGGCTTCCACACGGAATATGTCAAGCGCAAGGAGGGTGCACCTGTAAGCTACTTTGTAGGTTCCGAGGAAATTCTCTCTAATACTTATGGGATTTTCTGTTTTCAGGAACAGATCATGGAGTTGTGTAAGCATCTTGGGGGGCTTTCACTTGTGGAAGCTGATGACGTGCGAAAGGCGATGGTGAAGAAGAAGTACGAAGCACTCCATCAGTATCATCCAAGATTTGTTGACAACTATGTGACACAGTTCGGTGTCACGAATGAATATGCTGAAAGTGTGTGGGATGCGATTGATAAGGCTTCCACCTATCTGTTCAACCGTTCTCATGCTGTTGCCTATGCTCTTACAGGCTATATTTCGCAGTGGATGAAAGTTCACTACCCAATAGAATACTGGAGTGTTGCGTTCAAGGAAGCGATGACGGAGGATTACCCTCGCTATATTGCTGAGATTAACAAGACAGGTGTCTGTATGGTGAGGCCTGTGGATATCAATCTGTCGGGAACAGGTGTGTATATTGACTTTGCGGCCAGAACACTTTATTGGTCTGTGACAGGCGTGAAGCAGGTGGCTGAAAAGGCGGCTACACAGATACTTAAGGAACGTGATGAGAATGGTAAGTATTGGTCTCTGGATGACTTTGTGACACGACATAAGTGGAAAGGGTCAGCCGTGAACACGAGGGTTGTGCAGAATCTTATTCTTGCAGGGGCGTTTGATGACGTGGAGAACATCACTGATGCCTCTCAGAGGGTGGAACTATTGATTTCCTATCTGGCTTCCACAAAGAACAAGTTGAATGAGACTGATCCTATTATAGCAGGGTTTGATATTCACAGGAATGATGCTTGGTGGTGGCAACTTATGCAGAAGAAACTCTCAGGGCTTGCGTTCTTCGACTATGCAGGTCTTTATGACAAGGTGAAGCAGTTCTTCCCTGTTGATTATGAGTATCATAGCTTTGAGGAATGCAGTGACGTTGAGTATCGTCCGAACAGGGGGTATGTTATTGTCGGTGGTTATGTGTCAGCGATAGACCTAAAGAAGACAAAGAAAGGGGACGTTCTATGTCGCATAACACTGGAGAACAACTATGAGTTTCTTGATTTGGTTGTGTTTCAGACGGAGTATGAGCGGCTTCAGGAGGAGATTGCTGCAAGTAAGGATAATATCGTGCTTTTGAATGCAACGCTTTACTATGACGCACGGAACGATAGAAACGCCTTGCGTGCTGATATGGAGACATCCATTGTGACATTTAAGTTATAACTAACACACACGAATTATGATAATTACAACACACTTTGCGAATGTTCCGGTGGAACTGGAGACAAACGGCTTTGACGGTCGAATAGACATAGACCGCCTGACAAGTATTGACTATCAGAATCTGTTCGGTGAGGCCGTCACCGTAAGTGCCCTCCTTAACAAGGTAGGTCTTCTGAGGGCGGAAGCCGAGAAGGCTGTGGCTGAGAAGAAACTGGAGAAGGACATCTATGAGGCCGACAGGAAGAAATTCTATCGCAGACAGGCGCAGAAGAACGGTGGTAAGTTCTTCTTTGACGATGATGAGATAAAGATGTCAGAAAAGGCTCTTGAGGAGGTTATTCTTCTTGATGAGGACTATCAGCAGCTGTCCTGTGAACTTATAGAAGCCCAGAAGAACTTCGCCATTCTGGACACGTTACAGTGGTCAGTGCAGGACAAGAGCCGCAAGCTGAACAATCTCCTAAAGCCTGTCACTCCAGCGGAGTTTCTGCAGGAACTTGTGGAGGGCGAGGTGAACTCCTTCCTAATACGTAAGAAAGGATTTTGAGAAAATTCTTGATAAATTCTTTGGATATCCAAGAAAGATGACTACCTTTGCAGTGTAATCATTAAGAAACAGGGTTATGAAAGCACTTACAAATAGTCAAATGGCACTTCTCATTCAGGAAAAAGTTCAGAACAATTTCATTGAAATCGGAAAGGACTTCACCTATTATGACACTGACATAAAGAAGGAACGTAAGGACATTCTTTGTGAGGTGAACTTTGGGTGGTGCGGCAATGTTTGCAAGGTGTCCTTGAAATTGTATAGTTTTGGTTGGGTGTCTTATAGGGAATTGACTCATGCAGATAGAAAGAAAGTTGAGAAATTAATCAGGGAAATTCAGTAGGAAAACACGTTTATTTATTAATAAATTCATAACAACGAATTATGGCAAGTTTTAACAGAGACAGATTTAGGGCTACTCCCCTGTCAACGGTGAATTCAACTGTCACCGAGACGAAGCAGTACGACACCTTTTACGGTGGAAACAGTGATTATGCACCGTTCTTTAAGAATGTGGAGGGCATGACCGTCAAGAGGGTACTTCCGGCACACGAGCCTGGAGATAGCCCTTATGTTCCTATGATGACCTCAATGCTTGAATGTGAGGTTGAGGACAAGAAGGACGGTGTGGTTATTGGCAAGAAGATTGCCAAGAAGAAGATTTTCATCGCCACGCTTCATGCAGGGTCAAAGTATGACATCATTGATGAGTACATCAAGAGGGTCTATGCCCTTGCGGAGCAGTATCAGGACAAGGACGAGCGTAGCCGCTTCCTCAACCCAATAACTGGGTATCGTATGGGTAAGCAGTGGGTGTCAGGCATTCGTCCACAGCTGGAGTATGTCTATTATGCGCTTATCAACGGTCAGATCTACAGGGACAGCCTGAAGCCGAAGCAGATGGAAGCTCTCAACAAGGAATCCGCTGAGATGTGCGCTCAGGATGACACAGCCGCAATCGACATCTTTAGTGACCCTACGACTGGATATCCTATTCAGTGGTCACGTGAAAAGGATGAGAACGGCAAGACGGTTGAGGTGCTCAAGGCATTGCCGCTTCCTCGTACAATGTCCTGGGATCAGTACTTTGAGAAGTATGCCGTTCCTGACAGGGTGCTGGAGGATCTTCTCAAGTTTCCTTCCCTGAAGAGCCTGTATGTCGGCTCCTATCGCAAGAAGGACTTCGAGTATGCACTGGACGGCCTGAAGAGGTTTGACCAGAACAACGGCTACAACATTTTTGCAGATGAGGACTATCTGGACTATATAGAGAAAGCCGAAGCTGAGCTTTCCAAGAAGTGGGGTTCAGAGGAGGAAACCAATGCAGCACCACAGCCAAAGATAGCACCAGCCCCTCAGGAGGAAGTTCCAGCGAAGCCGAAGTCTGTTGTAAAGAAGTCGGCGGCTAAAAAGGTTGCTCCAGAGGAGCCGACACTGGAGCAAAAGTTGAAAGTAATCAACGAGGAGTTCGTTAGGCAGTACGGCAACGAGTATGAGGACATCACCGCTGATGACCTTGGTGATGACCTTGATTCCACCTATACTCTTGCAGTTAAGAAGGAGGATCTCGGTTACGACCTTGACCACGTTCCTGGATGGGACGCAAAGCCTGAAGTTTCTGCAAAGCCGAAGCTAAAGGCAGCACCAAAGGTGGAGGAACCGAAGTCGGAACCTGAAGCAGCTCCAGAACCACAGCCGCAGACAGCAGCCGCTCCACAGCCATCAGGCAACGCAACGGCACAGTCCGCTCTTGAACGAATCAAGGCTATGCGTGAGAGAGCCAAGCAGAACAAGCAGTAACAAAGTGATGGTATGATTGAGGGGTGGCTGAAACCACCCCTTTATTTCAATTCTTATGAAACAACCTTTAGCGATAATCAGCACCGATTGGCATCTCAAGACTGACAACAAGGAATCTATTTTAAGCATTGCGAAGCAGGAGATTCAGTTGGCTCAGGATCGTGGTGTGGACACGGTTATATGGCTTGGTGATATGTTTGACAGCAGAACAAGCCAGAGTCAGGAACTTCTCACCTTTATGGATAGCATTCTGAATATGTACTATCTTGCAGGGCTGACAGTACACTGCATCCCTGGAAATCACGATAAGACGGATTATGGTGATGACAAGAGTTTTTTGACAGTGTTTAAGTATCATCCTAATTTTCATCTTCACGAAACACCTGATATGGTGGACTTTGGCAGTGCGAAGTTCTGGTTTATGCCGTTCTATCGGCAGGATGTGTATCTGGATAGATTTCAAATGTGTATGCCGTTGGGTCAATGTGTTCTGTTTAGTCATACGGCTATATCAGGTTCAATTAACAATGACGGCAGTAAAGTGGAATCACCTATCAATGCTTCACTGTTTAAGGGGTTTGAAAAGGTCTTTCTTGGGCACTATCATAATAGACAGCAGCCAGCGAAGAATATCTTTCATCTACCGAGTGTTCAGCAGAACAATTTTGGGGAGGATGAGGATAAGGGTTTTACCGTGCTATATGATGACTTATCCTTTGAACTTGTAAGGTCGGTTTTTAAGCCTTATAAAGAGATTGTGGTTGATGCACGGACAGTCACCTCGGAGGAACTTGTGGAACTCTCTAAATCGTCCGTTGATGGGGTGAACTTGCGTCTTACATTCACGGGAGATCAACAGGCGGTGAAGAAGATTGATCGTAAGAAGTTTACAGCCGTCGGCATAAGTGTGCAGGTCAAGTATGATGACGTTGATGTGGATGAAGTGGATGGACAGCAGGACATCGTTGCTATGACTGGAACAAGTATTGCAGAGAAATTTGAGGAATTCTGTAAGGAAAAAGGTTATGATTATGTAAAGGGCTATGAATTATTAAAGGAGGTAATGAAATGGCAGGAATAGAAGAACTTGTATCAACATTGCAGAAGAAGTTCGGCAAGGAGATTGTGGCTGGAAACACTTCACAGGAGGTAACTTTCATATCATCAGGCAGTATGGGTCTTGACTTGGCTCTGGGTGGTGGATACCCTCTCGGCAGAATAGTGGAACTCAGAGGGTATGAATCCAGTGGCAAGACGACGCTTGCTCTCACCGCCTGTGCAAGCATACAGAGGCAGACAGGTAAGGCGATTGTCTATGTGGACAGAGAGAATGCCATTGATATGGACTATGTTGAGGCACTGGGTGTGGATATTTCACCGCAGAAGTTTATTCTTACACAGGCTGGAACAGCTGAGGAGTGTCTGGAAATCATACGTGAATCAGCGAAGTCGGACGCTGTTGGCGGCATTGTTATGGATTCAGTGGCCGCTATGTTTCCACGATGCTATCTGGAAGCGGAGGTGGGGGATGCCAAGATGGGTGTTCTGGCTCGGTTGATGTCAGCGTGGCTTCCTGGAATTGTAGGTGACTTAAAGCGAAATAATATCATTGCACTGTTCATTAATCAGTATCGTGAGAAGATTGGGGTGATGTACGGTTCACCGAAGACAACTCCAGGAGGAAAAAGTCTTGGTTTTTATTCAAGTCAGATTCTGGATATTGCCAAGTCAGGCGTTGTCGGTGACAAGGGTGAGGAATCAGCCATTCATGTCAAGGTGCGTGTGGAGAAGAATAAGGTTGCTCCACCGTTGCGCAAGGCGGAGTTTGATATTCGTTTCGGTGAGGGTGTGGACAGAGCGTCCGAGGTGCTTGACCTTGCCGTTGAATATGGTGTTGTGGACAAGAAAGGATCGTTCTTCCGTTATAACGGTGACTTAATCGGTCAGGGTTCAGAAAAAGCAAGGGCTTTTCTTGTTGACAACCCTGAACTGATGCAGGAAATAGAAGCAAGGGTTACTGAAAAGATTTAGGCTTATGAGACTGGAAACATTGAAATTGAAGAATTTTCTGTCTTTCAAGGAACTTAATCACATGTTTAGGAATGGTGCGACGCTCATCCAAGGGCGCAATCTAACGGAAGACAGCAAGGAGACAAACGGTGCGGGAAAGTCAACGATGGAGGCCGGAATCTCCTATGCGTTAATGGCCACATCACTTCGTAAGCAGACACTTGATAGGGATCTGATAAGGTGGGGTGAGGATGAAGCGGAGATTGAACTGACGGTGTTCTGTCCAGTGCGTGGGCAGCGGCTTCGCATATTCAGGAGGATACGTGTTAAGGGGTCAGCGACACTGGAACTATACCTGAATGAGCAGCCTGTGCAGTTTGCTTCCGTGCTGGAGGGAAACAGATATATTCTGGACTGGATAGCGATAACACCCGAGGACTTGAAGTCCTTTTACATTCTGAATAAGGAGAACTATAAGTCATTTTTGAGTGCATCCAACACAGACAAGCTCGCTCTTATTAATCGCTTTATGAAAGCGGAGCAGCTGGAAGCGGCGGATGATGTAATAAAGGAGCGGAGTGTTCCCTATGTTGAGAAGCGTGATGCGGCTCAGAGAAAGGTCTTTTCCATTGAAGGCGAATTAAACGCCTATAAGGGTCAGTTGGTCTATGAGCAGTCCCGTAACCTTGATGAGGAGCTTGAACAGCAGGTAGGGGCGATTAACGAGCGAATAGAGGGGTATAAACTCAGGGTTCAGGAGTGTGAGAATGACAATAGGCAGATGGAGGAATCCAGGGGTGGTGTTGAAACTGATATCACTCAGAGAAAGAAGAATCTGATCGCTGTGAAGCAGTCTCTTGAAGCAATGGTTGCTGACAATAGTCTTGAACAGCAGAAGGAAACCCTTAAGGAGGAACGTCAGGGGCTGGATAGTGCCGCTATTGAGGCCAGAAATTTTCGTAGTGAGGAATATAAGCGACTGGAGGATACGAACAGAAAATTATCAGATCTGAACAAGATGCTTGCAGGTGTTGTCACGTGCCCACACTGTCACCATAGATTCCTACTTAATAACACAGAACGTTCTGTCACTGAACTGGAAACTGAAAGAGATGGTGCTACCTGTGACGTGGATGCTCACAATAGAACAATAGAGGAGGTCAATGCAGTGCTTGATGAACTTGCGACTGATCTCTACACTTATAACGGTAAAGAGAAGGAACTTGTTGAAGCTATTAACAAGCGTGATGCAGAGATATCAACATTGCGTAGGCAGGTGGCTGATGCCGAGCGTGTTATTTATGGCAAGGAGGTTATTCTGGGGCAGTGTAAAGAGAACATTAAACATAACAATTTCACTATTGAGAATCTGCAGAAGGATATTCAACAGGAGCAGGAGCGAATCATTGTACTGAAAAAGAATGGCATTCAGACCAAGGCGGAGGAATATGAGGGGTTGATAACATTGACAGAGAAGAAACTGGAACGTGCCCAGAAGGAGCTTGAAAAGGCGGAGAGCGAGCTTGGAGAGCTTCAGCAGTGGGGTCAGCGATTCAAGGACTTCAGAATGTCACTTGCCTGTGGACAGTTAAAGGTCATTCAGGACGTGGCCAATCTGTCTCTGGAAAGACAGAGGTCTGAGCTTCGTGTTTCCATCGACGGCTTTAAGGTGAACGCCAAGGGTCAGGTCAAGAGTGAGATTACTGTGCTTGTTATCAACGGTGAGGGTGAGTACAAGAGCTTCTGGTCATACAGCGGTGGTGAGCGTGCCAGAGTGGAGATGGCTATGATACAGGCCTTTCAGGAGATGCTCAATGCCACAAATCCCTATGGAGGGTTGAACTTTCTGATGATTGATGAGGTGCTGGAGGGTACCGATCCTCTTGGCTTGAACCTACTCATTGAATCGTTGAAGGATGTTGAAAATCCAGTTTATATCATTAGTCACGTGATGAACATTAAGGCTGGAGTGCCGACCTTGACTATCACGAAGGAAAACGGTATAAGCAGAATAGAATGAGCGGTGTTAAGACTATAATAGGGGTGGATCCTGGAAAGGAGGGGTTCATTACATTGATGATAGGTGCTTGCTTTAGACATTACCCTATTCCTATGATAGGAAACAAGGAATTGGATATGGTGGCACTTTCATCATTGATTGTTGAGATAGCGAGTCTATGTGATCCAAGTAGAACACAGGTTGTCATAGAGGACGTTCACGCAATATGTGGAAGTTCCGCTGGAGCGACCTTTACATTCGGTGGAATAGCGTATGCGTTGCGAATGGGATTCCTTATGGTGGGGCTTCCTGTTGTGCTTGTGTCACCGAAGAAGTGGCAGAAGGAGATGTTTGAGGGGATAAAGCCTGATCCAGACAAGAAAGTGATGTCCATTGCAGCAGCAAAGCGTCTGTGTCCGACAGCGGACTTGCGACGCACGCCACGATGCACCAAGCCTGATAACAACCTCACGGATTCACTCCTTATAGCGATATACGGATCAAGACACTATGTATTATGAAATGGGTTTTGAAGTGTTCAAATAGGGCGAATTGTAAATTTGCTCAGGATGACAGGTGGCTGGAATCAGGTCACTATGTGCTGAAGTATGACAGGAAGCGTAAGCGAATGTTTCCAGCCTCAGATGAGGAAGTGAGGTGTCCAGTGTGCGGTGAGCCGCTTCGATGGGAGGAACAGACGGTTCCTATATCGGACTTTGGTGTCAGCACGTTTAACGGCCTTTCAGATGAAGCGAAGAAAAAGGTGTTACGGGAGCGCTTTGATGCTGACAATAGACGCACTGGGGATGACATTAAGGCAAACAACCATCGTAGAGCGGTGAAAAAGATGATAGGTTATGACAAGCAATGAAATGTTTTTGGATGCCTGTCAGGGCATCGTGATGAACTGCAACAGGCAGATTCTTGTGATTAGGATTATGGATGAGTGGCGTGCAGTGCTCACGCAGTATGTTCGTCTTCCTAACAGGGAGGTTCGCTATTCAGAGGTGTCAGGTCAGGATATAACTCGAATTGTAAAGAATGTTCAGAGTAATTTCCAGAGCATGACGGAACAGCGTCTGGATGAGTTGGTGCAGTCAATATGTGTTCAGACATTTAAGTTTGAAACGAAGGATTATATCTGGCTGACCAAGGTGGATTTGAATCGAGGCTGATATAATCGATGTGAAATGATTAAATTTGGGTCGTATATTAATGCTTTATGATGATGAATACGACACAGATTGTGAGCTCGGCGATTGACACAGGCAAGGCGATTGGCGACGTTGGTATGATGGCCGTTACGGCTGGATTTTTTCTTGTTCTTTCCGGGATTTTGATGGTGGTGTGCTTTAAGTGGTTCATCCGCCTGATTAATAGCATGCTCCAGGATCAGAAACGAACGATGGAAGAACTTTTGAAGGAGACACGAGATCAAAATTCAAAACTTGCGGAATTGTCAGAATGTCTTGCTCCTGGAAATCAGTTAAAGACAAAAGTGATTTCAAATGCTTTCTTTGATTTAGGTGTCGAAAAGGTTTGCCGTGTTATCAAAAAGGTTAGAGCAGAAAATCACATTGTTGACAGGGAAACAACAACGGCAAAGGTTCATAAATTGCTGAAGAATTTGCATGATGACAGAAATAGTAAGCTGGATTCATTTACCTATTTAGGCAGACCTCTTTCAAGTTATACTGATGAAAAATGGGTTGTTAAGGTTGCGGAAGTCGTTCTTAGCGAAATTTATAATGAAAATGGGGCTAATGATGAAAGAGCCTGTACGAATGTTACAGCCGTGTATGATCAAATAAAGTTGGATTTCTATAGTAATATGATGCAGAGATAGTCATGGGTCTTTTTGAATTTATAACTAAATCACGTTCTGGGGTTTATAAGAATACTTCAGAAAATCGTAGACTTCATCGTGTGGGGCAAAGATATGGTGAGCAGAGACAACTGGCGGATGAGGGTGAACTGATTCCAGGAATGCCTAATTCCACCAAGGTGAATCTGAAGAAGTATTTGTCTGACAAGATAAAGAAAAAGGTGGATGACTATATTGTTAATGTTTCAACCACTCCAGGATGGAATAATCCTGAGCAGGTGTCCCTTATGGTAAAAGTTGTGCAGAAGCACTTCAATGAAGCTTTTGATGATATGACCAAGGCGCAGAGAGCCTACTGGGTGGAATTGGCAAAGCGGCTTTTGGGGCGAATGGAATCTCTTAATGCAGGTGGCGACAAGGAGGAATCCGTTAAGCCTGAAGAAACACCAAAGCCTACATTGAAGGAACGTGCTGACAATTTTGAACAGAAGGAAAAAGCGAAGGACACCTTTGAACAGGCAGCACAAAAGCACGGAATTGAACACGGCAAGCCGATGTCTATTGATAGAGCTGATCGTAAGCACGCCAATCCGAAATGGTGTACGCTTGTAGATGGAAGTTTTCGTCCATACACTTCGAACTGTCAGACTTGTGTGGTTGCCTATGAACTTCGCAAGAGGGGTTATGACGTTGAAGCAAAGGGTGTTGGTGTTAAGCCGAAATCTTATACAAATGATTTCCAAAGAGAAATGGCCTATGATAGTACCTTTGCTTTTGCTGATAAGGATATAGATCTTATTAGACCGAACTTTACAGGTGAGATTAAGTCCAATACGAATAAGGGTCGTGGGCAGTTTCGAGTGAAAATTTTTGACGCCATAAAAGAGCAGGGAACTTATTTCTTATCTTTTAAGAACAAGGGGCGGCAGAGTGGTCATATTGTGGTGCTTGAACACACGACCAATAATCTTTTGTTGATAGATCCACAGTCCAATAGAAGAATTGATCTTAAATCTGACGAATTCATGCAGTATCTTGCTGGAGTGGATGTTACATATAGAGTCAATAGACTATTTAGGGTGAATGACTTGACATTCAAACCTGAGGTATTTTCTGTGGTGGAAAAGGCAAATACAGAACCAGATATATATGATTAATGAAAAGGATATTCTGAAAATCTGCGAAGCGGCAGGTTGGAAAGGTGGCGAACTGATTTACGGTGGGTTCGCTGACGGCAAGTACTATGTCTCCTATGGAGCTGAGAGTGACGATACAGAACTTGCATACGTGGGGGCTCCTATAATTCTTATCGTGGAGAACGGCAGGTGTAGAACAGCCACTGATAAGGAGTGGGCTTACTTTTATGAAAATTTTGTGAAAGATTAAGGATTAATCCTTGGATATTTCAGAATAATGATTATATTTGCGTAGTAAAAATTCAATTATGGGTTTATTTGAATACATAGTTAAGCCCAGATCGGGTGTTTATAAGGATAATCCGGAAAACAGGCGACTTCATAGAGTTGGACAACGTTACGGTGAACGTAAGATTGCTAATGAGAGCAATAGCGGCACAAAGCTTCCCTCCAAGGAAACCTTGGCACGTTGGAATGATAGAAAGAAATCCTTGGGTGATAAGTATAAGACGATTTCCTCTATTGAGGAATTTCGTGATAATAAGGCTCGAGAAGTCCTTAGAGAGAAGCTGATTCAGGAGACTGTTGAAAAGGCCGTAAGGCATTTTGACAAGCCAAAAGCAGTTTTCTGTCTTGGTGGTGCTGCATCTGGAAAGTCTTCATCACTTGCTGCATTGGGGTATGATAGCAGTAGGATTCCTTGTCAATTGAATCCTGATGAATATCAGGAGAATGCCTTTCAGGGCGACAATATGTTCTACAACTGGACAAGGTCAGGTTCTGGTGCAAGTAGGTTGCATAAGGAGACAAGTGCAATGACAAAGGAAGCCTATAAACGTGTTCTTGCAACAGGCGGAGACTTTGTTAAGGATGGTGTTATGGGTGATTATGATAAGGCACTTGCTGATATTCAAGCTGCGATTGATGCAGGGTATGAACCTGAAATTGTTGGTGTGTCTTTATCAACCAAGGAAGCCTTAAAAAGATGTAAGGCCAGATATCAACGAGCAGAAGAAAAAGAAAAGTATTCAGGTAGAAAGGTTCCAAAGGATGTTTTGGAAAATGGTCATTCTGGTGCGGCTACAACTTTTGCAAGGCTTATGATAGAACATCCTGAATTCAAACTCAAATTGTTTGATAACAATGTAGAACGTGGAGAAAAGCCAATTCTTGTTTATGATTCAACCAAACAACCCCCTATTTTAGATAAGAGAAAAGTTTTACAGTTCTTTAAGAAGAGTGTTGCTTATAATAAAATTAAAGACTATATGGAAATGAAAAATGATTTTGCGAAGTCCATCCTTGACAGTCCTTATAATAAGATTGTGGGTGGCAAAGAAGTTACACTGATGAACATCCTGAGCAAGTATGACCATCAGCGAAGCGGTGAGAAACTTGAATTCTATGCTGAATATGCTGAGGATCTCGGACTAACCGAGGAGGAGGCTCTGGCATATCAGAACTGGATAAATGACGGCAAGCCGACAGGCATTGAGTCCGATGAGCAGTTTTACGAGATTCAGAGACAGGCGTATGGAGAGGTCGTTATAGAGCTTGATTAACTTTGGAAAATTCCTTGGAAATTCAAGAACAATGACTATATTTGCGTTGTGAAAATTAAAAATGATTTCGTTATGATTAAGATTGTTACCAAATCACAGGATCGGTTTCGTCAGGCCGTTGAAATAGCTGTTCAGGCGCATCAGGGTCAGGTTGACAGGAATGGTGTTTCGTACATCTGCCATTCTATTGCCGTTGCACAGAAGTGCTCGTTCTATACAGCCAAATGCGTGGCTATGCTTCATGACGTGCTGGAGGACACGGAGGTTACGGCACAGGATCTACTTAAGATGGGTGTTGAGGAATATATCATTGAATGTGTGGAAAAATTGACGCACGATCCAAAGGTTCCATATCTGGATTATATTCAAAGCATAATTGACACCAGAGATGCTAATATCATATCGGTTAAGTACGCTGATCTATGTGATAATCTCGATCCTACGAGGGGTGGAATGAATGAAAAGAAAGTGCCTCTGTATCGCAAGGCCAGAAGAATGATGGAGGAAGCATTATGTCTCATATAGAACTAAGAAATGAAATCCTTCGTTTGAATTCTCTGTATAGGCAGGGCAAGCCGGAGGTCAGTGATGTTGAGTATGACGCACTTGTGGAGCAGCTGAGGGCAATGGCTCCTGATGATGAATTCTTTAGGTCGGGCGTCGCTGAAAAGGCGACTGATAGGATGCAGACGCTTCCGTTTCCTATGTTTTCTCTGGAGAAAATAAAGACGTTTAAGGAGTTTTTGTCGTGGGTCACGAGAATGGTTAAGGCTGGATGTGAAAATTTCGTTATAACGCCTAAATACGACGGAATAAGTCTTCTTGTCAGTGAACTGTCACAGGCAGCCTGGACGAGGGGTGATGGTGTGCAGGGTCAACGAAGTGACGCACACTTTGCACGAATGAAGAACGGTGAGAGCAGAGAGCCTGTGTTTGAATACACTTGGGGTGAGGCAATATGTTCCAGAGGCGACTTTGAAAAGGTCAGGGGTGAATATAAGAATGCTCGCAATATGGTTGCAGGTTTGTTCAACTCACCTATGGGAGCCAATACGGAGCAGATAGGGGCAGTGACCTTTGTGAGATACGGTCTTGATTCTGATGAGAACAAGTCCGTGCAGCTTACCTATATGAAGAAGCGATATCTATATGTCACTCCATATAAGTTGATTAAGGTGAAGGATATTCTGTCCTATGGGGAGGATAGCATTCTGGATATGCTGGACACGCTTTATCGGCTGTGGAAGCAGACATATCAGATAGACGGTCTGGTGATTGAAGTGGATGAGAGTGGTGTTCGTAGAACATTGGGGCGCAAGCCCAATGGAAATCCTGATTATGCCGTTGCGTTTAAGCGGGAGGAATGGCTTCAGTCCTATACTACGACAGTGGAACGAGTTGAATGGAATATCAGCAAGGATGGCTGTCTATGTCCGGTGATATGTGTGAAACCTGTGGAGATGGAGAGCGCCACCGTGTCCAGGGTGACAGGTTATAATGCAAAGTATATTGTTGACAATCATATTGCAGGTGGCTCAGTGATAGACATCATTCGTAGTGGTGACGTCATACCGAAGCATATTAGAACACTTGGCTATTCTGAAAAGGTCTGTGAGGAGGAACTGCCTACTATGTGTCCTTGTTGTGGGAGGCCTGTTCAGTGGGATTCCACACGAACGGAGCTTGTCTGTGCGAATGAAAACTGCAAGCAGCAGGTGATATCCCGAATGGTGTATTTCTTTAGGACGATGGGTTGTGAGGGCTTTGACGAGCCTATTGTACGTCGCCTGTATGACGCTGGAATGGATAGTATTCAACTTGTCGTGGCGAGTAGGTCAATGGCATTTATGCACATACTTGGGGAGAACAAGGGGATGGCTGTGTATAATGAGATTCGGAATAAGGTGCTTAATACAAGGAATCCTGTTGCACGACTTATGACTGCATATAATGTCTTTGGGGGTGTTCTTGCAGAAAAGACGGCTCAAAGCATTATAGATGGCAGTGAAGCAGTTCAATATCTGTTGGATATCAATGAATCTATCGGGGATAAGGATATTCTGGCAGTTGTTCGTAAGGAGCTCTGTTCCATTTCTGGCGTGGGTGTTGTCACGGCTGACACATTCACTACTGGCATGGATAGGTTTTTAGATATGAGGTGTCTATACCCTTATTACGTTCATACGCCTAAGAGGGTTTTGGCTGACAACTGTATGTATGTCTGCATGACAGGTTTTAGGAATAAGGAACTGGAGAATGAACTTATAAAACAGGGACATGAGGTTTTGAACGGTGTTACGGCCAAGTGTACGGTTCTTGTGGTGGCTGATCTGAATTCAACAAGCAGTAAGATGCAAAAGGCTCAGAAAATGGGAATTCGTATTGTGGACAGAAAGACATTTGAAAGTGAAATATACGGCAATAAGGAATAATGCGATACTTTTATCGTGACAGTGCTTGGTGGCACATCGGGTTTAGTTATGATCCAGAGTTGGTAAAGGAAGTCAAGTCCTTTGCCAATTCCGTATTTAACCCTGAATTGCGTGAATGGTATGTTCCTGTTCATATAACTACATCGGCAGCGGTGCAGAAGTGGCTTGCAGACCATAATTTTCAGGAGGGGAGGGTCTATACACCATCACGTAGAGTGGTGGAATATCAGGAGCCGCCAGAGGTGATAACGGCTGATGATGTGCTTGCAGCCTGTAAGGAGATTAGCCTGAAGCGCACACCACGCCACTATCAGGCGGAGGGTGTTGCCTATATGATTAATCACGGTAACTGTATAAATGGTGATGATTGCGGCCTTGGGAAAACTGGACAAGCTATTGTCACTGTGGAGCTTATGGACGTGTTTCCTACTCTTGTTATCTGTCCAGCGTCTGTTAAATACAACTGGAAGAAGGAATGGCAGAAGTGGAATCCGGCCAGAACAGTAGGTATAGTGGAATCCGGAAGGAATTATGATGAATCCGTGTGGGATAGTGACGTGGTTGTGATAAACTTTGATATACTTGGCGAGCGAAACACGGATAAGCCAAAGGCGAAGTATAAGGAACTTCTGCGTAAGTATTGGGGTTCGTGCGTGATTGATGAGATACACTTTCTTAAGTCGGAGAAGGCTATGCGTACCAGAATGACCAAGAAGATAACGAAGCCCATTGTTCATATTTGGGGTCTTACCGGAACATTGACGCAGAATCGCCCTCTGGAACTTGTGCAGCCGTATCAGATACTTCGCAGATTCACGGAGGTGTTCGGGGGTACACTGGAGTTCAAGTTCAGGTACTGTGATGCCAAGAAGACGATGTATGGCTTTGACGCAAGCGGCTTCAGCAATCTTGAGGAACTTCATGAGCTGTTACGAATGGCAGGATATGTTCGTAGGCAGAAGAGGGACGTGCTCACGGAGCTTCCACCTGTCATAGAGCAGATTGTTGATGCTCCTATAAGCAATGCAAGAGAATATCATCACGCAGAGGATGATCTATTGAATTATCTGGAAACAATAGACGTGGAAAAGGCAAGTTCAGCGGCCAATGCTCCTCATCTTGTTATGCTGAACACACTTCGTACGTTGAGCATTGTCGGGAAAATGGCCTTTATCAAGTCCTATATTCAGGAATGGCTGGAATCCAACGAGGAGAAGCAGCTTGCTGTCTTTGGGGTACATCGTGAGCCGCTTCAGGAGCTTGCTGATTACTTTAAGGCTCCAGTCATACAGGGTGGTGTGTCCATAGAGAATAAGCAGAAAATTGTGGACGCCTTTGCGGCACAGAAGCATCGTCTTCTATTCGCCAATATTCAGTCGGCTGGAACTGGAACGGACGGTCTTCAGACACACTGTTCGGACATGATATACATAGAGCTTCCGGATAGAAGCACTGATGTTGAGCAGACAAACGCTCGACTGGAGCGTATGGGACAGACGAGCACGATTACAGTCACCTACCTACTGTCTCCTGAGACAATTGACGTGGAGATGAAGGAGACACTGGACGGCAAGAAGATGCTTACTGACATTGTAAATGCAGGACACAGTGAGAATGAGCTTATTGCTATGAAATTCTTCAGAAATCGCAGGAGGAATCCTTGATATTTTCGTTATATGTGTAATAAATAATTTTGTAGATGGAAACACTAAAAAGATTCAAGTGTCGGTTCTTTGGTAGCAAGGAACGCAAGGGTCAGATCACACGGCAGACTGTTTTTGTCACGACCTATGATCGTGCTATGGTTGAGGAAGTTCTCAACAATCAGGGGTGGATTAAGATTAACGGTCTGAAGATAAGAGAATGCGAAGAATAGACATATACACTGACGGCAGCTGTAACGCACGAATTAGAGTAGGTGGCTACGGTGTGTATGTTAAGGAGGAAGGACGTGAAACGGTTATTCATCAGGGCTATACTCACACCACGACGGCACGGATGGAAATGAGGGCTGTGCTTCATGCGATACGCTTGATATCCAACGAATCCATGGACGTTTACATTCATTCTGATTCTCAATTCGTGGTAAATGCGTTCAAGGAAGGATGGCTGTCCAGATGGCGACTATCTAATTTTGTTGGAGTGATGAACGCTCCCATCTGGAAGACTATTGCGCTTGAATTGGCAAAAAGACCACAGGTTCATTTTCACATTAGATGGCTTCATGGGCACCAGAAGGATATCCTGGATGAGACCGTATTCGGGAACACGGTGGCGGATGCACTTGCCGACTACAAGAATCAGGAATCATACATTAAAGACACTGATGACAATATATGACACCGGACAAGTATCAACAGGCGGTGATTGATGAATATAGGCGCACCAATCACAATATCTTCATAAGCGCGACGGCAGGAAGCGGCAAGACCACCTGTCTTTTGGAACTTGCCAAGAGAACTCCTCCTATTAAGTCTTCCATCTTTCTTGCGTTTAATAAGTCTATTGCCGAGGAACTTGGCAGGAAGCTTCCTCCTACGGTTAAGGCTATGACGCTTCACGGATGCGCACTGGCGGCTCTTCGTAAGGCGTTTTCTCTGAAGTTTACAATCAAGGAAAACAAGTATTTTAGTATAGCGAGTGAGATTCTGGAATCACATAAGGTGCATTTCAAGCGGATTCCTGGGCTTGCCGTGCGTATGTGCAGACTTCATGATCTGATGCGATATAATCTTGTTAGTGGTGGTGTGAATGAGGTCTGTGCACTTGCTGAAAGATACGGTGAGTACTGTGACGATAAGACAGCTGGATATGCCTGTGAACTGTATTCAGCGGCAAAGCAAGCGGCAGACACATTCTTTGCAGGTGGTGGTCAGGGAACAGTTCCTATGGACTTCACCGATATGCTTGTGTGGGCAGTGAGGTATGTTCCCAGGTCGGAATTTAAGCAGTATAGCGTGGTGATGTGTGATGAGTGTCAGGATATTAGTGCATTGCAGTATGAGTTGATAAAGCGACTGAAAACACCAAAGGGGCGTCTTGTGGCCGTGGGAGATCCGAAGCAGTCCATTTATTCATTTCAGGGTTCCAATCTGGATTCACTTCACGCAATACAGAGCGCTCCTGATACGGTAACACTTCCTCTGTCCATCACCTATCGTTGTGCCAAGTCCATTGTGAAGGAAGCCCAGAGGGTGTTTCCGGAGGGGATAGAAGCGGCTCCAGCGGCCATTGAAGGAACGGTTACAAGAGGGCGACTTAATGAAGCCGTTGAGGGTGACTTCATCCTATGTCGTAATAATGCACCATTGATAGATGCTTGGCTGAAGCTTGTTAAGATGGGTCGTAGATGCGTGATACTCGGCAAGGATTTCGGTGATGCTCTTATGGAGCTTCTGGATAATGCGGAGTGCGTGGATGACCTGGAAAAGCCGCTTGTGGATCTTCTGGAGCGACTGCATCGTAAGGGCATTGAAAGACCTGAGAGAACGGAAGCATACGTCAATCTGGATGAAAAGGTGAACATTCTGCTGAACCTGTTTGACTTCTTTGGTAGCCTTGAGGCAGTGAGAGAAAGAATTTTTGATATTTTTGTGGAAAACGCTGATGAGAAGCACGTTATTTTATCAACAATTCACAAATCCAAGGGCCTTGAAGCTGATAGAGTGTTCTTCCTTGAACCAGAGTTGATTCCAAGCAGGTTTGCAACAACGGAATTGTCTATGTATGCCGAGAAGTGCCTTATGTTTGTGGCTATTACACGAGCGAAGAAAGAATTGATTTACATATAGTTATGGAAAAGAAAAAGGAGTTTAAGATTTACATTATCGTACCAAGGGGTGAGAATTGTGTATTGCTTAACTGTAATAACATGAAGTCTATGCAGGGCTTAACACCGACAGCTGAGATTCTTGCCACACACTTTCAAGCGGAACGGGTGCGTGTGGAAATCTGGAAAAGAGACCACCCTAAATGGTGTAGATTATCAGTTAATCAAAAAAGGGCTTCAGCGGAACAGCCTTACAGGCCACAGCCCCTTTACATCGAAACGGAGCCTGACAGGTTCCAGAACATTGTGGACGAGGTTAAGGGTAAGGTTACTGGATGTAATGACTTATCACATATTGCTCTGACAATGGGTTCCGCCTATATACCTTGCTGCATCATAAGTGCGTTCCATCCTGAGGAATACGAAAAACAATCCATTAAATAAAAGAAGATTACGATGAATACAAGAATTCTTTTTGGAAAGGACGCAAGAGCAGCTTTGCTTGCTGGAGCGGAAGAGCTCTATTCAGCGGTGGCGTCCACACTCGGACCGAGAGGTCACACGGTTGCGATTGATAAGGGGTACGGCATACCTCATATTACCAAGGATGGTGTGACGGTGGCTCGTGCCTATGACACTGACGATCCGATGAAGCGAATGGGGGCGACACTCGTGAAGATAGTTGCCGCAAAGACCTGTGATCAAGCAGGTGACGGAACCACCACGGCCACGATATTGTCCTACGCTATGATGAAGCGTGGTGTGTGTGGCTTGGTGAACATACAGAATCCGCATGAGTATCGCAGAGGTATGGAAGACGCACTGGATGAGGCAGTCAACTATATTAAGTCCAGTGCTGTAGAGATAGAGCCTGATGAGATTGACAAAATCAGGCAGGTGGCCAAGGTGTCAGCCAACGGTGATGATATGGTGGCTGATCTTATCACCTCGGCGATAGAGAATGTCGGCAATGACGGCATCATCACCGTTGAGGAAAGCACCAAGGGAGATGAATCCACGGTGGAGGTCACTACTGGCTTTCAGTGGAGCAAGGGCATCATTAATCCATACTTTGTTACAGATTCTGAGCGAATGGAGTGTGTGCTGGACAGACCCTATGTGCTTATCTGGGGTCAGAACATCAACTATGTGCAGGAGATTCTTGCCGTGGTGCAGACCGTTTACACGGCTAAGAGGTCATTTCTTATCGTGGCTCCAAATGCTTCCAATGACGTCATAAAGTTTCTCGTTACCAACGTTCAGCAGAACAACGGCCTAAAGGCATGTTTCGTAAAGGCTCCAGGATTCGGCCAGATGCAGAAGGACTTGATGCAGGACTTGGCTGTAAAGGTGGGCGGCAGAATCGTTGGTGAGGAGTACGGTAACGCCATTGAATCATTCGGCACGGACTGGCTTGGTGAGGTGGACAAGGCCACAATCTCAGCCAACCGAACTGTTCTCGTGGGCGGTGCTGGAAAGCCTGTGGATATAGATGCTCGGATAGAATTTATCAGGAATGAAATGGCTGAAAACTCCAACACCTATGATAAAGAAAAGTATAGGGAGCGCATCAGTCGTCTCACAGGCGGTGCGGCTGTCATTTATGTAGGTGCGGACAGTGAAGTGGAGATGAAGGAGCGCAAGGATAGAGTGGATGACGCTATTGCGGCCACCAGAGCCGCTCTTGATGAGGGTTATGTTCCGGGAGGAGGGACAATTCAGTATAAGATAGCCAAGATTTTGGAAAGGTCGCTGAATGACAACCCAAAATGGAGCACTGATTATTCGGAGGGCTACCGTACTGTGACTGAAGCCCTGAGGAAGCACTTTCACATTCTATGTCAGAATGCAGGGGTGGAGCCTATTCGGATTGAGGTTATGATGGACTTGAAGTCCACGGCATTTCAGCAGGGCTACAATCCATTTACCAACAGTATAGAGGATATGTATAAGGCTGGCGTGATAGATCCAGCCAAGGTCACACGAACATCACTGGAAAATGCTGTGTCGGTGGCCGTTCAGTTCCTCAGTATGTCGTGCGCTATGTCAGGTGAGGAGGCTAAGAAATAACCAATATAGTATGAGTAGAAAGATCATTGGTAAGGGCGACATTGTTCGCATACGCCACAATACGTCAGATCATTTCTTCAAGGAGAATGAGCTTGTGGTTGTCAAGGAGACGTATCCTCTATATGAGGATGATCCTGAATATTTGAAGTGTGCCAACAGAGAGACACACTGGATGGTTAATATGGAGGACGTCACTTTGTTTGAGCGTAACCCACATCCTGATGATGAATAAAGATCAAGTTTAATCAATTAAATAAAAATGATTATGTATTACGAAGTAAGAGTTAAGAGAACGTGCATCACTGACGGCAACGCCTATGGCACGCTGAAGGAGTCCTATCTGGTCAATGCGGTGAGCTACACTGACGCTGAGGCAAGTGTGGCTCGTTATATGGAGACTGTTTATCCAGGAGCCGAGTATAGCATTCAGCGCATCTCCAAGAGCAAGGTTGAGGACTATGTTCAGGTGCCTCTGGTTGATGGTCAGAAAAGGCCTGAAGCCTATTACAAGGTGCGCTGTGCCTATGTGGAGGACATTGACGGTCACGCCAAGAAGCGTAAGGTGATGGTGCTCGTGAACGCTGTTGACGTGGAAAAGGCCGCTTTAACGGGATTGTCCATCTATGATCCTGATGGAGATCTGAAGCATGAGGAAGTCGTGAAAGTGGAGAAGACATCCATTGTTGACGTTATAGACATAAGTGGTGAAGAACTTAGGTCATAGTTTAGTGTGTGAATCACCCCTGTCGCGGAGGAAGTCTTCGGCAGGGGTTAATTTCTTTTACCTATGTCGAATGGAAAATCAGTACCGAAGCGAGTGATAACCGAGCAGGACGTGGAGCGCATCATGAGAACAGCTCCTGACTGGATTCTGGATGCGGCTGACGAGATCCATGATTTATATGTGGCGGCTGAATGGGCAAAGGAGGAGCGTGACCTGTCTCCAAAACGATATTTTGACATTACCCTGAATGCAGGCACGGCCAAGGAGAAGGAACTTCACATTGACTTCCAGCAGACGGTAAATCCGTCATCAGTCATCAAGTCATCAGGCGGCACACTGGAGGATATGCAGAAAGCCAACGGAGCACGTCTTGGCTATCTGGCTCTTGATCGTGCCTACAACAATGCCGTTCTCGCCCTGAACACGGCCTTGGGCATACGAAGTCGCAAGCCAAGGAACATCGTGGACTATACAGGCACGATAATGGAGCTGTTCGGCAAGTTCTACACTGTAGCTGATGTGCATAACGTGTTAAGCAAGGAGTATCGCATAAAGGTTCCTGAGGACGAGCTTCGTAAGTTCTATGTGGAGCATCGTGATCTGATAACCAAGCGTAGAGCCGAGTATGTGCTAAATAGCAAGGAGTTTAGGATAGCCACTGAAACAGGTCGTCTGGAGGTGCTGAACAAGCTTCTTGTGGAGTTCGAGGTGAAGAACAAGGCGGCAGGAGGAAGCAATCTGGAGATATCCAGCATGATTCTCCGCATCATTGAACAGGCACGCAAGGAGGTCAAGGGGAACGAGCTGAAGATGACCGTTGACGGACGAATAGACGTGTCAGCCACGGTTCACGCAGAATCCAACGTGATGGATGTAATGAAGCATCTGTCCATTAACGCTCTTGTCATCGGTCTGACAGCGGCCAAGGCAGGACTGAATCCAGCCGTGTTGATAGGACAGCTCGCGAACAGTTGGTATAGTCAGTTTAACGGATTCAACGGCAACATTATGGAGGGTAAGGAGGTGCGTCTTCCTTCCGCTCTGATACGCTCCTATGACTGGGATGTGATAGCCAAGGAGAGCAAGGCGTTTATCGGGGAATTTAAGCCCATTACGGATGTTGTTGATGAACAGGACACCATCGCTCGGGAACAGGGTGAAAGTCGTCGTGAGGAGCTTGTAAATCGTCTTAGAAACATAAAGAATGCGAAGAACAGAGAACAGGAAAGAGCCAACCCCTACACCACGGACGGACTGCCAGAGGAGGTCTCAGGAGGTCTGGTGGCAGCCCCTGTCACGGCAGGAGAAGGAACAGCGGAGCCAAAGCACGAATTTGAAGTGGATTACGCCTTAAATAACAATCAGAAGCAGAAACATAACATTCGCATTCGGGGGAAGATACGTGAATCCATTGACCGTCATGCGGCTCAGAGGGAGGTTACGGCTGAGAAAAGGCGCAAGGCCAGAGTCGTGCGTAGGAAGGACGCCAATAAAGGCAAGGATGAATAGAATTGCTATATTTGCAGTGTTATGAAGATAGTGTATAACAAAATAATCCCCTTTAAGAGGTATCTCTGCATTAATCTGTTCGAGGTGCTTTTCGTGCGTGGCACGAGGGTGGAAAAGGAACATCGAATCACCGCCAAGGTGGTGAATCATGAGGGGATTCACACGGCACAGATGAGGGAGATGGGTTACATTTTCTTCTATCTGTGGTATTTTGTAGAGTATTGCGTTATCAGGCTATTTCATCAGAAACAGGGTTGTGCCTATCGGGACGTTTCCTTTGAGGAGGAAGCCCATCGTCACGAAAATGACTATCAATATCTACAGAATAGACGTCATTACACTTGGTTCAAGTATCTCAGGGCGAGAAGCAACCATCTGCATACTGGACACGGCTACTGTCAGAGGTGATATATGTATGTAAATTAGGGATGCCCAGACGTGGGCATCCTCCAAAAATGTTTAATAATTATTAAAATCTAATTCATTATGGCAAAACCAGATTGGATAACATTAAGCAAGATGTCAGGTACAGGCAATGATACTGTTACAGTGACGGCTGCGAAGAACACGGGCACCTCTGCAAGGAGCGGCTCAATCACTGTTAAGTCAGGCTCTCTATCAAAGGTGGTGACGATAAGTCAGGAGGGGCAGACCCAGAATTCTCTCGTGTGGCCTACAAGTGGGCTGGCGTTTCCTCCGATTCAGAATTATAGTTCTAATAATTCTACCCACCTGGATGTAGATCTTAAATACTTTGACGGGTCACTCACCACACTGGACGCTACAATCTTCATGGTGAACGGTGAGGAAGAATCCTCCAGCCGAGTTCTATCTGACTTCGGTTTATCCTTAACAGGGTCTATCATAAAGACAAACGGTGACACCACGACAGTCAGGTTTCAGGTGACTGTCACTGATTCCACCAAGCTGGAGGCCGAGCTGGACACCTCCTATTTCGGAAATGGAACCGAAACGGAGCCATATTATGGAGACATGAGTTTTTACATCACTGGATTGAAAGGTACGAACGGTGTGGGTGTTTCAAGCGAAGCATATGCGCTTACAATCTACAAGGTGACACAAAGTCTTGTCAGTGAAATTACATTATCGCCTGAAACTGTGGAGATTGATCTTGAGGGTAATGATTCCGTTACCGTAACTTATTCCAACATCGTTCCTTCCTCCATCCAGATAGACAGAAGTGAGATCCCTGACAGCATTACAATTGCCTCTCAGAACCTGCCTGCCGGACAGGAAATAAGCAGTGGAACATTTGTTCTTTTCATCACTGTTAGTTCAGAAGCGACAACGGATCTCACCTACGAATTCAACGTTTCAGGTCGTGATTCTGAGGGTCAGACAATCACGGCAGTAGGCACGATCTATATTAGACCGTAGATTCGTGAATTTTAATTGCTAAGGGAACGTCCTATTGGGCGTTCCCTTTTTAAGTTATCAACATCTTATTAGCTGATATTGTCGATTGTAATTGTAGGACGAGTAGATGACATTGACAATGTGTTAACGGCATTATTCATCGTCCCCACCAAAGGAATTCTGTTGGTTTCAGGGAATGTGAATCCTAAGGTCTGTTTTCTTCCGTCATTAAACACCGATGAATAAGACTGTCCAGGCTTTTGGGTGTTTGTAAATTGAAATGTTGGGCCATCACTGGTGGTTCCTTCCAAAATAGGGAAATTGTCACTTGTCCTTCGTCTGGCAAAAATTTCAATCTTGGCCAGACTGTCTTCCTTAGGAAGATCCCAATCATCAATACTACACCATAAAACACCCTCCACTGATGGAGTCACAACACTTGGTGCCGTTAAAGTAAGACCCTTATCAACCATGAATGTTTGTCCAGAAGTCGTTGTAAGTTTGGTGTTAAATATGACCTCACTGAGGGATGCATCACTAAACACCTCATAAGGCACAATGATATTGGCCAGCTCAAAACTTGCCTGAACAACGATGTGTTGTGGCTCATTCAGTATTTCACATTCAATGGTTTTACTGTTTCCAGTATAGGCCTGTTTCCAGATGTTGGCCACATATTCCGTGGCGTAATCATAGATTCCAGTCTCAGTTGTTTTCAAGAATGGTTGCCATGATACTGTTGGATCCTCATCACTTGACAATCCAAAATAAACGTTACTTTCTTCTATTTGGTCACCGCTCACAAAATCATTGTAGAATATATCAATCTGCGTCTGTGACATACCACTGATGTCTATAACGACGGTGCTGGAGGTAACGTTTTTGATTATTCCGGCTTCCTGTGAGAATTCCGCTTTCGAGCCGTCATAGATGGACGCATAGATGGTCTTACCGATGTAGTTCTCGGTCGAAAGCGTTCCTACGAAATGCAGTGTAATTTCTTTTGTTATGGAGGGGGTCTGCCCCTCCTGACTTATCGTCACCACCTTTGATAGAGAGCCTGACTGAAGGACTGGACATCTGACGGAACGTTATTTGCATACATACATTAAAACGATAGAATTATGGCAGAAGAAAACATTACCATTAAGAGGCTGAACGAGCTTCTGGGTTCACACTTCACCGTGATGACTCACGCTTGGGGCTGTCACTGGAACGTGACAGGAATGGGGTTCAAGGCGGCTCACGACTTTCTGAAGGATCTTTATGAGGCCGAGCAGGAACGTGTGGACGCCACGGCTGAGAGGGTTCGTGCTCTGGGTGGAGTTGCTCCAGATTCCATAGAGGAGATGGAACGTAGAACACTCATATCCACCATTGGCAGCTCGGCTAACAACCATGATATGAAATCTGTGTGGAACAATCTTGCTCGTCTGTGGAGCAACACAATTAACATTATAGTGGACGTTCACAGGGCAACCCCTGAGGACGACATTGCCACACGATCATTTCTGGAGAACATGACCGAGGAGATGCAGAAGGAACTGTGGATGATTAAGGCAAATCTCGAATAGCTATGAAATACAGCATCTGGAAAAGAATAGTGATGGTGTTCAGTCCAAGGCGACTGGAACAGGCCATTGACGAGGAGGTGCAGAGAGTGAATCTGGGGTGGCATAAGGTGTTGAACTCCACCTACACTGACAGACCTCTTGATCCTGACGTGACACCGTTCGTGTCACTGCACGTGACCAAGGCCGGAATCTGGTGCAACGGTAAGAAGTGGGGTAGAAGTGATGTCATGTTCCAGCAGAGATCCGGAGGGCAGGCAATGGACTTTAGTCCAGCTGTTATGCAGGAGTTCTGGGACGAAGCCACCAAGGCGCTCGGTGCGTACATTCTGGAGCACGGCTATGGTCAGATAGTGCTCTCCACTGACCCTATGGACAGGAGTGTTAAGGTCGCCAATGTGCGCCTTAATGCATACAATCCTGAGAAGGACAGATAGCTTTATAAATTTGTCATATATTAAAAGTTTTACCAATGTTGGCAGCGGTCTGGGCGTGAGTTCAGGCCGCTATAATTTTTATGGAAAATTCCAGAATCACTCTTGGATATTCCAGGACGATTATGCAACTTTGCATCTGTAATTAAAAACACACGGAACAATGAAGTCACTAAAGAAAGCATTGAGGAATTTCTTCACCAAGCCTGTATCCAGGCACATCTATATGGACGGCAAGTCCGTTCAGGAAAGACTGGAGTTGATAGCCAGAGCGCACACAATTCACTTCAGCAGGGTCAATCTTATAAATTATGAGGATACTGTGCGTGGATGGTTTGAGGCCGCTGAATTCACCGTGCTTCAGACCTATTCCGACATTACACCGTTCACGGCCAGAATCACCGTCAACTTCTCCTATCTGAACTCTGACGGCAGTGTGGTGTCACGTGTCGTGGAGCTGTTCACCAGAACTGCATAGATATGGCATACGTTATGAAGAGAACAAGAAGGGAAGCGGACTTCTTTCTTGTGCAGAGGGCAATCTGCGGTGATCAGTCCGCCTACACCAAGATATATGAGGACTATCAGAAGTCCGTTCGATATGCCGTGGCCAGAATTCTGTACAAAAGACCGATGGACGTGGAGGACGTGTGCATGGAGACGTTCGAGAGGGCGTTCTCTCTGCTGCACAGATTTCAGCCTGACTATCAGCTGTCGGCCTGGCTTGTAAGGATAGCGTCCAACAGAGCGCTGGACTGTCTACGAAGAAGCGGCAGACTGGACGTCACATCCGTGGACGCCACCGTTGATGATGACAGCCCTGTTCTGGAGTTGCAGCTGATGGATGACGCACCTCTTCCCACGGAGCAGGTGGAGCGCAGACAGGATATCTCCTATCTAAACGGTCTTATGGAGGAACTTTCAGACAATGAGCGTGACGCACTTCGCATGAAGTGTCTGGACGGTCTTTCAAGTGATGAGTGCGCCGAGCAGATGGGAACCACCAGACGCACGGTGCGTCACTCCGTGCGTGACGGCATACGTCACCTGAAGGATATGGTTAATGAGACGGATGTTGAATTGAGAAGTAAATAGCATATTATATGGCAGAAAATGGAATGGACACCCTCCGCACGGGGGTGAGGCAGGGGGCAGGTATTACGATAGATCGCAGCACGCTAAGATGCGACTGGATTGAGGGGGGCAGCAACGGCATTCAGACGTTCTTCATGACAGCTGAGGAGCTGGAGGCCTTTAATGAGAAGCAGATGAAGAAGTTCGGGCGACTGAACCTAAGAACGATGAAGACGGAGAAGTGGGTGAAGGATCACTGGGAGACGGACGAGGGTGATGAGCCGACCGCTGACGATATGAAGGAAACAGGTTATGACGAGGAAAATGAATAGTACGGATCCACGTGTGGAAGCCGTTCGTCAGTCCATTGACGAGAGCACCATTCCTGAGGAGATGGCCTCCTGTATGGTTCTTGCCACAGCTATGGAGACGATAATGAATGACGTTATGGCCAGAATCAAGATGAGATACAAGGCCGTGGGGCTGGACGCCAAGGGCAATAACGTGCTGAAGGGACTGAAGAGCTACTGTCAGGCCGTGAAGACGGCTGGATACTGGTTTGACAGAGAGGTTGAGCCGAGAAACGTTGAGTGTACCTTTGAAACATACGGAACGGCCTCCTCCTATGACGGCTTTCGTGCAAGATGCGGTGAGGTGGCGGAGCTGGTGTCCATGATAGTGCAGGCAAGCAAGGATTCCTCCGCAATGGAGAAAATTAGAGACACAGCGAGAGAGGCCGCTCGTGACCGAGGAGTTACCCTTGAGGACTGGACAAGACTGCATCTAAGGACGGATTAATGACTAATAATATCAAATTATGAATTTCTATGAAGCTGCAATAAAGGCTGTCTGTACGGCCTATGAGATAACACCGGAGGTGTTGAGGGGTGATCGCAGAGATGAGCGAATAGTTGAGGCACGAAAGTGGTACTGCCTACTCACGACGCCACGACCTCTGGAAAGGTCAGGCAGATACATCAATCGTGATCACGCCACCGTTCTGCACCACAGAAGAGAGATGCGTGAGGCCATAGGCATCTATCCTCTCCATGAGGAAAGGTGGCGTGTGATGAAGCGCCTATTCAACAGCATTCTTGTGGAGGAGCGAATGAATGGGTGTCACGTGGGTGTGAAGGAGTACAGGGCTGAATGGAGAAACTATCAGGATCTACTGTCAGCCGCTGAGAATGCGAGGCATAGACTGGAGGAGCTGTCCACGGCCGTCACGGGAGAGCCGTGCGTGGTGTGTGAGAACGGTGACGGTGGATTCCATGTGGTGAAAGTGAGGGACAGAATTGGCAGACCGCTGCCGTTGGTCTATATGCTGAACGTCATAAGGAGGAGGGATGGACAACCAATATAAAGAAAAGAAGCTATGAACATTAAGAAATGTGTTGACGTTCTATCAGCTCTGAATCAGGGTATGGAACTGGAGTGGAGATCCAAGGGTGATACAGTCTGGAAGTCTGTATCAACGGCTGACCTGTTGGAGAATGGTGAGGTACACCTGGACTTTGATAAGAAGGAATATAGGGTAAAGTCTGGATACAGAGCCTATATGGGGGCTGATGAATTTGTACAGGAGGCCATCCTTCACACGTTCATGCTTATGAAGGATGTGAAGAGTGGAGCCGTGTTCGTTCCTTCCGTAGTCGAGCAGACATTTATTCACTGTGGAGAGTACCGCATCCCCTATGAGGATCTTGTGCGGAATTATGTCTGGTATGACGATGGAACGCCTGTGGGGATGAAGCTGTAGAGCGGAGCAGGGTGCATAATTAAATCTTATCACCCTCGATAAGCGAAACTTATAGTTGATCATAATTGATAGACACACAGAGAATCCGGAGATTGGTCCAGACCCTGTGTGTCTTTTCGTGTGAACTCCGTAGGATGTTCACACCTGGAACGTTCGAACAGAACGTTCCCCAACTCCCTGATATTCAGGACACTCCACTATTCCTATGATAAGCATTTCTTATAATATATGATAATCCTTCCTTATATGGAGCACTTGAATACAGGCATTGAGGGTATTGAGGTGAATGACATCAAGGGGAGGGGTTTAGGAGGAGAGGGGTCGGTTGGGGTCGGTTGGGGTCGGTCTGGGTGTATTGATTCAGGTTCAGTAGGGGATATCTTGGGGTCGGTCTGGGTGGGTTTTGAGGTCATAGTGTGGTGGTTTTGATAGGTCGGTTTAGGTGGAGAGGTTCTGGGTATTTAGAGCCGTGCGGAGTCCTCCGCCACAGAATCCCTTTCGCTCACGTCACGCCTATTTTCGGGCGAAATTAGCCGATGACAGGGCACTTCCGACATAGATACACCACCTATGAGCGGCCAGTTCCCTAAACTCCGGGATTTTCGGTACTTAACGGAAGCTCATCGGGACAGGCGGATGCCGATATTTTGTGAAAAACTGGTCGTGAAAATAGCGTGAAAAACATAATCGACTGATAATGAGTGACTGATTTCAAATGTTAAGTGTGTGATAACAAAATCTCGGAGGGGTATAAAACGAAATTAAGCAAAAATCCCGAAATTACGTAAAATGTAAAGCTGTTCATGGATACCACTCCTATAACTCCACTCAGGTATCCCGAGTTATGATGATTAAAATTGTAAGTAATAGAATTTTCGTGAAAACTTCATTGGATATTCAAGAAAATACACTAACTTTGCACCGTAATCGTTAAAATCATCAAAATTATGGATGCACAGAAACAACTTCAGGAGCGTATCAAATGTTCCGAAGCTTTGATTAAGGGGCTGGATTTGCAGATTAGTCAAAAAATCAACGAACTTCATAATCTGCAGAGCCGTATGGTAAGGGATAGGGATAGGCTTGCTGCCATCAGGGACGCAAGGGGCGGCATCTACGATAAGTGGTATCGGCATCACAGGGAGGACAATTCTGCATACGACACACAGTGGGAAATAGAGAAAGGGCTTATGTTGTCAGAGGGGTATGAGGGTGAATTCAGGGTTATAGAGGGGTGATAATTTTGCTTATAATAAAAACTTATGGATATGACACAAAAGGAACGAAACGCACACATCGTGCGGAATGCGGTGGCCACGTCGGACACCGTCACAATACGTCTCGAGGACGGAACCGAGCTCTGCTTCTATCGCAGCCAAGCCTTGGCTGCACGGCAGTTCAGGGAGGAGCTCGGCAGAATAGTGGAACAATATCTATTGGCATGACAACCTATAATCAGAATCTATATGAACACGCCTACGTGGAGAATCTCCTGGCTGGAGAAAGGGTCAGAGGTCGTCCATACGACACGTCTCACAAGAAAGTGCAGCCGCATCGAAGCAGAGAAGTACATAAAGAAAATAAGGCCGGACATCGTGTGGTGCGAGGTCATTCTTGAGGGTATAAAGTAAAGCTGATGAGTGGGGGACTCTGCTCCTCCATTTATCATATATGATAAATGAAAAATGAACGATAGGAAATATTGCTGTGCAGGTTGCAGACACTGGGAGCCAGGAGACTTCTGGAGAACCACTCCCATAGGTATGGAACGTAGGATTCCAACGGCTATTATGGCACAGGGAACGTGTCATGTCACGGATAGACCCTATGGACGAATGAACTATATGAAGCCCTGTAAGAGGTTTGAACGAGGAATATATGAAAATCCAGGATTAATTTCACGAAATTTTCAGAAGTAGTCTTGGAAGATTCAAGAAATAGCCCCAACTTTGCATCGTTGGTTCAGTTGAGCGCTGCCAACACAGGTTGAAAGTTTAACATCTAAATCATTTTGTTATGAACGCTACAATCATCACACCGGACGTTAATTTGTCAAACAGGTCACACATTCTCGCCAAGGACAGCACGGCTGTCAAGTATGTCAGCAAGGTTAAGATTCAGGAGGAAATCAACGTGATTATGGCTCGCATCAAGGATGCCAAGGCGAACATCACCGCTCCACAGAAGGAAGTGAAATCCAAGACCGACCTTATGGACTTATACGGCTACCTCTATAGGGAATGCGAGAAGTATAATGCGGAGGTTCTGGCCGAGCGTCAGGCCAAGGTGGAGCAGGAATCAGCGGAAAGGGCACTAAAGTCATCCAACAGGCACGAGCGCAAGGCGGCACGTCTGAGTGACGCTGAGGAAAGGTTCACACGTTACAGTGATGAGCTTGCCAAGCGTGAGGCAGGAGACATGATGGGGCTGGACGCAAGGGGGCAGAGACATCGTATCGCCAGTCTGAAGCGCAAGATTGCTCGTGCTGAAGCGAGCTTAAAGAAACTTCAGGAAAATTCATAGAGTGGTTCCTGGGAAATCCAGGACTTCCCCTTATATTTGCATCGTAATCATTAATTCATACACGTTATGTCACATTTCAACAGCATCACATCGTTTCAGAATCTCAAGGATCAGTATAGAACCCTCGCTATGGCCAACCACCCTGACAGAGGCGGTGACACAGCCACTATGCAGGAGATCAATGCCGAATACAGCCGTCTGTACGCCATCTGGGTGAACAGGATAGAGGACGCAAACGTTCGCCCCACGATGACGGCCGAGCAGTCCATCCACCACTTCTACACGCAGAACGGATGGGAGGGTTCCAACTATGACTCCAGTCTCAGCACCAAGGACATCGCCGCTCTGGTTCGTGAATACTGCAAGCAGAACTGGAATCAGTGGAGGTTCAACATCAGATGCCACTTCGCTTCCATGTGCAGTGAGATCAGCGTCTATCTCAAGGGAGGTCCGATTGCCTCAGGTCTGGTTGGTGAGCAGAGCTCATGCTGTCAGGAGTACGGCTACCAGACGAGATACCAATACAGAAGTGAGCGTGACGACAGGGTGGCACCTGAGGCGGAGATCGTGATGCAGGACGTCATCGCCTATCTTAAGTCCTTCAACTATGACGACAGTGACAGCATGATCGACTACTTCGACACGAACTTCTATCTGTCTGAGCGCATCGCTGGCAGCAAGGAATGGAAGCACGTCCAGAGACAGGCTCGTATCACAGCCCCACAGCCTACACCGAGTGAGGAACAGGCTTCAGCCCCAAGCCTTGGGGAGGGTGTGGACATCATTACCTACTCTGACAAGGCTCTGGCCGTGGTGGGGGACACCAAGCCGTTGAGAGCACGCCTGAAGGAGCTCAAGGGTCGCTTCAATCCAGGCCTAACAGTGGAGGGTGTTAGGAGGGCTGGATGGGTGTTCAGCGCAAAGACCTACACGGTTGACACCCTGAGACAGGCGATATTCGCTTGAATTTGCGTTAAAATCACGAAAATTAGGAGGTGTTGTTCTCCATCTGATACATTCGGCAGGACACACCTCCACAATCGTAAATAATGACCGAATATGACATTTCTACAAATCAACATAGGCACGAGAAAAGTTGACGTGACGGAGGGCGGCAAGGCCGTGTCTAATTCAATCAAGGGCTTCTTCCGCATTCCAGTGACGGAATTAAGAGCGTGCGTTCTGGACGAGCGCAGCGACTTCCTATCCCTGAGGATGCGACACGAGACGCTCAACCTCCATTCCACAGGCTGGAAATGGGTAGATCTTCTGGACGCATTCGTCGCGACCACTGAAGCCCTGATGAGCCACTATGCCGACAGACCTGACATGGAGAGTATGATAACCATAACCGAGACAGGAAACATCACAACACTTGTAAATCTATACTACGATGAATAGAAGAAAAGAAACACAGGCCGAGCCGTTTCTGAAATGGGTCGGTGGAAAGGCTCGCAGGGTGAATGAGATACTTGACCTTATGCCTGAACAGATTGACTACTATATGGAGCCGTTCCTGGGAGGTGGTGCGGTGGCACTGGAGGTTCTCCGGAGAAACCCTGACTGCAAGGCTTTGCTCTCGGATTTAAATCCACACCTCATCAACTGTTGGCGACAGGTCAAGGAGAATCCACAGGATGTCATACGTTCCGTTCACGCACTGGATGACCGCTATCTGCGTCTAAAGTTCGCCGACGAGCAGAAGTCCTTTTATATGGCCGTGCGTGAAAGATGGAACATCTATATGGCCGTGCTTGAGCGGTGTGACGAGAGTATGGATGATGAGGACAGCGGTGGCGAGGCTGGCAGAGCCGGAATGTTCCTGTGGCTGAATCGCAACTGTTTCCAGGGAATGTGGCGTGTGAACTCCAGGGGTGAGTTCAACGTTCCGCCAAGGCAGTCTATCACAAGGAAAAGTCGTGTGAACTATGAGGCGATAGAACAGGCGTCCGTTCTGCTGAGAAACGCTGATATCCAGCAGGGAGGCTTTGATGAGTTCGTTATGGCTCCAGGAACGGTCGTCTTCGTGGATCCACCGTATATACGTGAGAATAACGGTCGTGGATTCACGGCATACACCAAGGACGGCTTCACCGATGCGGATCATCTTGCACTGGCCGAGAAGTTGAGACTGAGTGAAGCCACCTATGTGCTGACGATAGGCGGTGATGAGGACATCGTGCGTGAGATATACGGACAGCCTGACAGTATGTCAGAGATTCCCTGTACGTTTGCAGCCACCAACGCAGGAAGAAGGACGAGGAGTGAGTTTATAATTACAAACAATTTTCGTAAATTAAGATAACGGAGGGGTTATGAACAATGAACTAAAGAAGCTAATTCAACCTTACTGGGTTGAGGGGCAACAAGGTGTATATATCCCATTGATTGACAAGGTGTTGCTCAAGGATAATATTCCTGCAATGCCATATCACGATTTTATGAAATACGCAAAAAACGGGGTTAAAATCGCCACAAAAGACGAACTCCTGCAAATGTATCTTCAGAGAGATCAAATAAATAAGATACTCAAAGAGCATAATGGAGACACTCTTGCATTTGCTTGGTTTGGCTCTTCATCGAAGTCTGATTCAGATATGGAATTGATCGTTCATCTTGGCTCGGGCCTTTGCAACTACACATATATGGATTATTATTATGCCAGTAGAGCGGTCGTAAATTTGAAAAATTAAAAATGAATAATATGAAGCAGCATTCTAAAAAGGAAAATAGTTATTATAAAAAATTCTAAATTTATGAACAAGCGAACGAATGAAGCCGAGATTCTGCTGAACAGGCTTATGGAGATGCACGGTGAGTGGATAGCTCACGGATGTGAGCCTGGAGATGTCATGAAGCTGACAGCCGCCATGATGGCCGTGCTGACGCAAAAGGCATTTCCACGGAATCCTACCCAAAACGATCTTATGGAGTTCCCAACTCGTCTGCTGAACTGCAATATGGTGTGGGAGAAGTTCGTGTCCGAACACAGAGACGCACTCTTCTACACAGCTGATATGTTCCGGAAATGGGTCTGGGGGTTGTATCGCGACCACACGAAAACAAGGGCTGGTCTATGGAAGATTCTCGGGTGGGAGACGTTCAACACCGATGATGAGGAGGCGAACAATGAAAAAGAATAAGGGGCACGTCAACGGTAACATTTGCAAGGTCGTCGATGACGTGCTGATAGAAGGCTCCGAACGCTACCCCTATGCCAGAACGTTTGTGGAATGCCTGTTCGGTATGACACCTGACGACTATCGTCTGGATGGATGGACAGAATGTGCATCGTTCACGACCAAAGCCACGCTCACGCACATAAAGAGCACCATCGAGGAGAATATGAAGAAATGCAACGTGGAAGACGTGATAGGCGTGTCCTATGGGTCTGGATATCGTCAGGGTGTGCGGGACGTGCTGAACTTGCTTGATGAGATGATTAAACAACTAAATAAAGAAGACAATGCTAAACGGATGGATTAGATGGTTCATTATCCTCTCTGGGGTGATGAATCTGGCTTGCTGCATCTATAATGGGTGCACAGACAGGTGGGAGGTGGCGTGCTGTGAATTCACGATCGCAGCACTCTTTTTCTACTCACCCTATATGACTGGATAATGAAAGAAAGACTTTCCGCCACACGTCGGAAATGGTTTCGTCATGGGTGGGTACGATGTCAGGGCAGGATGGATCAGCATCTGCTGAATCGCTACATACAGCTTCTCGATGTAGAGTTATCCATAAGAAACCCTCGTGTGGATGAGGTGAATCACACACGATGCAGAACTCTGGGTCAGATCCTATGGAACGACCTACGACTTGAAATAGATGAGACAGACTTTAGCACTGACGATGATGCGTGAAAGAATTGCATTGAAGATAGTTAGGCGTATTCAGGAAAGGCCTGAACTCCTCCACTCCTATAATAGAATAACAATAGAGCGTGCCGTAAACACGGTGTATTGCAAAAAGCGACTTAAGAGATGGATAAAGTCTCACGTGAGACTTCGCCTTGGTGACAGAACGGTAGTCATGATGCCGGACAGGACATTCAGTTTTATTCTAAACGAATATTTTGACACATTATGAACACACGACAGACACGACGAGCCAGACGGCTCATAGCCCGAAAGGGATACTGGAAAGCACGATGGCTTCAGATGAGGATGGATCTAAGGGATCTTCAACTGGACTACACCACCTACACGAATGAGATAGACGGTGACGCCAATATGGATCCTGGGTTATTTCAATGGTACAGAGACAGATACGTGAGGATATCCAAGAAGATAGCATACTACGAGAGAAAAATGTAACGAAAAACGTTATATAGATGAATGAGTTTAGTCATAGCTAAAATGACAAATCAATTGTCTTAGGTGAATTAATGATTATCAGAAACAGGGTCGCAGGGATGCGCTCCTGTTTTTCTTTAGTGGAATCACGAATTCTATATTATGAAATTTCAGAAATTCCCATATTATATCTTGGATATCTAAAGAATTCACCCCAACTTTGCCGTATAATCATTAAACATCACACATTATGGCAAACAGTTCAAAGCAAAGCCCGAAGGGCATCATCTTCATCAAGAAGCATCACAAGGATTCCACTTGCATCTATTACGGCACACTCGCAGGTCTCGTCAGTGAGGTGTTCGGCTATACGCTTGAATGCGGTCATTCCTGGAAGCCCTCCATTTCCAGGGAACCAAAGAGCCTCAAGTCGCTCGTAAGAGCTGTGAACAACTCCTATGACGTTCTTAACAGGTACTTCGATTATGTGGAGGAAAGCAACTTTCAGGAGTTCCTTCAGGCTTATGGCAGTGACTTTGATAGAGGAATTCTTACCGCAAAGGCGGCTGTTGACCCTATGTTCCACGATAGAATTGAAGTAAGATAAGGAGGAGCACATCATGAACAACACGATAAACATTTTTGGAATCAACATCAGCACCCCTGTGTGGACTATTGAACAGCAGACAGGCTACAAGCCTGAGACAACGTTCTGGCAGGACTTCTCCATCGCTGAAAAGATGGGTGGCCTAAAGGGCATCCAGGAGACGTTTGACAGGATATTCAAGGAGTGGTCAGACAAGTACAGGTATCTCACGGAGCTTGTCCTCGTGCTGAACTGGAAGTGCTGGGATTGGTACAATCAGGGTGACGATGACACATCAATGCTGTATCAGAACCTCTTTTATCAGGCAAGAGAGTACGCACTGGACAACCTTAAGGACGAGGAACTAAATTATTTCATAGAAACTACGGATTAGTCCTTGGATATTCCAGAATAATGACTATCTTTGCGGCAGTTAATCATTAAATCACTTACATCATGGGATTCACACCAAGCAAGTATCAGCAGCGCATCTACGACTTCATCGAAAAGGGGTCAGGCAATGCGGTCATCAACGCTGTCGCTGGAAGCGGCAAGACAACGACCCTAATCAGTCTTCTGGAACGTGTTCCAGCCACAAGCAGGGTTCTCTTTCTGGCGTTTAACAAGTCAATCGTGGAGGAACTCAAGATAAAGACCTCCCGATTCAGCAACGTGGACGTCAGAACACTGCATTCACTTGGGTGCTCGGCTCTTCGTAAGCAGCTCTCCATAGGTGACATCAACAGCAGCAAGTATCGTCAGTATGTCACGGAGCAGTTGAAGTCCGGAGCATACGCACCGACACGTGAACTGTCACTGGAGGAGAGGTCCGAGTACAGAAGCAATGTGCTGGATCTCATCGACCTTGCACGTGTCAACCTGTGTCAGTCCGCTCAGGAGGTCGCTGCCGTGGCTCAGAAGCACGGTCTGTTCCTGCACGACAATGAGATTCAGCTCGCCCTGAACGCCATCGTCTGGGGTCGCAGTGAGAGCGGTCTGTCCACCATTGACTTCACGGACATGATCTACCTCCCGTGCTACTTCAGTGAGGTGCGATTCTTCAAGTATGACCTCGTTCTCATTGACGAGTGCCAGGACTTGAATGCGGCACAGAGAACCCTCTTTCTAAAGACCATCAAGCGCAACGGTCGCTTCGTGGCGGTAGGAGATCCTCGTCAGGCGATATACGGCTTCGCTGGAGCGGACGTGGAGTCATTCAATCTCCTGAAGTCTCTTCCTGACACGGTGGAGCTTCCGCTGTCCGTGTGCTATCGCTGTGACAGGGAGATTATCAAAAGGGCACAGGTCGAGGTTCCACAGATAGAATGGCGTGAGGGAGCGCCTGACGGCATCGTGAACGATGAGGCCAAGGTGGCCGACATCAAGGACGGTGACATGGTACTGTGTCGCCTGTCGGCACCTCTGGTCGCTCTCTGTATCAAATGGATAGGCGAGGGGATCAAGGCCTACATCAAGGGTCGTGACATCGGAACCAACCTTGTCAATATGCTTCAAAAGACCAAGCGTGTCCGCATCAAGGACGCACTCAAGGTTCTGGAGAAGGAGCTTGCTCGTGTTCAGGCCGAAATCGTAAAGACCACTGGTCTGACCGCTGACGAGGCCGTCCAGCACACGTCCTACGTTCTCTATGCTGACAAGATTAAGGCTATTGAGGTCATCAGTGAGGGTCTCACCAAGGTTGAGGAGGTCTGTGATCGTATCAACGCCATCTTCAGTGACGAGAGCAAGCAGGGCATCTGCCTGTCCACCGTTCACAAGTCCAAGGGTCTGGAGGCTGACAGGGTGTTCATTCTGTGTCCGGACAAGTTCTTGCTCAAGCGGTCAATGAAGATTTCGTGGATGGCCGAGCAGGAGCACAATCTCATCTACGTGGCCTACACAAGAGCGAAGCACTATCTTGGTTTCGTAACGGACTTCAAGATATAGTTTCCTGGATTGCTCCTTGGATATCCAAGGAGCAGCCTTATATTTGCACACGAATTAAACACATACGATATGACGAAGGAGCTTACAATCACCCTTGACGGATGGGCAAGGAACTACAGCGTGACCGAAATAACGGCCAATGAGGACGGAACGGTAACGCTCCGATGCACACCTCAGGAACGAGGAGCGGAAGTCGCCCAAAGGGCGGAAAACTCGGGAGCCGTGGCACGACCACGCATCCGCTCCTATATGCACTGTTCAGGTCTTGTCCGTTTGCTTGTGAACGGCAGAATGGTCACGGCGGCTGTCACGCACTGCACCGACAAGGCCGTGCGTATATTAAATCTGGATCTCGGTGTGGCCTGGATGCCGAAGAATGTGCTTCGGTGGTCAGAGGTCGCTGGAATGCTCTGTGTGGTGGACATAGACTACTGGCCGGACTTCACCACGAAAATCAATGATTCTATGGCGGAGTATCCCGTCCTGTTTAACGCAGAGGAGTTATATGACAGAGAATTCACGCCAAATACCTATCTTTGATTCCGTTTATAAACCACATATTATGAGAATGGAGGAAATAGTGGATAGAACACTTCTGTGGCTTGGTGGCCTGAACATCGTCAGCAGGATGATGGCCGTGGTCGCCATAATGCTTGGAGCGGTCATCGTGGGGGCATTTCTGGCCTTTGCTATGGTGGGAGTTCTATGCTTAATAGCCAATTAGTTAAACTAAAATAGAAATGATTATGAAGAAAGGAACTCTATGGCCTGTCGTGCTTGGAATAGCGGCACTTGTGGGCACTATGGTAGGTGTGTCACGATGCACGCACAAGACTGACGAGGTGACTGATGAGCGTGAGAAGGAAACTCACTTCAGCAACAGCGTTCAGAACGCTGAGATCATGGAGTCCGTCTATGACAGAATCTTCCAGCTCCGTCTGGATCATCCTGACATCGTTATGGCTCAGTGCATACTGGAGAGCGGTGAATTCACCTCCGACCTGTTCAAGGAGGGCAACAATTGCCTCGGGATGAAAGTTCCAGGGCAGCGACCGACATTTGCAGTAGGTGTGTGCAGAGGACACGCCAGATTTAAATCATGGCATGACTGCATCGCCGACTATGCTCTGTGGCAGAGCGCCTATGGACGTAACCTCTCTGATGAGGCCTATCTCGCCTTGCTGGATAGAATATACGCTGAGGACGGCTCCTACACGGCCAAGCTGAAATCGATCATTCGCAAGTACAATCTTTAGGCGTTATGTGGAGAATAATCAAGTCAAGAACCGATCGGAGCGAAGACTTCTTTCAGCAGATGGAGGATCAGGGGTGGGAACTGAAGTCAGCCCTCTACTCGTGTATGGACGGAATGTATCACTATATATTCAGGAGGGGGAATGATGAGCAACAAAGGTAGAGCGGAGCGATTTCATCCGCACTGTCTCGTGGTTCCGGACAACGTCACACTCGTCCTGTATTACATTACACGTGTTGTCGGGAAGCCCGTGTTCGTCAGAACACAGCTCTCCATCTTTCGCACTCCTCTGTGGTGGCGGTGGATCAAGGAGAACAATCTCCCTCCATCAATAGCGAATCTTATGGACGGCACTCTGGAGGAGAACTATGGGCTGAAGATAGAGAACGCTGACGTGGAGACGACGAACATAAATCTTGCTGATGACAGCGCTCTAACCTGTGAACAGTGGATTGCTGGATGGCGTGAACAGTGCACACATCGCTCATACAGGCAGCACGACAGCACCGAATTTAGGCCTCTACTTGCAAATTAAACGGATTTGTCCAGGGAATATTCCATGGAATGCACGTTAAGTCTCAGTTATAAACATTTTTACGATATGAGACAGTCAGAATTATGTAGGGAGATAGCGGACAGAGCGTCCGTGAAGCCCAAGGAAGTAAGATCCTGTCTGGAGTCACTTTCAGATGTCCTGAAGGAGAAAACTCTGGGTGAGGGAGTGGAGGTGATAACACCGTTTGGAAAGTTCAGTCGTAAGACGTTTGCGGCAAGAAAGTGTCACAACCCTAAAACAGGCAAGGTTACGATGACAACGGAAACACGCTCTCTGGCGTTCAGCACCAGAAAAAAACTGAAGCTCCACCTGATGGAGGACGGCTCCTACGAGGCCATTCCACCACGCAAGCGTAAGGCAGCACCAACAGAATCTAAGAAATAACAGTCATGGCAGCATCAAGAAAGAAATCAGCAGCGACAGCAGCCGTTCCCAAATGGAATGCACGTTTTGAGATTCAGCCTGTGGAATTTGATCTGTTCAATCACATTGACTTTTATCATAGATGGTGGCCGGATGTCATCTGGATGGACGGTGTGTGGCCAAAACACCACAGCAACATTGTCGTGGACGTCACAGGGCAGACATACACGTTCCGTCAGGCGTCAG